ATGAGGATGTTAAATCACATTATTTGGGCTAAACCCTATGGTCGTGGGACTGGATGCTCAAAAGAATGGCTACGCTCATATTTTCCAGGCACCGAGCGAATATTGTTTGCAGAGCAGTACGGGGCAGAGGGTACAGCAAAAAATAAGGATGGCTATAAATGTGCTGAGTTAAAAAGCGAAGTGTTTGCTTCGCTGATTGACTATTTCATCACCGCAAAAAATCAACTCAATATCACGGGCAAAGAAATTGAACAGTATATGGGAAGCTATATGCATCGGCATTGGTTCTCGTATTCTCAGTGGCAGTTACCGAACAAAACACAGTATGAACGTTTGCAAGAATTCTTTTCGCAAAAAGCCGCAGAGAAAAAATCAGCGTCGTCTCTCTCCAAAAATCACCATCCACTGAGTTTCACGCACGACGAACTTAAACGACAGTATGAAAACTTGCGCCGACCTTTTTCTGTCACCAAAGATGTGCCGTATACCGATGTGTGGAATTTTCCACCTGTACTGTACTATCCCGGTAAACATCCTTGTGAAAAAACCGCAGCCTTGCTTGAGCACATTATTAACGCCAGTAGCAAGCCGAAACATACTGTAGCAGATTTCTTTATGGGTTCCGGTTCGACGGTGAAAGCCGCAATTCAATCAGGTCGGCAAGCTATCGGCGTGGAGTTAGAAACAGATAGATTTTTGCAGACCAAAAAAGAAATAGAAAATCTTATTCCTCAAATCAATTACCAAGGTATGATTTTTTGACAAAGTGCTACCTTTCCCTCAGAAGAAACATACCCCATCATTCAAACACTCGAAATAAATAAACCTATCCATGAATAACATTGAAAAATACACAACGGGTACTGCCTATGGTGCGAGCGCGACGACGTTTCTATGCGGGGCGCTATCGCTTAGTGAATGGGCGCTGATTACCGGGATTATCTGTTCATTACTGACCGTTGGGCTGAACTGGTACTACCGGCACAAGGAATACCGTTTCCGAACGAGAAACCCATCATGAATAATCAACTTAAAAAACGCCTTCTGGTGGCAACGGCAGGCGGTGTATTAGCACTTGCTGCTGTCCTGGTACAATGGCATGAAGGTAAGCGCTATAAGCCCTATCGTGATGGGGGCGGTGTGCTCACTGTTTGTCACGGTCATACGGGTAAGGACGTTACGCCAGAGGAAATCTATAGCGAAGAAGAGTGTAGCGAGTTGATGAGGCGGGATTTGCAGATAGCACGTTCCGTAGTTGAACATTATGTCACTTTCCCGCTATCCGATTTACAGAAAGCCGCCTTGACTTCATTTGTTTACAACATCGGCAGTGGGGCGTTTGAGCGCTCAACGCTGCTGAAAAAGCTGAACGTCGGAGATTTGAGCGGAGCCTGTGATGAGATGTGCCGCTGGAAATATGACGAAGGAAAAGTATCAAAAGGATTGATTAACCGTAGGGCCATAGAGCGCGAACTTTGTTTAAAGCCAGATTTACTCACCAGTCCGACTCAATGAGCCTTGGCATCGTGCTGGGCTTTTTTTCGCCTGCGCTTCACACGCGCATATCAACACAACCCTGAGACTATTCACAAAAGCGACCTTGGAGAACGCCAGTAATTGGTGTGCTCAGGGGCTGGCTGTTCGTGTGATCTGAGGTCTCTTTTTTGAAGGTAAACACCAATGAACAACATGATCGTTACTGCAACATTTTACGGCACTGAGCTTTACGTTGTTGAGCACAATGGCGAGCCTCATGTGCCAATGAAACCCATTGTCGAAGGGATGGGGATGGCCTGGCAGGCTCAATTAGAGAAGTTAAAACAACGCTTTAAATCAACTGTAACGGAAATCGTTATAGTTGCCTCTGATGGCAAGGAGAGAAAAATGGCTTGCCTTCCCTTGCGAAAACTTGCTGGATGGCTCCGTACTATCTATCCCAACAAGGTCAAGTCCGAAATCCGCGATAAAGTAGTCCAGTAACAAGAGGAATGCGATTGTTCCACAAGTTGCGTCAGCATTCATAACGGCATTTCTGGAAACAACTTATGACCTGGAAAATTCCTCTTGTTATCGCTTTGCTACTGACCTCAATGTCAGGTGTAACCCTGTATTACCGGACACTGTATTACGATGCTGAAAAAGCACGAAAGATTGCTGTATCGGATAGGGAAAAACAACAGGTTGCATTTGAGCAGTTAAGCCAGCAGATACAGACCATCTCGGCGCTGGATGACAGACACACGAAGGAATTAGCCGATGTGCAAGCCAAGAATCATCATTTGCGTCGTAAGCTTGATCGCGGTGGTCGGGTGCTCGTCAAAGGTCACTGTCCAGTCAGCACTCCCCGCCCCAGCAGCCTGGGCCATGCAGGAACCATCGAACTCTCTTCAATTGCTGGACGAAACGTTCTCGATATCAGAGCCGGAATCATCAGCGACCAAGCAAAAATTAAATACCTTCAGGATTACATACGGAAAGTTGTTTTGTCGAATCAACATGCCAAACCAAATTCCTAGACCTTTCCGCAAACAGGGTTGTGGCGGAATCACCACTGCCCGTTCCGGCTACTGCGAAACGCATCGCAACGAAGGCTGGGTACAGCACCAACGCGGTAGAACTCGCCAGCAACAGGGCTATGGACGTGCCTGGGAAATCCTTCGAGCCAAAATTCTTAAGCGTGATAACTACCTTTGCCAAACGTGCTTACGCCAAGGTATCGCTACCGAAGCTAAAGCCGTTGACCATATTAAGGCAAAGGCGTTTGGAGGTAAGGATGATGAGACCAATCTGCAATCGATTTGTTATGCTTGCCACCGAGCTAAAACAGCAAAAGAACATTAAATTATATAATTCGTTGAGTTACCGTAGAGGTGGTATGTATAGGTTGAATAGCCAACCGTAGTCCCATAGCACGCAGAATTGCAGTCAAACTACGTACTTCAGGGTTTCCAGATTCTGATAAAGTACGATAAAGTTGGTTTGGATTTAACTCTGCCGATTTAGCTACTTTCCTGACACCACCTAATGCTTCCGCCATTTGACGAAGGACAATTAAAAGTTCGCCTTGTTCTCCATCTTCCAAAATACTATTCAATAGCTCAATAGCATAGTTAGGATCGTTTCGGAAAACCTCTGCCATAGCTGTGTCGTGCGCTCTGTCTCTCATTTCTTAATCTCCTGTCCGTTTTTGCCAGTCATGCCAGTAGGCACATGCTCGGTCAATATCTGCATTTTGTTTGCGCTTATCACCGCCGCAGAGCAGTAGAACGACAGTTATGTTAACTTTAGCGTAATAAACACGATAACCTGGACCTACGTCTATACGGAGCTCCCACACGCCTTCACGCACGGGCTTATGGTCACCGAAATTTCCCAATTCTATACGCATAATACGCCGGTCAATAGCGATCTTGGCTTTTGTGTCGCTAATTTGATCTCGCCACTCGCTAAAGTGATCGCGTTCGCTTTTATCGAGGTAGTGCCTTATCTGGTGCATAGTTCATTCTATCGTTTATAAACGATATATGTCAAGTAGAAACATCATGAGAGCAAGGGGAGGGGGAGGTAAAATCATTATAAAACAAGAGGTTAGAGGAGCTTCGGCCTGGGATGACTCACATCGTCGCAGGTTAGAAAACCTTTTTCTTGCCCCATTTTCAGTATAAATCAACATCAATTTTACAGGACTTTCGCTTATGCCAGGACCGCCGAAAGCCCCGTCACAGCTATGTTTAGTGAGGGGAAATCCTTCAAAACGTCCCTTGAATAGAAACGGGCCAAACCCCGAAAAATGGGTACCCTCAACACCCAAGCATTTTAGCAAGCAAGAAAAGTATTGGTTTGAGCGCATAGCAGAAGATCTTAATGCCAGCGATATCCTGACCCATATCGACGGGATGGCACTGGAACTGCTGGTTGGCATTTATGTTGAGTGGCGACAGCATAGAGACGTTATTAAAAAAGAAGGTCATTTGTACAGGACAGAATCAAAAGACGGCAATGTGATGATCCGCCCTCATCCGCAAGTGGCCATGATGGCGGTGGGATTGTTCATGTGTTCTGTGAATAGTGATGTGTTTCACGCCTGGGTCATTCAGATACTTCTGCCGAGTTTGCCACCCGACTCTGTGGTGGTCATGGATAATGCGACCTTCCACAAACGTTTGGACACTCAAAAAGTGATCGATGACGCGGGGCATATCATTGAATATCTGCCTCCTTACTCGCCTGATCTCAATCCTGTTGAGCATAAATGGGCAGAAGCAAAAAGCAAAAGAAGAGCGGTCAATTGCAGTATCGATGCTTTATTTTCTCATTACATGACGTCACCAAAATTATTTCGTTCAGCTATGGCACTGTTAACAAAGTAAATTAAAGACCTTAAGACAAGCGATAGCGAAGAAAGAAAAGAAGGTGATATCGAGTTTATCAAAGCGTAAAGCGAGTCTTTTTTGTTCTTTTATGCTGCAGAAGAAACGTTCAATCGCAGAGCGTGTTTTGTATTTTTCTTTATCATTAGGTTGAATGCCGGTGCAAACAGCCCCTTTTCGTCGGGGTATCACAGGGCTCTTTCCACTATCCCGGATTAATTTTCTGACATCAAAAAAGTCAACTCCCTTATCAGCGATGATGTAGCTCACCTTCCTCCCATTTCCCTTTATCCACAGCTCAGTAAAGGCTTTCATATCGGAGCGCTGTCCTTCAGATAAACAGGCACTCCGGAGAAAGCGGCCTGAAAGACCCACGTGAATTTGAGTGCTCACGCCTTTTCGGCCGCGCCCTATCGATTGAGGTCCCTTTTTTTAGGCTTCCTGAGCCGTGTCGGTGGATGGCGACCGTCGTACTGTCTACCCATGTACAGTCCATTTTGATTTTCTTTTTTTGTTGTAAACGATAAAGCAAGTTACAGAACAAGCCATTTTCGCTCCATCTTTTAAAGCGCATATAAATCGTATGCCAATGACCGTATAAATCAGGTACATCACGCCAAGGGATACCCGTTCTCAATACGTACAAAACAGCTGAAAAAAACTGATAATGACTGATGCTTGCAGGTCTGCCTGGACGTTTATCATATTTTATAATATGAGGTTCGATTATTTTTATAAAATCACACTCTTTGAGCGGATAGTGCCTGTTTTTCATTTCTTTATCCCCCTAAAAAACAGAGAATATCTTAACATTAACTTTGTTAACAGTGCCATAAAGGTTACTGACAGATGTAGAACTGAAGTACTGTTAAGCGTTAGCAAGCTCGGCAGACGTCAACCAGATTTGGTCCTTGTGAGAGAGGGTTTTTAGAGCGGTATTGCGAAATATTAAAGTAGTCATATACACTCAATTTCTTCCTCTATTTCATTGAGAAAGGTGTGCACGGCCTGTTCAATTTCTTCGTTCAACACAGGGTCAACATGAACTCGGACTTGAAAGTAGGCGAGCTCAGGCGGGAAGCGAGGGTCATAGCTGACAAAATCACACCAGGCTCTTGCCGTACACATCATTTGCGCCTGCATCTGGAGTCGCCACGGGGTTTTAATCTGCCCTGTCTTAATGAGTTCCAGGTGTGTCCACGCATTGGGACATTTGATTTCCAGCAATCCCTCTGGATTGACCAGCCCGTCCGGACTGGCCGCAAAATCAGGGAGGGTCGGATGGGGTATCAGTCCCACTTCTTTCACTTCGTTTCCGGAATACAGGCGGTACAGGTCGCGGGCCTCGGGTTCTAACTCCGTGCCTCTTCTCATGGCAGCCGTGACAAACCCCTCTTCCCGTTGCCCGGTCAGACGTTCGCAAATCAGCTCGGCCTGATATCGTGCCTGCGAGGCGGCAACCCCCGCTCTGGTTTTGGCCATCAAGTCTCCTAACCGGCTGGCCGTGACTTTGCCACATCGCGCCTGGAGCCAGTCTGGGGTTCTTTGTTGCATCATCTCTACCTCCGTGGTTAAAAAGGGATGGCGTCGTTAAAAGAAGGCGTATGGAGGGGGAGTAAGGTTCTCTCATCTTTGTCTTTCAGGGACGCCAATCGGTTATCGACATCACGAGCCGTTTGCCTGTCGAGTTTTTCCCTGAGGGTTTGACGGGTCTGGGCGAAAAAGGGCAGGATAATATCGAGGCGGTAGGTTTCTTTGCCATCTGCCCTGGTTTTCAGGGTTTTCTGCAACATCAGGCCCACTTTTTTGCCGATGAACTCAGACACCGGGCCGCCTGGATGCGTGGGAGGATGGAGTTGCCTCACCCCCATACATCCCATCAGGGCATGAATGAGATGAAGGCCATAAGGATTGGCCGTCCCGTCTTTTTTTTCATGGTACAGATGAAGATATTGCGCTTTACGCCCCTCCTCCGTTTCAATCGACAGTTCCATCGATTTGGCCCCGCTGGGCTGCACACGGAACCGGGCGTCTGTTATCGTCACGACATACGCCCCAGAGTCCGTGATAAAGCCACTTTGGCCGGCCGCTAACGCCTGTTGTGGATTGTAAATAAAGGGATTCAAGGTCATGCAATGGCTCCTGTGGTGTGTTGGGAAGGGGTGAGCTGGTAATAATCACATAAAGCGGCATCGACGAAGGACAAATCGTTGTCAATCTCTGCGCTGTCAAACAGACCCATGGGGGATTTGACGGTATCAAAGCCGTTATTTTGAGTACTCAAGAGGTATCGGCCGTCTTTGACACAGGTCCGAAGCACGGTGGTGAACATCCCCTCGAGGGTGATTTTTTCATCCAGTAATTTCCCCACGGTTTTCATCTTGATTTTGCCGGAGGCGGTGTCTTCGCTGTGAGACAGAAAATACACCCTCAGGTCAGGGGGCGTGTGATGAATCGTGTGGTGAAGGATGTCCCAGGTATGATGCGCAATCTCGGTGAATTTCTCGTACGATTTTTCCTCTCCCCGGCGCATAAACTCGTTGGCCATGATGTATTGAAAATCATCGACGACGGCGATGCGTTTTCCGTAGGAATAGGCTCTGGACAAGGCCATCTTCACCGGCTGCCAGAGGTCACTGACATAAATACTGCTGTGAGGGTCTTTGGCCGCCCAGGGTCTCCAGGCTTTGGCCGGAAAGGGCAGCGGTTTTTGAATAGACTGAATCAGCAGACAGGTTTCGGGATTGAGGTGTCGCAGACTGGCCGTTTTCCCCGTCCCCGATTCGCCCAGAATCAGGCTGACTGTGCCCATGCAGGGTCTCCTTTGCGGCGTGTGGCGATAAAAGCGCGGGCCATCTCTTGATAGCCTGAGTCGGTGTTGGGGAAACAGTGCCGTTGTTCCGCCAAATCAATCAACAGAAAGGGGCCTAAAATGCAAAATTTCATGGTGTCCCCTTTTGTTTTAGGATATGCAATAAGTGAAGAAACCAGGCAATCAAGGGGTGATAAGGGGGCTTTGTCTTCTGTCCAGGCCGATGTTGATGTTTTTTCATAGGATGCTCCTGTAAATAAAAGGCGAGAGAAGCCCGCCCGATAAAAGGGGAATGCAATCAATTGAGTGAGTTAATCCGAAATGAAAGGCGTGAGTCTAAAAAGCAAAATTCTGTTCACTGAAATCGGTTTATGATAAAGTCAAGCAATAAAACCGTTTAAAGGATAAAGAATGGCCCAGACTGCTTATCAAACTCAGAGTAAGGAGTCCACAATCATGAATTATTTAGCCTCTGATACGTTTCAAATTCTTGAAGACCTGGAAGAGTCCGGTCTGGACAAAAAACAGGCCAAAGCCATTTTTCAAGTCATACGTCAGTCACATGAAGCAAAGGATGTGGCGACCAAGGCGGATATTGCGGACGTAAAGCGCGATATCGCTGATGTCAAAAAAGAAATAGCTGATGTCCGTAAAGACTTATCTGCTGAGATAGCTGATGTCCGTAAAGACTTATCTGCTGAGATAGCTGATGTCCGTAAAGACTTATCTGCTGAGATCGCTGATATCCGTAAAGACTTATCTGCTGAGATCGCTGATGTCCGTAAAGACTTATCTGCTGAGATCGCTGATGTCCGTAAAGACTTATCTGCTGAGATCGCTGATGTCCGTAAAGACTTATCTGCTGAGATCGCTGATGTCCGTAAAGACTTATCTGCTGAGATCGCTGATATCCGTAAAGATATCGATACCCGATTTGAAAAAGTGGATGCTCAGTTTGCTGATGTCCGTAAAGATATGGAGTCTCAGTTTGCTGATATTCGTAAAGATATGAATAACAAATTAGAGAAACTGGGTTTAAGTTTAACGATCAAAATGGGCGGAATGATAGGCTTTTTAGTGGTGTCTATCGGCCTGATGTTGAAGTATCTTCGTTAAGTCTTTAACGATGACTTTTCGCCCGAAACAACCACACCCTGTAGAGCATTCGGTTATCTGAGCTGTATTGGGGTGTTGGGCGATGTAAAAGCACTTTAGGTACGCTTAAAACAGGCCCCCTTTTTCGCTCTTCCCTCCACTGTGCTTCCAATCTTTGCCTTTCTTCTCGACGCCGGACGGTCCGTCTGAGTTTGCATCTTTTTTTGCATTCATACGCCTTCTCCTGTCAATGAGTTTCGGTGATGGGGTGGTTTGATGCTGGTCATATGGTCGCCACTTCATCCCGAAATTCACTGAGTGAGGGTGTACACCTTCTCGGCATACCTTTGAGTTTTTAAAGAGCGTTCGCCTTGCGGGGTCAAGCTTTCTACGAAGCATTCCGGCTTCATTATCGTCGGACAGAGACTCCGTAGATTTTCCCTGTCTGTTTCGCAGGGGTGATATCGTGAATAATAGAATGTACGATTATTTTAGTCAATCGTTTTTAAGATTATTTTTTATAGTTCGAGTGATTGAGTGATATTAAAGATAAGCTTTGAATTCATGGAATTAACTCTTTTCAATTGTAAAACGTTTGATTTTTAAGTTAATTTCAGATGCGATGAGGGGACTTTAAAAAAAGAGATGAAAGACCGCTAGAATCAGCGGGCTGAAAACGAGACTTAATCAATGATTCCTGAAACATAATACACTTTTCCTATGACAACTAGCTCATTCATAGGAACAATCACCTCAGGATAATCAGCAGAATTATGACTCTTTAAACGTATTTTTTCCTCCGGAAGCACGAATAATGTGCGGAACATACTAATACCACCAAAAGAAATGGCATAAATTTTCCCATTTTTAATCTCTTTATAGCTCGTATCAAATATCACCATGGATTTTTCATTAATAATAGGAGACATACTATTATCTTGAGCAACCACGGCGATAGAATCATCAATCGAAGCATTCGTTTGCATTAAAACAACTTTGGGAAGCCAAAACATAACTTCAAAATCCTTTTCACCCCGACGCTGGGGAAAGCACTCCGTCAATACGGTGATATATTTTTAAAGGATACACTTCTTTTTGCACTTCTTGATTCAGGGAATAGCCTGCAACAGTATCAAAAGATGAAAAGGACTGACTTGTGTTCGAATGAGGCCGCATTTCTCCCACCCCTTCTGCAAGCCATGCGGGGTTTACACCCAAAATCTGGGCGATTGGAAATATTTTTTTTGAGCTTTCACCCCCTCCGCTGACGAGTCGCCATACACTAGATTGAGCCATATTGACTTTTTTAGCCAAAGAGCCTTGTGTATAACCCGCTTCTTTCATAGCCAGCTTCAATCTTTCTGAAAAGTTCACTCGATTCATTTCCCTTTATTTATTCATTTAATTCTATCGCTTAATCGATAATAGATCAAAATCGTTAAAACGATTGACATTTGACTGATTTAACGTTTAAAATTGTTCTCAAAGAACAGGAGAACCGATTTATGAAAAATGTAGGATTAGAAAAAGCGATTTCTTTATTGGGAACACAAAAAATCTTGGCTCAGAAATGCGGTAAAGCTCAATCAACGATCTGTGACTGGCTACATGGTCGAAAACGAGTATCAGCAGAAATCGTCCCATTACTTGTCAGGGCAACAGAAGGAAAAGTTTTAGCCTACGAAATTCGCCCTGATTTACCCGATCTTTTTCCACATCCAGAAAGATGACTTGATTTTATCATGGTCCATCTTCTCAAAATATTCCACTAAACATCACTATAGAGGCCAAGAGCACATTATGGAAAAACGCGAATTGATTCATGAGATGTTGAAAAAAATTGAAGGGGGACGATCTGTCGCCGCCGCTTATTTAGGCATGAGCGACATCAAATTTAACAATCGGTTATATGAAAGCAAAGGATGTCGATTTTTTAGCGTGGATGAGCTGTTGGCCTTACAGAGCTTAAGCCAATCAAGTTTAGTGGCAGAGTACTTTGCTGAGCGCTCAAACACCCTGGTGGTGCCGATGCCTGAACCAGACACCCTGGATAACGTGGAGCTGTATCACATGGGCTTGCGCAGCAACGTGACAGGCAGTGCTGTGGATGAGTTGATTCTGGGATCGATTCAGGACGACGGCGGTATTGATAGAAAAGAGGAAGAAAAGATTATGGCCGCGCATCGTCAACATATGGCAAGCAGAGATTCTCAAGTGAAGGCCACATTACGGGTGTATGGAAGGAAAAAAAGTGACAGCAATAAAACGCAGCATTCAGGATAGCTGGAAGGTAAAGCCGGCTACATATCAGGATAGCCGGCTTTGGTCTCAGGAATATCAATTCCATGAAGGACCTGAACTATGAAACAAAATTCAGGAAAAACAAGAAAAAAAGGCATATCTCATGAGTCTGCATTTCATGGCTCAAACCATTCGCTCTATCGCTCCCAAAATAGCTTGCCATACTCATACCCTCCGAACCTGGCTGCGTCAGCATGGGCGGCAACGCATGAACAACCTGGCGCGGGAAGTGTCATCATCAATGGAAACGACCTTCGTGCTTGATGTGATTAAAAATCCCTTGCCTGTTTGGGCAAACTTCGCCTATAGTCATCATGCACTAGTCAATCCTAGTGACGGGTTTCGCAGCCTGAGTATACATAAGGCGACAGTAGATGCCGTAGATAGCGTCTTTTTTTATGTCGTAGACAATGCCCACCAGTATTCAATGGTGGCGTTGTCAGGGCAATCTTCGGATTGGCTGGTTTCCTTATGTACCAGTACTGCGAACCTTGACATCGTCACCGCCCATTATGAGTTTCGCAGCTCTAGCGGTGATTTCCTGAATAAACATAAGGAGATCGCATCAATGGCGACTATCCCCAGTCATACTCACCCTGAGTTTATAGATACCTACTGGATTATCCCAGAATACGCGACTGAGCCTTACGGCAAAGTGTCGTTTACACGCCAAGACTGCCGTACCTTCCACTCCATTTTCAAATATAGCCGCCTCATTTGGTGCGGGCGGAAACCTATGCATGTCGTCATGGAGGAAAATTAACATGGAAATGATTCATACCTCGACTGCCCCGCAGGAAAAAACAAAGCTGGAAATCACTCTTGAAAGTCATAGTCGGCTTATTAAAGCGCGGGAAGTGGCAGCCAACACCTATTTATTTAAAGAAGAGAATTTAAAGGAGCCTCGTCATGACTAACGTTAGCTATGCCTGTTTTAAATCAAAAGATGAGGAACAGAGAGTTCTCATGACTCGAAGCGATACTGGATTTACCAAGTGGGATAATGAGTTAAAAGAAGCGTTACTACGTGCGCCTCTGACATTTCGGCAATATAAGGTATTTGATGCCATTCACCGACTGACTATCGGTTGGAATAAACAATGTGCACACATTGAAAATACGCGGATAGCGAAAATGACGGCGATCCATCATACGCATGTCAGTAAAGTCAGGAAGGAACTTGAGAACATGAATATGATATTCAAACACAATAATGAGGTGTCTATCAATCAAAATTATCATGATTGGAGTTTCAATAAAAGTTTAGCTGAACCAGCTCATAAAATTAAGCCAAATCAGCTAACCATTACCGAATTGGCTAATGGTTGCCAAAGCTACACATTAGCTGAAACGGCTAATATGAGTTTAGCTAAATTAGCTAATGAGAGTTTAGCCGAATCAGCTAAACATAAAAGAAAGGAAAGACAGGAAAGACATATATTAAAATATAAACCACCCCAAACCCCTCCTTTGGCAAAATCAAAATCGTTTGACCCCAGCTCGGTAGAACTGCCTGACTGCCTACCCAAACCCATCTGGGATGCCTGGGTTCAATACCGCAAGGAAATCAGCAAGCCGATTAAATCGCAGATGACTGTCACTCAGGCTATCAAGCGGCTAGGCCAGTGCCGAAACAACGGGCATCAGCCGGAAGAGATTATCAACACGAGTATCGCCAACGGCTGGCAAGGACTCTTCGAGCCTCAGAAAACCGCACGAACCCAGCAGGCCAAACTCCACTCTGTCACAGATGGTTTTGCTGACAAGGACTACGGGATAACCCAGATACCTGATTGGGCGAGGGCGTGTCTATGAACTACAGCGCAGCAATGACCACCGTGCGTCAAAAGCTGGCAGACCTGAATGCGCCACCGAAACGACTGAAAAACACGGTTTACGAGGAAAGGGATGCCCTCTGTGACAGGCACGGCATATTCAAACAGCGTTGCCGCAGGATAGCCCTTTACGGCAAAGAGATTGAGACAAAAACCGAATGCCCTTCTTGCCTGACAGAAAAATTATCTCAGTTGCAGCAAGCCGAAGCAGAGCAGAAAAAGCGTCGCAAGCACCACAAAATTAAAATGCTCATGGATGACCTGCATCTGCCAGAACGCTTTGCCGGTGTCACACTGGATAATTACGAGCCAGTGACTCTCGATGCGGCACGTTGCTTAAAGCTTTGCAATGCCTATGCCACCCATTGGCCTGAGCGCCTCAAGCGGGGGGGGTGGTTTGGTGATGTGCGGCAAGCCTGGAACCGGCAAGAATCATCTGGCCCTGTCGATTGCTAAACATGTTATCAACGAACACCAAAGTTCAGCGCTATTGACGACAGTTCTGCGAATTGCCCGAGACTTCAAATCAACCTGGAACAAAAACGCAGAATGCTCAGAAGCGGAGGTCATTAAGCGTTATACGCAGCCTGACTTGCTTATTATCGACGAGGTAGGCGTTCAGTTTGGTAGTGAAGCAGAAAAGATGATTTTGTTCGAGGTGTTCAACACGCGCTACGAGAGCATGAAGCCGACGATACTCATCAGCAATCTGGCATTGAACGAACTGGCCGGATTTATCGGAGAGCGTGTGATGGACCTGATGCAGGAAGGCGGGGGTGGCACATTGGCGTTCACCTGGGGCAGTTATCGACAACAGAAAAGTCAGTGCGTTTAAAGGAGGCGGTATTTTACCGAATGTATTACAGGAAATGACCGACCTCTTAGGCCCTGCCCTCACCTGTAAATTAGGTCAAAGTATGGGTGGCGCGAGAGTGTACATTCCTAAAAAAATCCAGGCAAACGACCCATTGGCCCTCTTGCTGGGAGGTCAGGACGCCGAGCGGCTCTGTGCGTATTATGCCGGCACTGTGTTAGACTTGCCGAGTAAATATTTTTTTCGCACCGTTCGGAATCATCACATCCATCAGGACTATCACAGCGGCACCCTCACCGGCTCCAGAGCCGACCACCTGGCCCTCAAATATGGCTTATCGAGACGGCAGGTATTGAATGTGATTCGGCAGAAAAAGTGAGGAATTTTAGGATTTTTTGGAAAAGCTTTACCTAAAAGCGTGTTACTTCTGTTTGAACATCTAACATTTCTGATAAATATGGTTGAGTGGTTGAGGTTTTCGCATACTCATAAGGATCTCTTAACATATTTTCAATATGCGAATGAAATGCGGGTTGTACATAGTTCCTAATCCAATTAAGAAACATGCTCTTATTGGTATCGTTCATTGCTCCAGGTTTATCTGATTTTCCCCAATCGTTTTTTTGTATGCCAGACCAATCTTCTTTGGTAAGTATGTTAGATACGGTAGAGTATATTATCGTTAAAAGAAAAGCGTATTCATCAGCTGTTTTTAAGTAATGCCGTTTTTCCCCAATTTCGTCTGCAGAGTTAAGTTTTACAGCGTCCCACAATTTAGGTGTGATATATTCTGGTGTGCGGACGGAATCAAGGTTAGTTACTGAGCCTGCTCTTATTCTATCTTCTACATCAAAAAAAGTAACATTTTTTCCGTTAAAACCGCAATTGTTCATTTTTATGTCAGCCAGGAAGGTGTCTCTTTTATGTAATGTTGTCAAATCTCCTAAGGCATTTTGGAAATAAGCAGGATGCATAAAATTGTTATTTTTCACGCAATCAATGAGATTCGAACCTCCATAAGGAGTAATCATTTTGTCAACATCGACTGCTATACCAGCTTTTATAGTTGACGTTCCAACTAAATCGTCGTGATTATTACAGTCTGTATTAAATGGGGGAGATTTTTCTGGACTATGTAGTTCAAGAAAAACATGTGAGCCATCCATTCGAGAAACATATTTAGAACCGCCTTTTAGATTTTGATTTGAATCTAATTGTCTAATTGGACGGTAATGAATACGTTCATATTTATTTTCATCATTTACCTTATAAAAAAATACGGTATCTTTGTATTTTTCGCCTGTAATTTTATTTTCATAATCACCGTGATAAGTTATTTCTTTATATCCGAGAGAATTTTTATCAATTTTTTCTAATTCATTTTTAGGAAATGAGATACATGATTCTTTAGCAAAATCTTTTTCAGATATTGTCTCCATTTGAAATTTATTCGATTTTTGAGAGACTGTTGGTTTTTTAAAAACATTACAAATATTAGTTATGGTTCTGCCAAATCTGGAAAATAATGATTTATTTATTTGAGGATTTTTAGTGTAAATTAATTTTACATCGTGTGATGCAATTTGTGAATTACTGTAATTTTTTGATTTTAAATTAAATTTAAGCATGATTTTTTATAAAATTGATGATTTATGAAATATTAATTTCATCAATATTAGTTGTTTTCATCAAATTAAACTTTCAAAAAACGCTCATTTTCTTTTTTTTGATTCCTTTTCCTTAAAATCGTTCTTCGTAAAACCCAAGTGCACTTTTGCACCTGAACCTGACCTGTTTGATTCGCCATCCTAAGGGTTTTCGTTTTTAGGAGGCACCATGCCTGATATTCTCATCCGCTTTTTTACCCATACCTTCTTCGTATTTGTACTCCCTCTTGCCACTCAAAACAGATGAGCATTTCCCTCAACACCCCCTTCCGTTATACGGGCATAAACAGCGAGGAAGCCGATTTTTTAACGCATCACTATCAGCAGCGAGGGTATCGAATGAAAAAATATCTGAACGAGGATGTCCGGTTGTGGGATGTGGTGGTGTCTCTGCCAGAAACAGCCCGCTTTCCCAAAACCCCTTTGTCGATGCTCAACCCCCTGTGGCGGTGAGCATGAGAATTGAACTGCCTTTTCCGCCCAGTGTGAATCACTACTGGGTGCGCACGGCCCGTCGTGTTTACCTCAGCGAGGCGGCGAAACGGTTTAGCCGTTTGACGGCAGCAGCGGTGGCCGAGGTTCAAAGGCAATATGGTCATCGTTCATTCCTTGGCGACGTTTCCGTAGCGCTCACGCTCTATCTGCCGGACAAACGGGTGAGAGACGTGGATAATTATCCCAAGGCGCGTCAATGGATGTCTGTCAACTTACGTTTAAGCTGCTGTTTTTTTAACCTCATACACCCTAAATTCTGAAGTCTTATGTCTTTGAATGCTGGGGCTGACATATTTCAGGAAAAAGCGAGCCAATTGATCGGAGTCTTTTTTTAGCCAAATTTTAAACATACCGATATTCGCTTCAACAAAATACACGGCTTTTTCTCCTGTGTTATTTTTTTCATTACTAATTAAAAAAGCAATTCGATGAGAAGATTGATTTGTAAAATCTAAAGTAATGTTTATTGCTTTTATTTCAGTAGTATCCCAAACTTTCTTTTGCAAAAAATTAACCAATAGCGCTGATTTTGTAGCGGGAAAACTACGAAGAGTACTATACTTCATGTTTCGTTTGTTCTAAGTACGATGCGCTTGCAGTTGATGAATCTATCCTGCCTTGTAATTCAATTAAATTCTTCACATATGACAAATTAATTCTGCCTTTTCGCTGGCCTTTTGAGAAATTCGGATAGAGTTTTTTTAGAAATCCTTCTACCTCATTGTCTGCTAAAAAATCCAGAGAAGCCGCCATGCACACGGCAGCGCAGATACCGTCAGGCAAAACTATATCAGGACGACCTTTAGATTGACTGAACGGCATTATCAACTCAACGCCTGGGGCTGAATTAAGTAAGACGCTCCTTTTTTTTTGACCGAGGCGCTATCTGTTTTACTTTCTGGAGTTCGAATTTTTATCGAGCTATCGTCGTAAAATTTCACGGGATATTTATTCTTTTTCAAGATAGATATAGCTAAGCGATTTAATTTTAGTTACAATATAAAGAACTAATTAGCATGAGGTCACTATGAGTTATTCAGTGGATTTTCGTCAAAAAGTCCTGAGTATTCGAGAGAAAGAAGGACTGAGCATCAGAGCAACGGCGAAGCGTTTTCACGTAGGTACAGATACTCTCAGGCGTTGGCTCAAGCGAATAGAACCGAAACCCTCGGGTCCGCGTCGAGGCAAGATGGATAAAGAGGCGTTTATCAAAGATGTGGCAGAGTATCCAGATAGCTATCAACGGGAACGGGCGGCCCGTTTCGGGGTGTGCCCCAAAGCCATCTGGCAAGCATTGAAAAGATGGGGTCTGACCTATAAAAAAAACTCTGCGTCATCCCAAGGCAAACGAAGAGGCACGACAGGGGTTCCAGGAAAAAATCGCGGGGTATCAAAAGCAGGGTAAATCTCTGGTTTATCTCGATGAGAGCGGCTTTGCTCACGATATGCCCCGCCTCTACGGATACGCTACACGAGGTCAACGCTGTTTTGGGACTCACGATTGGCAGGCTAAGGGCCGCACTAACGTCATTGGTGCCTTATTAGGGGTCACTCTCATCGCGGTGGGCCTCTTTAACTGCTCCATTAACAGCGATGTTTTTTATGCCTAGGTCACTCAGCTGCTCCTACCCGCTCTTCCTCATCCGTGCGTGATGATGATGGATAACGCTTCTTTCCACAAGCGAAAAGATATTCAACACGCCATTCTCAACGCCGGTCATTCTATTGAATATTTGCCTCCTTATTCGCCCGAGTTCAACCCTATTGAGCACACATGGGCTCAAGCTAAAAGAAAAAGAAGAGAACTTCAATGCGACATCAATACCTTGTTTTCAGAACATATTATGTAACTATTCTTATGTCGTTTAGCTATATCAACTCGTTTTTGCACTTATCTTCTTCTAAGGGTGTATTTTTGAAGTTAATTATTTGCAATTCTTTATTGGCTAATCTGATGATTTCATCACTTTGATTGATACCAGTTCCACTGATATCCAGATAGGTTAAGTTTGGGAACATGCTATCTATGTTTTCAGGCAACTCAATCAAATGAGGATTGTCGTTCAATTGTAATGACGATATTTTCTTAAAATTATTTTCGAGTAATGCTTTAGGAAAGTCGGTTAAACCGCACTGAGATAAAATGAGCGTATGGATTTTGCGATCCGAAATATGTTTTAACAAAGCTGAATTGATGAATTTTTCATCTGTAATACCTGTAAAGTCGAATATTTCTGTCCGGATTAACTCGTCTTCAAGTTTATTTAGATCAGGGCCGATTGTATTTGTGTATTTTGTATTTCTCGAAAAAATGAAAAAAATCGAGAGAATTGTTTTGCTGTATCAGTGTTTTGAGTCATTGAAGTTACAGCAGGAGCAGGCTGCCCCGCATAATCAAAGCTTCGAGTTATTGGCATGATTTTTTCCTAATATATAAATGGATGATTAAAGTTCGTTATAAGTATTCATTTTTATCAAAAAAAAACTTTAAAGAAGCGCTCAATTTTTATTTAATCTCTTGTCCTTCACTCCCCCCCAAGTGCACTTTTGCACCTGAATAAGGTCTATTACGTCAGTTATCCTAGGGGTTTTCCTCCTTAGGAGGCACCACCTGATATTCTCATCCGCTTTTTTACCCATACCTTCTTCGTATTTGTACTCCCTCTTGCCACTCAAAACAGATGAGCATTTCCCTCAACACCCCCTTCCGTTATACGGGCATCAACAGCGAGGAAGCCGATTTTTTAACGCATCACTATCAGCAGCGAGGGTATCGAATGAAAAAATATCTGAACGAGGATGTCCGGTTGTGGGATGTGGTGGTGTCTCTGCCAGAAACAGCCCGCTTTCCCAAAACCCCTTTCTCGATGCTCAATCCCCTCTGGCGGTGGCATGAGAATTGAACTGCCTTTCCCGCCCAGTGTGAATCACTACTGGGTGCGCACCGCCCGTCGTGTTTACTTAAGCGAGGCGGCGAAACGGTTTCAGCGATTGACCGCCATCGAAGTCGCCCAATCGTCCATGAAACAGGGTCATCACCCCTTCCTTGGGGACGTCTCCGTACTGCTCACACTGTATCTGCCGGACAAACGGGTGAGAGACGTGGATAATTATCCTAAAGGCGTATTAGATGCCCTGACCAAAGCAGGGATTTGGGCCGATGACGCCCAGGTCAGAGTGATGACGGTGAAGAAAAAGGACCCTCACAGCGATACCAAAGGCGGCAAATGTGTGGTGGTCATTGACGACTATATCGAGGAGGAAACCGTATGAAAGAGATTCGATATCGATTAACCGCTTGGGGCCATTGGGCAGGAACCCGTGTGGGGACGGAATATCCCGTGTCCTCCTGGCCTGTACCGATGGCCAGTAGTGATATCCGGCCGATGCTGCCCGATAACGAGGCCCAGATTGTGGACCGGGCGGTCGCCAGACTCAAACATTTTGATTCATTGGGCTATGAGATTGTCGTCGCCTATTATCGGGGCAAGGCGTCGTGTCGGGCGATAGGGCGAAAAATAAACAAAAGAGCCGATTACATTACCGCCTGTCTGAGCAGAGCGGAAGCGTACATTGCGGGTCAAGTCGATGTACTCTTAAACATCACATAAAATTTGAATTAAAAGTGCTTGACTGTCCGGACGTTTGGACACATAATCGACCCATACTACGGTAGTTACGAACAGAACACAAAGCCTCCACTTCGGTGGGGGCTTTGTGCATTTTAAAATCCCCCCGTCTGGCGAAATGAAAACACGATTCTTCGATATCACCCTGTTCTCCCCCTATGACCATGCCTACTGAAAGCGCATTAATCATGAGAATCGAACTGCCTTTCCCGCCGAGCGTGAATACCTATTGGCGGCACAATTCAAACCGAACTTACCTCAGTGATAAAGCCAAAGAATTTAAAGCAACAACCGCAAAAACTGTCAACGAGATGCGCCAGAAATCCGGATGTCAAAAATTTCAAGGGGAGGTCTCTGTATTGATGCAGCTCTATCTACCCAACAAGATGAAGCGTGATGTGGATAATTATTCCAAAGGCGTGCTTGATTCGTTAACCGGTGCAAACATTTGGAACGATGACAACCAGGTTCGCGTGATGACCGTTGAGAAGATGGATCACAACGGCGGCGTGAAAGGCGGCAAGTGTGTTGTTGTAATTGATGAATATTGTTAAATCGTCGCTGTCTGAAAAAATCATTAATACACCAACAAGCTCAATCACATTTAAAATCCAAGGTAATAACGATGACTTTTTCAAACCAGCCGATATTGGTTAACGGCGACGCTTTGCCATACGTTAAAACACCTCCTGATGATTCTATCGACCTGATATTGACTGACCTACCATACTACCGTGTTAAATCCTGTGCATGGGACAGGCAGTGGAAAACAACCGGGCAATATCTGGCGTGGCTAAATGATTACCTCGTTGAATTCCAGCGGATATTAAAGCCAAACGGCAGTCTCTACCTGTTTTGTAGCGCAGAATTGGCCGCAGATACCGAAATTATGCCAAGAAATCACATGAGGATGTTAAATCACATTATTTGGGCTAAACCCTATGGTCGTGGGACTGGATGCTCAAAAGAATGGCTACGCTCATATTTTCCAGGCACCGAGCGAATATTGTTTGCAGAGCAGTACGGGGCAGAGGGTACAGCAAAAAATAAGGATGGCTATAAATGTGCTGAGTTAAAAAGCGAAGTGTTTGCTTCGCTGATTGACTATTTCATCACCGCAAAAAATCAACTCAATATCACGGGCAAAGAAATTGAACAGTATATGGGAAGCTATATGCATCGGCATTGGTTCTCGTATTCTCAGTGGCAGTTACCGAACAAAACACAGTATGAACGTTTGCAAGAATTCTTTTCGCAAAAAGCCGCAGAGAAAAAATCAGCGTCGTCTCTCTCCAAAAATCACCATCCACTGAGTTTCACGCACGACGAACTTAAACGACAGTATGAAAACTTGCGCCGACCTTTTTCTGTCACCAAAGATGTGCCGTATACCGATGTGTGGAATTTTCCACCTGTACTGTACTATCCCGGTAAACATCCTTGTGAAAAAACCGCAGCCTTGCTTGAGCACATTATTAACGCCAGTAGCAAGCCGAAACATACTGTAGCAGATTTCTTTATGGGTTCCGGTTCGACGGTGAAAGCCGCAATTCAATCAGGTCGGCAAGCTATCGGCGTGGAGTTAGAAACAGATAGATTTTTGCAGACCAAAAAAGAAATAGAAAATCTTATTCCTCAAATCAATTACCAAGGTATGATTTTTTGACAAAGTGCTACCTTTCCCTCAGAAGAAACATACCCCATCATTCAAACACTCGAAATAAATAAACCTATCCATGAATAACATTGAAAAATACACAACGGGTACTGCCTATGGTGCGAGCGCGACGACGTTTCTATGCGGGGCGCTATCGCTTAGTGAATGGGCGCTGATTACCGGGATTATCTGTTCATTACTGACCGTTGGGCTGAACTGGTACTACCGGCACAAGGAATACCGTTTCCGAACGAGAAACCCATCATGAATAATCAACTTAAAAAACGCCTTCTGGTGGCAACGGCAGGCGGTGTATTAGCACTTGCTGCTGTCCTGGTACAATGGCATGAAGGTAAGCGCTATAAGCCCTATCGTGATGGGGGCGGTGTGCTCACTGTTTGTCACGGTCATACGGGTAAGGACGTTACGCCAGAGGAAATCTATAGCGAAGAAGAGTGTAGCGAGTTGATGAGGCGGGATTTGCAGATAGCACGTTCCGTAGTTGAACATTATGTCACTTTCCCGCTATCCGATTTACAGAAAGCCGCCTTGACTTCATTTGTTTACAACATCGGCAGTGGGGCGTTTGAGCGCTCAACGCTGCTGAAAAAGCTGAACGTCGGAGATTTGAGCGGAGCCTGTGATGAGATGTGCCGCTGGAAATATGACGAAGGAAAAGTATCAAAAGGATTGATTAACCGTAGGGCCATAGAGCGCGAACTTTGTTTAAAGCCAGATTTACTCACCAGTCCGACTCAATGAGCCTTGGCATCGTGCTGGGCTTTTTTTCGCCTGCGCTTCACACGCGCATATCAACACAACCCTGAGACTATTCACAAAAGCGACCTTGGAGAACGCCAGTAATTGGTGTGCTCAGGGGCTGGCTGTTCGTGTGATCTGAGGTCTCTTTTTTGAAGGTAAACACCAATGAACAACATGATCGTTACTGCAACATTTTACGGCACTGAGCTTTACGTTGTTGAGCACAATGGCGAGCCTCATGTGCCAATGAAACCCATTGTCGAAGGGATGGGGATGGCCTGGCAGGCTCAATTAGAGAAGTTAAAACAACGCTTTAAATCAACTGTAACGGAAATCGTTATAGTTGCCTCTGATGGCAAGGAGAGAAAAATGGCTTGCCTTCCCTTGCGAAAACTTGCTGGATGGCTCCGTACTATCTATCCCAACAAGGTCAAGTCCGAAATCCGCGATAAAGTAGTCCAGTAACAAGAGGAATGCGATTGTTCCACAAGTTGCGTCAGCATTCATAACGGCATTTCTGGAAACAACTTATGACCTGGAAAATTCCTCTTGTTATCGCTTTGCTACTGACCTCAATGTCAGGTGTAACCCTGTATTACCGGACACTGTATTACGATGCTGAAAAAGCACGAAAGATTGCTGTATCGGATAGGGAAAAACAACAGGTTGCATTTGAGCAGTTAAGCCAGCAGATACAGACCATCTCGGCGCTGGATGACAGACACACGAAGGAATTAGCCGATGTGCAAGCCAAGAATCATCATTTGCGTCGTAAGCTTGATCGCGGTGGTCGGGTGCTCGTCAAAGGTCACTGTCCAGTCAGCACTCCCCGCCCCAGCAGCCTGGGCCATGCAGGAACCATCGAACTCTCTTCAATTGCTGGACGAAACGTTCTCGATATCAGAGCCGGAATCATCAGCGACCAAGCAAAAATTAAATACCTTCAGGATTACATACGGAAGGTTGTTTTGTCGAATCAACAGGAAAATTAGAATTAATGAACTGGATTGATTGTCGTGTAAGTATGCCAGAGATTAACGAAACAGCACTTATTTATCGAAAGGACAGAAAAGAATATCTGGTGGGTGTTTATCTGGATAATTCTCAGTTTCACTATGCAGATTGTTGCCAAGGTATTCAGAAAATGTGTACCGCTAACCACTGGATGCCGCTGCCTGAGCCGCCGAAGAATTAATTAAATGTTATTAACAAGCCCTAGGCGCTCAATTGTTGGTTGTCGATGTTTTCTAGCTTGTGCTAAATCATAATTAAGCTGCATAGCAAGCCATGCGCGCGCTGTACTCATGCCGGCCATTTCAAGGCGTAGGGCAAGGTCGAGACTAATAGCTGCGTGCTGGTTAAGTACTCGAGAAAGCGAAACGCGAGATATTTTCAAATGTTCAGCGACTTCTTTAACAGATAGACCCAATTCATTTATCACATCTTCTCGTAATAATTCACCGGGATGAGGGGGATTTTTCATCATAGTATTAACTCCCTTAGTGATAATCAATATAGTCAACCAGTTCAATATTTGAACCAACAAAGCGAAAGGTGACTCGCCAATTGCCATTAACCCATATAGACCAGTGGTCTTTCATTTCTCCTTTTAGTGGGTGTAATTTGAAAGATGGTATATTTAGATCTTGTGGGCTTTCAGCAACATCGAGTAAAGAAAGGATGCGGCGTAGCTTTGGAGCATGTGCGGCTTGAATGCCTCGTGTTGTTTCTGTTGCATAGAAGGCTGCAAGTCCTTTGTGTCGAAATCCTATAATCATGTAAAAACTGTATCTCATAACGTTACATGATACAAGCTTGTTTTAAAATTATGCAAAAAAAACAACTCTACAATTTCCGCTGGGATAAAGCACGCCGGGCATTTCTTGCAAAAAATCCCTTGTGTGTCATGTGTCAAGCCCACCATTTGATTCATCCGGCCACCGTGGTTGACCATATCATTCCTCACCGTCTGCGCTTTGCTCAGACAACAGAAGAAGTCACGGCAGCACAAAAACGTTTCTGGGATGAAAAGAACTGGCAGCCACTCTGTGTTCAGCATCACAACACCACCAAGCAACGGATGGAAAAAGGTAACAAAGGCTATGGCTGTGATGAAAACGGGATCCCGAATCATCCCAATAGTCACTGGTATCAGGGTAAAAAGTGATCTCATCATCGAGGATTTATGATATTTTTATTATATTTTTATTATATATCAACAGGATAAGTGGATAGGGTGGGTTAAAAGTTCCTCTAAGAAGGACTTCCTGACCCATTGGCCCCGTTTGTACACACAGTCGCGAAATGAAAACCAGTTTCACAAAATATCGTATATAGTTGAAATATAGACACTTTTTATGAAATCTTAACAAAAAGGATATATTGATGGCGGGAAGACGCCCAACACCCACAGCATTAAAATTAGTGACCGGCAATCCGGGAAGAAGACCCCTCAATAGCGCTGAGCCTACACCACCACCTTATTCAGCGCAACCTCCAACACATTTATCCAATACGGCAAAAGACACCTGGGAACGGCTGACTCAATTACTCAATAGTATGAGCGTGTTAACCCTCGCTGATGCTTTTGCTTTGGAAAGGCTGTGTGATATTTACGCTGAAATCTTACGGTATCGCGCCCTGATAGAGAGAAAGGGGGAAACGTTTGAGGTGCATTCCCAGAACGGCCTATTAATCAAGGCCAATCCCGCGGTTTCCATGCTGGCGGATGCGGATAAGCGCTTTAAGAGCTATCTGGTTGAATTTGGGCTCACGCCAGCGGCAAGGACAAAGGTGAGGACGCATGACAAAGCAACGCACCCTGACGAACTCGACGAATTCTTTGCTCACTGATTTAGCCACAGACTATGCCACTGCGGTAGTTTCAGGCGCGGAGCTTGCCGGGCCTGATATTCGTCATGCCTGTCAACGTCACTGGCGGGATTTAGCCACGGCGAATACCCGCGGTATCCTGTGGAACTTATCGGCAGCTCAGCGTGCGATACGTTTTTTTTCCAACGTATTGAAATTGAACGGCGGTATCTATGAAGGCAAGCCGTTTCATTTGCTACCCTGGCAGTGTTTTATCGTGGGCTCCCTTTTCGGCTGGAAAAACAGTGAAGGACAACGCCGGTTTCGGATGGCATACGTTGAGGCAGGCAAAGGATCGGGGAAATCCCCCCTGGCGGCGGGTATTGGGTTGTACTGTCTGGTGGCCGATAATGAAGCGCGAGCCGAAGTCTACGCCGCCGCCACCAAAAAAGACCAGGCGATGATCCTGTTTCGTGACGCGGTCGCCATGGTAGACCAATCGCCCAGGCTGGCCGAACGGATCCAGAAATCCGGCGGGGCGGGCAAGGAATGGAATCTGGCCTTTTTACAGGCCAGTGCCTTTTTCCGGCCTATCAGCGCCGATGATGGGCAATCCGGCCCCCGTCCTCACTGTGCCTTGATTGATGAAATTCACGAACACAAAAGTCATCAGGTCGTTGAAATGATGCGGGCGGGCACCAAAGGCCGCCAACAGGCATTGATTTTCATGATCACCAATAGCGGCCATAACAAAACCAGTGTGTGCTACGACTATCACGAATACGGGCGTAAAGTGGCAGAAGGGAGCATCGAAGATGACAGTTTTTTCGCGTTCATCTGTTCGCTGGACGAAGGCGATGACCCCTTTAAAGAGAACGGTTGCTGGAAAAAAGCCAATCCCTCATTAGGTCATACGTTCAGCGATCGCTATTTGCAGGAGCAAGTCACGCAAGCCCGCGGTATGCCAGCCAAAGAGAGCCTGGTTCGTCGTCTTAATTTCTGTCAGTGGGTCGATGCGGAGAATCCCTGGATAAATAGTGATCGCTGGATGGCTTGTGAGGAAACCTCGCTGGATTTAGGGGCGTTGGCAGATGCCCCCTGCTACGGGGGGCTGGATTTATCGGGCAAGCGTGATTTAATCGCGCTGGCGCTCTATTGGCCCGCAGAAAAAATCGCTTATGTGGAGTTCTGGACACCGCAAGAAACGTTATTAGATCGTGCCAGAGTGGATAGGGTTCCTTATGATGCCTGGGTAAGAAAGGGGTATCTTCATGCGCCAACTGGGAATGCCATCAACCTGGGCTTTGTTGCCAAACGGATAGCGGAATTATCCGCACGATATAGCCTCAACAGGATTGCCTACGATGCGTATCATATGGATTATTTACGGCCAGAACTGGAAAACGAAGGGGTGAATACGGTATTAACGCCTCACGGACAAGGCTTCGGCAAATCGACACAATCCGGACTTTGGATGCCCAGGTCCATTGAATTGTTTGAGCAGCACCTTCTTTCTGGCCAATTACGCATTGATGCCAACCCCTGCCTACGTTGGAACGCCGCCAATGCCGTGATTGAAGAAGACAAAAACGGCAACCGGGTTTTCAGCAAACGCCGCAGTAACGGTCGTATCGACGGTGTTGTCGCGTTGGCGATGGCCATCGGGGCCGCCGAGGGTGTGGAGGAAGAAATCGGCGATCTGGATGGCTTTTTAACGAATCCGATTATGGTAGGGCTGTAGTGAAAAAACATCAATCTCCCGGAAAAATCAAAAGTGCCTTGCTCAACTGGCTAGGGGTGCCACAGAATGTCACGGAGACACGGTCGTCGTTTCATGACTATAGCCAGAGTCAAAGCGGGCAAGTGGTGACGGCCGATAAAGCCCTGCAACTGTCCGCCGTCTGGGCCTGTGTGCGGCTGTTGAGTGAATCGATATCCACGTTACCGCTCAAACTGTATCACCGCGAACCGGATGGCTCACGCAGCCTGGCGCAGCAACACCCTGTTTACAACGTCCTGTGTCGGCGCCCTAACCTGGACATGACCCCCTCCCGCTTTATGCAGATGGTGGTGGCCAGTTTATGTTTACGCGGCAATGCCTTTATTGAAAAAAAGACAATAGGGCAACGTCTGATTGCATTAGTCCCGCGATTACCCCAAAACATCACCGTGATACGACGGAATAATGGGCGATTGGAATACCATGATACCGAGAACCCCAGAGGTGATCCGTCATTAAAACCCCGGGTGATTGCAGATAACGACATGATGCACATACGTGGTTTTGGGTTAGATGGGGTTTGCGGCATGATGCCGTTGAAATCCGGTCGTGAGGTGTTTGGCTCGGCCATGTCACTCGAAACAACGGCGGCACGGTATTTCCAGAAAGGCATGTCGGCATCCGGTTTTGTCACTTTCGACAAATTACTCACCAGGGAGCAACGAGAAACGTTTAATAAAGAGCTTGAGCGATTTTCAGGATCGAACAATACCGGAAAAGTCATGCTGCTGGAAGCCGGGATGAAATTCAATGGCATCACCCTTGCCCACAAACCTCTCAGATGCTGGAAAGCCGCGATCATAGCGTCGAAGAAATCTGTCGATGGTATCGTGTCCCGCCGTTTATGGTCGGTCATATCACCCAACAAAGCAGTTGGGCATCCAGCGTAGAAGGGATGAACCTGATTTTCCTGACCAATACATTACGGCCCTTACTGGTGAACATTGAACAGGAGATCGCCCGTTGCCTGCTGGAGAATGACGAAGACTATTTTGCAGAGTTTTCTGTGGAAGGCCTACTGAGAACGGACAGTAATGGTCGAGCGGCCTATTACACCACTGCGTTACAAAATGGCTGGATGAGTCGCAATGATGTACGACGGCTGGAAAATCTGCCGCCGATTGAGGGCGGTGACCTGTATACCGTTCAGTTGAACCTGACGCCACTCCATCAACTGGGACAGGAAAATGACGGCAAAAAAGCGCGAGCCGCGCTCAATGCCGGGTGATGCCCTGACCCATCCCCTTCTCATCCCCCGAGCAGCGCCTGGCCTGGCCAGCAACAGAATAACTGGAGTTTTTCCCGATGAAAAAAAATGCACTTCCGGTATTACCGGCGGTTTTTCCCTGTCCGACAATGACCAGTGAAATTTTACCGTCCGCATTGGCCATGTGGAACAGCCGCATCAGGGCATCGAGCCAGGATGAGAATACGCTATCGATATTTGAGTCGATTGGGCAGGATTGGGCAGGCGAAGGCGTGACCGCTCAACGAATGGGGGCAATATTGCGGTCACTGGAGGGGAAAGCGGTCACCGTCAATATCAATTCGCCGGGGGGCGATCTGTTTGAAGGGCTGACTATCTACAATCAGCTACGTGAATACCCCGGCAAGGTCACTGTGAAAATATTGGGATTAGCGGCCTCAGCCGCTTCCATCATTGCCATGTCAGGCGATGAGATACAAATCGGGCGAAGTGCTTTCCTGATGATCCACAACACCTGGGGTATGGCAGTCGGTCATCGCCATGACTTTGCCGAAATGGCGGAAAAAATGGCACCCTTTGATTTGGCTATGCGGGAGATTTACGTCGCCAGAACCGGCATGGATGAAACGACGATGACCGAGATGATGGACAAGGAAACCTGGATGAATGGAGGCGAAGCGATAGAGAAAGGGTTTGCGGATACCCTCCTGCCCGCAGACAGCACGCAGCAGGACAACGATTCGCCCATCGCCGCCCTGAGAAAACTGGATGCACTCCTGGCAAAAGCCAATACGCCCCGTGCTGAACGACGACGATTATTGAACGCCTTACGCGGTGATATGCCGGGCGCTATCCCCCCCTCTCACGGTACGCCCTGCGATGCCCATGAGGTTTCTTCCGAGACCTGGACGCAACTGGACAATGCCTTGCGTCGTCTGGTGTCAATACCCCATTAAACTGGAGACTATATGTCTGAGATGAATGAAATGTTTAAAAAAGTCACCGCTTCTATTGAAGAAGCCAGCAGTCAATATAGCGCCCAGGCAGAGAAAGCCCTGAAGGAAGCGCAAAAATCCGGGCAGCTTTCCTCAGAAACCAAAGCGGCCGTCGATAAAATGGCGGTCGAACTCAATGCCTTGCGCGAAGCAGAAAAAACCCTGAAAGCCCAGGTGGGGGAAGTGGAACAGCATATCGCCCAAATGCCGTTGGCCAATGCGTTGAACGTGGTGAGTTCTATCGGTCAACAGGTGGTGGGCATGGAGGCAGTACAGGCTTTAGGCTCGGGAATGGAATCGAGTAAACGGGTGATAGCACCGATTAACGCCGCCCTGATTTCATCGGATGTCAGAGGAACGATTGTCGCGCCAGACCGTCAATCAGACCTCTTAACCCAGCCGAAGCCACGGTTGTTCATTCGTGATTTGATCGCCAGTGGAAAGACGCAAAGTAACACGATTTACTACGTGAAGCAGAAAGGATTGACCAATCATGCCAAGCCAGTGGCGGAAAATACCGTTAAGCCCTATAGCACGATTGAATTTGAAGAGGCCACCGTACCGGTTCGCACGATTGCCCATCTCTTTAAGGCATCCAAGCAGATTCTGGATGATTTTTCGCAACTGGCCTCCCTGATCGACATGGAATTGCGTTATGGCCTGAAATACGTGGAAGAACAGCAAATTCTCTTCGGGGACGGTACCGGTTCAAACCTGAACGGGATCTTCACGCAGGCCACCACATTCAAAGCGGAATTAACCCCCTCCCACCGCACCGCGATTGATGATTTGCGTCTGGCCATGCTGCAAGCGCAACTGGCCCGTATTCCTGCGACAGGACATGTGTTGCACTTCAGCAACTGGGCACAGATTGAACTCATCAAGGATACGCTGGGGCGTTATCTCCTCTCCAATCCGGCAGCCCTGACGACGCCGACATTGTGGGGCTTACCCGTCGTCGTCACAGAAGCCGCTGGGTTTAAAGACAAATTCCTGGTGGGGGCATTCAGTTTAGGGGCTCAACTGTTTGACCGTGAAGAAGCGAATGTGGTGATCAGTACCGAGAATACCGATGATTTTGAAAAAAACATGATCTCCATCCGTTGTGAAGAGCGTCTGGCGCTCGCGGTTTACCGTCCTGAAGCGTTTATCAAAGGGAATTTAACCCAGATAGAGGTCTCACCTTCCGCTCCGTCAAATGCAGGAGGTGCGCGGAAAAGCGGTCAATCAGGGAATCATGGTGGGTAGTCATCCACTTAAACAGGATGGCCTACCGATGCAGGCCATTTTTTGACTGGAAATAAACCCACATGTGGATTAACAAGGCACAGGTCAAACGACAATGCAGGATTGAACTGGACGATAACAGTGAAGATATGCTGCTGGAGAGTTATATCGCCGCCGTAGAGCAAAAAACCATCGCCCATCTGAACCGTCATCTCTACAAAGCATCCGTGCCTGAAACTGACCCTGATGGACTGGTTATCAATGCGGCGATTATTCAGGGTATGTTGCTCCTGGTGACGGGGTTATATGAGCATCGTGGAGGGGTATCAGATATGGAACAGTTATCTGTTTTTCCGTTTTTCAGGTTTCTGGTGGATGACTACAGGCTGAGCGGATTATGACACCTCATTATGGTAGAGCGCATTCTCGTTTCCCCGATCCGGGACAGTTAAACAAGCGCATTTTTTTTATACGCGACAGGATGAACCAATAGGCGCGAGTGGAACAAAGGCGGCGAATCAAGGCGCGTGTACTGTTTGGGGAAAATTGATCCCCGTCAGTGACACCCTGCGCATCCATTCTTTTCAAATCAACAAAACCGTCACGCATAAAATCATAGTGAGATACAGACAGTCGCTTTACGACAGCAGTCAAAGTGATTAACGGTGTGGTTTACCAGATACGTGGCGTGACGGATATCCACAGTGCGGGTCGTTTTCTGGCCTTTTCGTGCGAAGAAACCAGCAGTCAACCAGAAAGAGGAAATGATTTTGGATAATCTCCATATTGAGTTTCATCAACCCAAAAATCTGGTCTTTAATCGTCTCCTGGTTCGCCGTGCTTTTATGAAAATCGGTCAAAGGCATCAGGAAGAAGCGCGTCGTCGACTGATGAAGCGGGGGGGCCGTTCTCAAGCAGGAGAGACCCCCCGATGGCAAACGGGCCGACTAGCGCAATCTATCGGTTACCACGTCCCTCGCCCTGCCTCACGACGACCCGGATTGATGGTTAAGATAGCGCCCAATCAGAAGCGAGGGATAGGCAGTCAAGATATTGCAGGCGATTTTTACCCTGTTTTTCTGCATCACGGGGTACGCAGCGCGTCCTACGGCATGCCTAAACAACATAAACGACAAAAGCGTCACCACAAGAGCGGTGGTTGGCGAATTGAGAAACGTCAAAATTACATGGTTGCCACATTAATGCGTCTGAAAAGTTGGACGTGCTACACGTTAAAGAAAGCACTGCGTAAATCACTTCGGCCTGAGCGCCGACGGAATCATTCATGAAATTGAGTCCTGTTATTTCGGCCTTACGCGCCCATTGCCCCCGTTTTGAAAACAGAGTCGGCAGCGTGGCGCACTACGAAGATTTACCCGAGTGCGGCAAACTGGCCCTCCCCGCGGCCTATGTCCTCCCAGGAGAAGAGGTCGTGGGGGAACAACGTGCCCAGAATGCCTATTGGCAGACCCTCACCGAACGGTTCTCTGTGGTGGTTATCCTCCATCACCGCCGTCATGGGAGCGGGGGACGGCCCTCGGTGGACCTGCTGCATGACGTACGTGCGGACATTTGGCGCGCGTTGCTCGGTTGGGCACCTGACCCGGAGGGTGGGACCATTGAATATGCGGGGGGACAGCCGCTAGAGGCCAACCGCGCGGAATATCATTACTTATTTGAATTTCAGGTCCGCACCGAGATTCACCCTGAAGACACCCGTCAAGCGCACGATTTGGCCGCCTTGCCCGAATGGGACACCCTCTGTCTCGAGCGCCCTTCCCCTGAGCCCGACCTCTTTCTTTCACTGGAGTGAACCAAATGACGATGTGTGTCAAACCCAACCGAGGGCGCCTCGTGCCCATGCCCAATTATCAGGGTCTGCCTGAAACGGCACTGCCCGACACCGGGGCCACGGTGCCCGAGGACAGCTACTGGTTTCGACGGTTGCGAGAGGGGGAGGTGGTGCGAGTCGCGCCGCAGGTTCTTGAACCACATGACGAAAACGCCCCAGTCCATGAGGAAGAACCTGAGGAAGAACCTGAGGAAGAGCCTGAGGAAGAACCTGAGGAAGAACCTGAGGAAGAGCCCGAGGAAGAGCCTGAGGAAGAGCCTGAGGAAAAACCTGAACCAGAACACGAGGACACCCCATGAGCATCAGTTTCAACCACATTGCGTCAGATGTCCGCGTGCCGCTGTTCTATGCGGAGATGGACAACAGCAGGGCGAATACGGCCCAGGAGAGCCGCAGGTCGTTACTGTTCGGTCACGCCCTCGAGGACGCCCCGATAGAGAGAAATACCCCGGTGAGGATGCCGACTGAGGCGCTCGCCCAGCAACGGGCTGGCCGCGGGAGTCAATTGCACCGCATGGTCGCAGCCTATCGTCGCATTGACCCTTTGGGGGAACTCTGGGTCATCGCGGTGCCGGAGCCGAAGACCCCCGGTGGGCCGGCGGGGTCCTGTCTGGGCCTGGTCGGCAGACCTCAGGCTCCAGGGGTGCTGAGTCTGTGGATAGGCTGCCGTCGCATTCGGGTGGCGGTGAGCCCGGCCCAGACACTCGATGAGATAGCCGACCATCTCACTCAGGCCATCAACACCGCATCGGATTTGCCGGTGACCGCCAGACTCAGGGAGGATGGGGAGATTCTTTTAACTGCCCGGCATTCGGGCATGACGGGCCGCGACATTCCCCTGTCGACGAATCCGCTGTCAGCGGGAGAGGAGACCTCGCCTCCGAGGCTGGCTTTAGTGGTCGACAGGATGAGGGGAGACGATTATACCCCCGATGTGACCGCCGCCATCGCCGCCCTGGGCGATACCCCTTTTGATTTTATCGGTCTGCCCTTTCACGACCTTGAGTCATTACGGCTGTTTGAGCAGAAAATGAACGACCAGAGCGGCCGCTGGAGTCCGTACCGACAACTTTACGGTCATGTGTACACGGCCAAAACGGGCTCCTTATCTGAACTGGTTGCCCTGGGCGAGTCTTTAAACTCACCGCATCTGACGGTCGCCGGCTATGAACCGGCCATCCAGACCTGCCTGGATGAAGGGGTGGCGGCACGACTGGCCCGCTCGGCGGTTTTTCTGCGGGCAGACCCCGCCAGACCCACCCAAACAGGCGAGCTCAACGGCGTCCTGCCCGCGCCCGTGGGCAAACGCTTTACGTTGACAGAGCAGCAATCGCTCCTGTCCCATGGCATCGCGACCGCGTATGTCGAAGGGGGTGCCTTGCGGATACAGCGCGACATCACGACGTACAAAAAAAATGCGGCGGGCGTGGCAGACAACAGTTATCTCGACAGCGAAACCCTGCACACCAGTGCGTCTGTCCTCAGGCGACTCAAATCGGTCATCACCTCCAGGTATGGACGACACAAGCTCGCTGACGACGGCACCCGCTTTGGTGCCGGCCAGGCGATTGTCACGCCCTCGGTCATTCGGGCGGAGCTGTGCGCGGTGTATCGCCAGCTCGAGCGGGAAGGCATGGTGGAAAATGTGGAGGCTTTCCGTGCCCATCTCATCGTCGAGCGCCATGCGCATGACCCGAACCGGCTGGATGTCCTGTTTCCGCCCGATTACGTCAATCAATTACGTGTGTTTGCACTGCGTCATCAATTTCGGTTGCAATACCAGGAGAACGTCTGATGAGAAAGACCGCGGGTACCTGTTACTTCAAAGTGGATGGACAACAACTGACCCTGAGCGGCGGCATAGAGGTGCCGATGAACACCGTCGTTCGGGAAGATATTCTCGGCCTCAATGGGGAGGTCTTTTACAAGGAAACCCACCGGGCACCCTTTGTCAAAGGCACCTTTATCGTCGAGCGCGCGTTTCCCCTTCAAAAACTGGTCAGCGCGACCCAGATGACCCTCACCGCCGAACTGGCGAATGGGCAGGTGTATGTGCTGTCAGGCGCCTGGCTCTCGGGTGAAGCCAACCACCACACCGAAGAGGGCACCGTTGACCTCGAATTTCATGGACAGGAAGGATTTTATCAATGACCTCCATCGCACTCAGCAAGCCAATCAAGGTCCACAACGAAACCATTTCAGTACTGGACATTCAGGAACCGACGTTTTATCAGGTTGAAAAATACGGCATTCCTTTCAGTTACTCTGAGCGAGGCGATATGCGACTGGATACGCGTTCAGCCCTGGCTTATCTGCCTGAACTGGCGGGGATACCGCGTTCCTCCGCACAACAGCTGGCGCTACATGATGTGTTTGTCGCGTCGATGACCCTCGTGGGTTTTTTTACCGGTGCCCAGAACTCAGCCGTCTCAGACGACGCTTCTACAACATCGCCTGGTTCTGGCGAATCAATCCCTTCGATTTACGACAGCGTCCTTTGAATCAATTATTTGATTTAGAAGTGCAAGCGATTCGAATTCAGCAGGAGCAACACCTTGGCTGACCAGGTCGAACTCAAAGCAATCATCACGGCGGTCGACAAACTCTCGGCCCCGCTCAAAGGCATGCGTCGAGAAGTCAAGACCTTCAAGCAGGAATTCAGGTCGGGAATGGTGAGCGCGGCGGCCTTGGGGGCAGGCGTGATGACGGCGATGGCCGGCCCCATCAAACAAGCGATAGACTTTGAATCCACGATGGCAGATGTCCGAAAAGTCGTTGAGTTTGAGACCCCTGAGCAGTTTAAAAAAATGTCGCAAGAGATTCTCGCACTGTCCCATCGTTTACCGATGGCGGCGGAGGGGATAGGTCAAATTGTGGCGGCGGGGGGACAGGCGAATATCGCCAAAAACGAGCTCTTGGCCTTTGCTGGTGCGGCCGTCAAAATGGGGGTGGCCTTTGACCAGAGTGCAGCGCAAGCCGGTCAGATGATGGCGACCTGGCGTACCGCGTTCCGGTTAACGCAAAATGAGGTCGTCTCGCTGGCCGATAAAATCAATGACCTTGGCAATCACGGACCGGCCAATGCCGCAAAAATCTCTGACATTGTGACCCGGATTGGCCCACTGGGCGCGGTGGCCGGTATGGCCTCGGGTGAGATGGCGGCTCTGGGCGCGACGATTGGGGGGATGGGGGTCGAGGCCGATGTGACGGCGACGGGCATTAAAAAATTGATGCTGGCGTTAACCTCAGGCAAATCAGCCACCTTGTTACAGAAAAAGGCGCTGCGCTTTCTTAACATCAATCCGTCTCAACTGGCCGTGGAGATGCAAAAAGACGCCAAAGGGGCGCTACTGAAGGTGCTCGACACACTGAGTCAGGTCCCGAAAGCCAAACAGTCTGCGGTCATGAAAGCGCTGTTCGGCTCAGAATCTCTCGGTGCCATTGCCCCGCTGTTGAGCAACCTTGAACGATTAAAAGTGAACTTCGATAGAGTTGCCGACGTACAAAAGTACGCGGGTTCGATGCAGAAAGAATATGCCGCCCGTGCGGCCACTACCGCTAATGCGATACAGCTGTTTAAAAATCAGATATACGTCGCCAGCGTCACTATAGGGTCCATTTTTTTACCCGCTATCACAAGAACACTCAACAGGGTGAGGCCATTGATCGAGCAATGTCGTCACTGGATAAAAGCCCATCCAGAACTGATAAAATCATTGGCTCAGTGGGGTGTTTATCTACTGGGCACCGCGACGGCGGTAGGGGTGGTCACTCGGGCCTTCAAGATTTTTAACAGCGTGATGAACATGTCAACGCTGGGTAAACTGGTCACGTTAATGGTAATAGGCGGTGGACTTATCGTCGATAACTGGGAAACGATCGGCCCGATGATTAAAACAGTCTGGCGAAATATTGATGGCGTTATTCAGGCAATAGGGGGTTGGGAAACCGGGCTCAAAAGCGTCGCGGTATTGACGGCGGGGTCCTGGCTATTATCGATGGGGAAAGGCCTGTCAGGCGCACAGGCTCAGGTGATGAAGCTGTCGAAGAGTCTCAAAGGCATGGCCAGCATGGGGGTGGTCACCGTCACGATTGCGGTGCTGTTTGACTGGATGAAACGGCTGGACACGCTCCGCGATGAGGCGGCAAGGCAGCATACCAATGTGGGAACGTTGCTGGTCAATCGGTTACAGGAGGCTGAACAGGCCCGAGGTTACACGGGATTTCTCCCTCGCCTGAAAGAGCTGCTCAATATTGAGGGACGCCCACCCGCCCAGTTATCACTGGCCAGCCCAAGACCCCAGCCCGGGGAGCTGACCGTTTCCTTTCACAATGCCCCGCCCGGCATGACCGTGCAACCCGCCACGCAATCCCCTGTCTGGTTAAACTACGATGTCGGATACAATCGCTTTGCCCGGCGGTAAAAACGGCCCACTTTTTTCTGAGGAGGGATGATGACGGACTGGACAAACAGGTTACACCCCGCCTCGTTTCGGGGCGTGCCGTTTCAGGTCGAAGGGGATGAAGCCACCTTGGGTCGACGGGTCCAGACGCACGAATATCCGAACCGCGACCAACCCTATACCGAAGACCTGGGTCGGGCGACCCGACGCTTTCAAATCAGTGCCTATCTGGTGGGGGAAGACTATCTGGTCCAGAGAGACAGACTGATTATCGCCATAGAAACCCCGGGGCCGGGAACGCTGGTTCACCCGTATTACGGCGAACTGTCTGTGTGCATGGAAGGTGACGTCCGGGTCCGCCACAGCGGCCGAGAAGGGCGGCTGTGCCGCGTCAGCTTCAGTGTCGTCGAAGCCGGAGAACTGTCTTTTCCGACCGCAGGCATCGCCACGAGCCAAACCCTCCTCTCTTCGAGTGCCGCATTGAACGATCGGATTTCTGACGCTTTTACCCGTGTGGGCCTGAAAGGCTTGCCGGATTTTGCACAGGCCGGTGTGCTGGCGAATGCCAAAGCCATGATGGGTCATATCACCCAGGCTTTTGACAGTATCGACAGCGGGATAGCCGCGGCTTCCCGCCTGCTGCAGGGGGATATGTCGGTCATCCTGGCACAGGGCTCTGCCGGTAAACAGGTTGTTGAAGCGATACAACGGATGTGGCGCGCAGGGCGACGGACCGCGCACAACGCCGCCACGCTCACCCAGCAAATCAAGACGCTATCGGGCATCACGCTGGGGCATGATTTGGCCCCGCGTGGCGTCTGGAAAAGCGATAGGCCCAGCGTACAGGCGGAACGTAGACAAAGTAACCGTATTGCGGCTTTGTTGCGTACGACGGCAATCCATGAGGCAGCCCTGCGACTCACACAACTGCCCCCACCGCGTACCGCCCTGTTACCGGTTAATCAACGTGAGAAACGTCAGATACAGGTCAATCTGTCCCATCCCGCCTTGCACGCAGGTTTAGATGCGTCAGACAGTGAAGTTGAGAGTACCGCGGTCACGTGGGAGACATTGATTGCAGTGAGAGAGGCGCTGAATCAGGCCATTGAGCGCGAACAGACATTATCGCCAGATGATGCGCTTTTTCTGGCCTTACAGCGAGTGAAAACGGAGGTGAATCGTGATATGGCCACGAGATTAGCGCAAGGTGAAAAAACGGTCCTGCGCACCCCAGAAACAGTGCTCCCCGCCTTGGTTCTGGCGGCGCAGTGGTATGACCATGCCGCAAGAGAAACCGACATCACCTCACGTAATCGGGTGCCTCATCCGGGGTTTGTCCCGCAGCAGCCATTACGCGTCCCTCTCCGATGACGGATGCGGTGATATTACGCGTCAACGGGCGTGACTGGGGAGGCTGGACGCGCGTTCAAATCTCCGCCGGGATTGAGCGACTCTCCCGCGATTTCAATGTAGAAATCACTCGAAAGTGGCCTGGGGAGTCGGGCAGTGGGCCGTTACAGCCCAGCATTCAAAAAGGGGAGCTTGTCGAAGTCCTGATGGGTCAAGATAAAGTGAAGCCACGCCTGTCCGTTACGATGCCCTCAGTATCCATGTCGGCATCACCGGCCGGAGTAAAACCGCGGATTTGATTGACTGTGCGGCCTCGCCCACCGATTTTGACGATCACACCTTAATTCAAATAGCGACCCAACTGACCAAGCCGTTTGGCATCACAGTCATCAATCAAGGTGTTTCAAAAACGCGATTACAGAGGCTCCAGGCCGATTACGGTGAAACGGTGCATGAAGTCTTAAACAAAGCCCTGGGGCTCCAGCAAGCGCTGGCATGGGATGATGAGGACGGCAATCTGTTGATAGGCAGGGTGGGGAATGACCGAGCCACGACGGCGTTGGTCTGGGGTGACAATATTTTAAGCGGTGATACCGAGCAGAGTATCCGGGACCGTTTTTCCGAATACCAGGTGGCGGGACAACGCAGTGGTGACGATGCCGATTTTGGCGAAGCCACCTTAACCGCGCTGAGAGCCAAAGCGAAAGACCGTCAAATCACACGTTATCGCCCGCAACATATTCAGCAATCCGGTCAGGCCACCGGGGCGAGCTGTCGTCAACGGGCCGGATTTGAAGCCCAGCAGCGCGCCGCCAGAACCGAAGAAACCACCTATACGGTTCAAGGCTGGCGACAAGGCAACGGCAGTCTATGGCAGCGAAACCAGCGTGTGATTGTCTTCGACCCCGTGCTGGGTTTTCACCATCGAGAGCTGGTGATTGGAGAAGTCGTGTATACCCAGAATGAAGGGGGCACCCTCTGCCAATTACGCGTGGCCCCCGAAGCGGCTTATATTCCCCCTCTTCAAGAACAGAAGTCAGAAGAAGAGGATTTTTTTTAATGAAAAACGCCCTGTTTTTATTATTTGCTGAACACAACATCCACTCGTCCAGTCGATACAGCACGGCGAGCAGGCCTAACGACAATCTGTACGTCACGACCAAGTCGAGTTAAGCAATCGAGCATCTTGGATTCACTGATCCCCCGAAACTGACCGCGCAGCATTTTAGATAATTTAGATTGGGGAATGCCGAGAACCTCAGCGGCATGTAACTGACTCCAGTTTCGACCTTGTATGATTTCTCCGATTTTAGTGGCAAGCTGTGCTTTTACAAGCATCACATCAGGATCAGATATGCCTAAATCAGCGTAGATGTTACCGCTGCTTTCCTCAACTGTGATCATTTTTTTCTCCTTTGGAATGTGATGTCGCGGCTTTTAGTCGTTCCAGGATCAAGTCCATATCTGGTTTGGGTGTTGCAATGCCCTGCGTTGACTTCTTTTGAAAACAATGCAGTACATAAACCGCATCTTCAAACTTAACGGTGTAGACCGCCCTAAACGTACCAGCCACTGAGTTTTCGACAACTTCAATAACCCCTGCTGAGCCGAAACCCTTTAACGATTTAGCCTGCGGGTGTTTTTTCCCAGCTTGTGCTTGATGCAATGCATAACCGAAGGTGTCTTGAACATCGCTCGGCATCCTCTTCAAGTCTTTCCTGGATGAACCCAGCCAAAACAGTTTTTTTATGTGCAGTTCCATGACTCAATTATACCCATATAGACATAATTCGCCACTTTTTTGGAGAGATTGAATGAAAAACGCCCTATGGACGTTCCAACGTGGATTATCGCGCCTCTGCTCGAGACTGATGGTCAGAGGAACGAACAGCACCGCGGCCTGCCAGAGAGTGGATGTCTCCTTGATGGCAGGGGAAACGAAAGCAGGGATGGAATACCTGGAGCCGTACGGGTTCACCGGCATCGCGCATGCTGGGGCAGAAGGGGTGGCCCTGTTTCTCTCTGGCGACCGCTCGCATGGCATCGTCATCAATATGGCCGACAGGCGTTATCGTCTCAAAGACTTACAAACGGGAGAAGTGGCCCTGTATACGGATGAAGGAGACCATATTGTGCTCAAACGCGGACGGGTGATAGAAGTCACCACCGACACCTTTGTGGTGAAAGCCAAAAATAAAGTGGTGCTCGATACCCCTCGGGTGGACACCTCCGGAGAAATCACCGCTGAAAAATCCATCGTCTCCCAGTCTGAAATACAGGACAAGCTGGGTTCCCTGAGTTCAATGCGAGACCAGTACAACCGCCACACCCACCCAGGCGACAGCGGGGGCAGCACAGGCCAGCCTCATCAGAGGATGAGGTAAATGATGAGGGTCCATGGCCATCCTGCTGAGACCGTTTCAGACAGACTGACCCGAGCGGTGGTCATCTCCCTGTTCACCTGGCGACGGGCGGAACCGGATGACGACACCGACACCCCGATGGGATGGTGGGGCGATACCTGGCCAGCGGTGGCGAATGACCGCATCGGCTCAAGACTGTATCTGCTCAGGCGAAGCAGACTCACCGCGCAGACCGCACACAAAGCCCGTGACTATATCACGCAGGCCCTCCAGTGGATGAGGGAGGATGGGATAGTCGATCGCACAGATATTGCGGTCACTCGTTCCGGTCCCGATACGCTCACCGCGACGCTGACCCTCACCGTGCGCCAGCGCCCCCCGACAACCCTCACCTTTCATCATCTATGGGAGGTCATTCATGCAACATAGCGGATTTTCCCGCCCTTCACTACCGACCTTGATCGACACCATCCGCAGTGAGGTATTGACCCGATGTCAAGAAGACAATGTGTTAAGGCGATGTGATGCGGAAGTCACTGCGCGGGTGCAGGCGGCGGCCGTGCACACCTTATACGGATATCTGGATTATTTAGCGAGAAACATGTTACCTGACCTGGCGGACGAAGCCTGGCTGGGGCGACATGCGAACATCAAGCGCTGTCCCCGAAAAGGGGCCACTAAGGCCCAGGGGTTTGTCCGCTGGGAAGGGGTGCCCAATGCCCTATCGATGTCCTCTGATACTGAAATACAAAGAGACGATGGGCAGACCTACACTGCCCTGGCCAGCACCTCTGTCGTGAACGGCGTGCTTCGCGTGCCGGTGAGAGCGCAGAAGGCAGGACAGGCCGGCAACTGTGAAGACAGGACCGCCTTACGTTTAACGACGCCGATACCCGGCCTCTCTTCCACGGGCTATGCGGATGAGATACAGGGCGGCCAGGATATCGAAGACCTGGAGCGCTGGCGACAGCGCATCATCGCGCGTTGGTATGACATCCCTCAAGGGGACGCGGATGGAGACTATGTGCGCTGGGCGAAAGCCCTCCCAGGGATTGACCGGGCCTGGACGCATCGACACCAAAACGGACCAGGTACCGTGGGCGTCATGGTGGCGACCGATGACCCGGACCATCCCGCGCCCACACAGGACATGCTGACCCAGGTGCGAGACCATCTCCTGCCATTGATACCCGTGGCGGGCAGCGGCTTAACGGTCTTTGCGGTGACCCCCAAATCCGTGCCTGTTTCTCTCGCGTTATCGACCGACCGGCCCGACATCCGGTCTGCCGTCATCGCCGAAATCAAGGCCTTTTTTCAACGGGAGGGCGAACCGGGAAGCACACTTTTTCTCTCCCGCCTGAGGGAGGTCATCAGCCTGGCCGCCGGAGAAGTGGCGCACCAGCTGAGGCTGCCGACCACCGACCTTCCCCTGGGCAAAACCGAGGTGCCCGTATCAGGCCCCGTGACCTGGACGCCCTATGCCCCATAAACCGAATTTAGATGAAGATTATACGCGACTGTTACAATCGCTGTTACCGCCCGGCCCTGCCTGGGCCGGGGACAACCCACTGCTCGACGGCCTGGCCCCGTCTCTGGCGAGAGTGCATCAGCGGGCCGACGACCTGATGAAGGAAATCAACCCGGCCCAATCGATGGAACTGACAGACCGTTACGACACCCTCTGTGGTTTGCCGGACCCGTGTCTCGACCCCTGACCCCAAACCCGGGAAGAGCGCCAACAGATTCTCGATGCCAAGGTCAACACCGTCGGTGGGATACATGAGGGCTTTTTCCTCGAACAGCTCCGCCTGTTGGGCTATCCCACGGCCACCCTGGAACAGTGTCAACATCTTGACCGCTCCCCGGACCCCGCTTGGGGCGACCGATGGCGCTATTACTGGCGAGTCCATATTCCGGCCGAGGCCAGGATACGCCCCATGACCGCTCTCAGTGCCTGTGATGCCCCCCTGCGTCATTGGGGGGAGCGAGCGGTCGAATGTGTGATAGAGCGCCTGTGTCCGTCCCATACAAAAGTCCTTTTTGCTTACCCCAAAGGAACCCCCCATGCATCGCATTGACACCCCTACGGCCCAACCAGACAAATTTGGGCAAGGCAAACCGGGGTTTACGAACGGAGACCCCGCCACCGGAACCCGTGCCACGGATTTGAACAGCGACTTCTTTGATGCCCTCCAGGAAGAACTCTGCACCGTCATTGAAAAAACAGGGACAAGATTAAACAAACACGAACATACGCAACTGTATCAGGCCATCCAGACCTGTGCCGAAAACGCGGCCAATCGAAAGCTGTCTAAAAAGAAAAACGGCAAGGACATCCTGGACAAAGCGCAATTTATAGAAAACCTCGGATTGACAGAAACGGTCGAGCTCGCCAAAGAGGCCATCCCGTATCATCGTAAAATTAATGGCAAATCCCTCACTCAGGATGTGCAGCTCACCGCCACCGATGTGAATGCGGTGACGCCACAAAGATTACGTCTGGAAGTCCCGGTTGGGGTGCCTCTGCCCTGGCCAACGGACAGGCCCCCGACAGGGTGGCTTCTGTGCAATGGCGCCGGATTTGACAAAACACGTTATCCCCTTCTGGCCTCAGCCTATCCTTCAGGACAATTGCCGAACTTAAGGGGATAATTTATTCGGGGTGCAGATGCAGGAAGACAGGTCGATACGGGCAGAACGGTATTGAGCACACAGGGGGATGCCATCAGAAACATCACGGGCCAGTTCGGGTATGTGAGGCAAGGGCAATGGGGACCCTGGGTGACCGCCACCGGGGCTTTTTATCAGACCTCGACATTCAGTGCGGCCATCAAAAGAGGCGACCCCGATAACTTGGGCTCCGTCTCTGCGTTTGATGCCTCCCGGGTCGTCACCACCGCCCACGAAAACCGGCCCCGTAATGTGGCGTTCAACTACATTGTTCGAGGCGCCTGAGCTTGATGCCTCTGTAGAATACCCCGCTTCGCCTGGAAAGCCCCTTGCCCCCAAGGCGGGGGAAATAGCCTGGCCGGAAGTGCCGAAGGGGTAGGATGAAAATCGCCTCAAAAAAACCCCTCATCTGTTCCCTCCTTTTGCTCATTAGAAATTTGACTTTTTTGTAAAAGCTTATTTAATTATTGAATTGGTCAATATATTAATCAGTCTGTATGACGCGACATCCATCACGAGCCCATCCCTTCCAACCAGAGTGAAAAACAATGCGATACAAAAAAATCACACTGCACACCCTCAGGCTGTCTGTGCTGACGATGTTGATACACAGTGGGGGCAGTGTTTCAGAAACAACGGTGTTTGATGGAGTAGGCACCCATGAGTTGACTGAACAGGCTTACCTTGAGGGGATAGAGGCAAGGAATAAAGCTCAGGTGAATAATAAACCCGGCCAGGCGCTGTCCCTATCCAGCGGTGGAAATGAAAAAACCGCCGTCAAAGCCAGCGGAGAGGGCACCTCTGTGATGCTGGAAGGCACTGAAAAGCAAAAAATTACAGTGGACACCGAAGCAGACGGCGGCGCTTACGGTCTTTGGGCGATAGACAAGTCCACCCTGACACTCAAACATATGGACATAACGTTGAAGGGGACCAACGACATTGCGGTCTCTGTTGAGACAGGGGCAAAAGTGGATATTAGGAAAAGTACCCTGAGCATTAACGGGGACAATTCTTCTGGTACTATTGCACACAGTGCTGAGATCACTCTCAAAGACAGTAGCCTGAGCATTAACGGGGGCAATTCTTCTGGTATTGCCTCAGGGGGGACTGCCAGGGTGACAGGCCATCATCTGGACATCAAGGCAGAAGGGCAAAATGTCACCGCTATATACGCTAACCATAATTCCACAGTGGATATCCAAGACAGCACCCTGAGCAGTATCGGGGAAAACACTTCTGGTATTGCCTCAGGGGGGACTACCAGGGTGACAGGCCATCATCTGGACATCAATTTAGAGGGGCAAAATGCCAGCACTATAAACGCTAACCAAAATTCCACAGTGGATATCCAGGACAGTACCCTGAGCATTAACGGGGACAATTCTTCTGGTATTATTGCACTCGACAGTGCCAAGATCACTTTCAAAGACAGTAGTCTGAGCATTAACGGGGACAATTCTTCTGGTATTTCCTCAGGGGGGACTGCCAGGGTGACAGGCCATCATCTGGACATCAATTTAGAGGGGCAAAATGCCAGCACTATAAACGCTAACCAAAATTCCACAGTGGATATCCAGGACAGTACCCTGAGCATTAACGGGGACAATTCTTCTGGTATTATTGCACTCGACAGTGCCAAGATCACTTTCAAAGACAGTAGTCTGAGCATTAACGGGGACAATTCTTCTGGTATTTCCTCAGGGGGGACTGCCAGGGTGACAGGCCATCATCTGGACATCAAGGCAGAGGGGCAAAATGTCACCGCTATATACGCTAACGACGATTCCACAGTGGATATCCAAAACAGCACCCTGAGCAGTATCGGGGACAACGCTTGGGGTATTGTCGCGACTGCCAGGGTGACAGGCAATGATTTGGACATCAAGGTAGAGGGTCAAGGTGCCAATGCTGTAGCAACTAACGGAAATGCAACGATTCATCTTCATGACAGCCATATTCAAACCCTGGCCACACCCTCCGCGGTGCTGTATTCGGAAACAGGCGCCACAGACACGACAGTGACCATCACGGGCGGGTCTCTCCATGCCGCAGGTGACCTGATTGTGTCTAAAGGCGGAAAAACGAACCTGGTTTTCAGCAAGGTCGTTATCTCGCCGCCGGGCAGTGGTCATGCCATTCATTTTACCGGGACAGGAGGAGAAGTCGATTTAACGCTGAACCAGACAGCCCTCTCCGGGAACATTGTGGCGGAGGGTGGGAATAAAGCCAAAGTGACCCTGGACTCTGGCAGTACCTGGTCGTTTAAGGAGAATGCCACGGTGACAGAGCTGAATAATGCAGGAAAGATTGTCTTTGAACCCCCTCATGACACCGCTTCGTTTTCTACCCTCACGACAGACCATTACGAGGGCGATTCCGGGAAAATCCTGTTTCACGCCCGCCTGGAAGGCGACGATTCACCGGCGAATAAATTGATTATCAATGACTCCTCCAAAGGCACCACCCGTGTGACAGTGCGTAATGTGGGTGGAAAAGGGGGCGCCACCAAAGGCGGCATTCGACTGATTGAAGCCAAAGAGGGCACTGACGGCACTTTTGTTCAGGACGGCCCCATCGTGGCAGGCTCTTATCAGTACTCTCTACGGAAAGGAACGACAGAAGGCAGCAAAAACCACTGGTATCTGGTGTCCTCATGGTTTGCCCGGCCTGAGAGCCTCAGCTATGCCCAGAATCTTCACGCGGCCAATACGATGTTTCACATGACGTTACATGAACGCCTGGGGGAACCCCAGTATACCGAGGCTCTGTCAGAGGACAGCCCTGTCCCTGGGATGTGGATAAGGGCGTCAGGAGGTCATCATACCTCTTCCCTGTCTGACAACGACGGGCAATCTCACCGTTATGTGATGATGCTCGGCGGAGACATCGCCCAGTGGTCTTCTGATGGCCTCAACCGTTATCATTTGGGCGTGATGGGCGGATATGGCCATGAGTACAGCAAAGCGCATCATCGTCATCATGAGATGTCGTCGCAAGGGAAGGTGCGCGGCTACAGCGCAGGGGGGTATGCCACCTGGTATCAGAATCCCAAAGCGCCTTTGAGTTTTTACGTCGATACCTGGGCGCTGTATCACTGGTTCAAGAATGACGTGACGCCTGAAGAGCGGCGTACGGAGTCTTACAAAAGCCGGGGGGTGACCGCGTCTGTGGAGAGTGGATATCTGTTGAAGGTAGGGGAATATGTTTCCCGGTCTCAAATACTGCATAGTTTTTGGGTTCAGCCCAAAGCGCAGCTCACCTGGATGAACGTCAAACCCGAAGACCACACTGACATGAACGGCACCCGTGTGACGGGCCGAGGGGATTACCTGCAGGGCCGGCTGGGTTTACGGGCGCATCTGCTGGGGCACAGTCCGCAGGATGAAGGAAAACAACGGGAGTTTGAACCTTTTATTGAAGCTAACTGGATTTATCAACCCAAGCCGACGGCCATCAGGATGGACGACAGAAAGTATGAGATTCAAGGGGCGCGTCACCTCGGTGAATTCAAAATGGGCGTGGACGCAAAAATCAGTGCGCGTTTACATCTATGGGGCCATGTGGCTCAACAAATCGGGACAAAAGAGTACACGGACACCCGAGGTACAATCGGGATCAAATATCATTTTCAATGACCGCCATGCCCATGCCTGACATCATCCGGCTACGTGTCGCGCGGTCTACTACGTCAACCATCAGGAAAACAGGGGCAATGCAAGTGAGGTGCCGTCTCGTTCATGCGCGATCTGGGCCAGCACGTGGGGCGTCATGATGCGGGCGACTTCCTGCATGACCGGCATGACGACGCTATTGCCGAACTGACGGTAAGCCTGTGTATCACTGACAGGTATCTGGAAAGCGTCAGGGAAGCCCATCAGGCGGGCGCATTCGCGTGGCGTCAGGCGTCTCGGCCGTTTGTTCCTGCCCTGCCATACCAGGATTTCTGACCCGTCCTTGTGATACCGGGCTGACAGTGTGCGTGTCACACTGTCGGGATAGGCCATACCAAAGCCGAACCCATTGCCGGCGGCGCGGTGCTTGTCTGCATAGGCCTGAAGGTAGGCCCACAGGTTGGGCGTCAACGTGTATCGAGGCGGCACGGCCCGCCTGTCGTGATCGAAAAAGCGCTCTCCATCCCAGGGGAGCACCGGCTCTGTGCCATCCGTCCTGTGCAGAATTGACGCCAGGCGCGGACCTTCTTCCGGTAGTTTCAGGTCATCCCATGAGAAGCCCGTTTTTTCGTGGAAACCGACGATGATGATTCGTTCGCGATGCTGCGGTGTGAAGTGCTGCCCGTCGATTACCCTGTAATGCACGTCATAGCCCAGCTCGTCCCTGAGCGTTTGCAGGATGACGTTGAAGGTGTGGCCCTTGTTGTGTGAAAGCAGGTTCTTGACGTTTTCCAGCAGGAACGCCCTGGGGCGCCTGGTGGCGATGATACGGGCCACGTCAAAGAACAGGGTTCCCTGCGTGGTGCATTCGAAACCATGTGGGCGGCCCAGCGAATTCTTTTTGCTGACGCCCGCAATACTGAACGGCTGGCAGGGGAACCCGCCGAGCAGTACATCATGGTCCGGCACGTCCTCTGCCGGATATGGAACGATGTCACCCACAAACGGATGAGGGGCGCCGTAGTTCTCAATGTAGGTCTTTTTCGAGAACCTGTTCCATTCGCTGGTAAAAACGCATTCACCGCCCTGAGCATCGAAGCCCATACGGATGCCGCCAATGCCGGCGAACAGGTCAATGAAGCGGAAGCGGGGGCTCACTTTTTTTGTGCTGGCTGAGGGTTGTTGCAGCAGGTCGCGCAACACGGGTTCGAGCATTGACGGACAGGGCGTTTCGCCTTTTTCCCATCGCCTTACGGTCCTGGTGTCCTTGCCTGCATGTTCGGCTATTTCGCGTTGCGTGAACCTGCTGCGAGCCTGTTTCAGGAGTTCTGGTGGCTGGGCATGTGTCATATCTTGCTCTCTGGGAATTTTTGCGGACATTAATCCGTGCGCGTTTAGATGTATGGGGAGATTTGGCTCAACAAACTGGGGGGAAAAGTACGCAAGACACCCGAGGTACCATCGGGGTCAATATCATTTTTAATGACCACCGGGCCGAACTGCTTAGATGATAAGGGCGTCCGGCTGGAAGCGGGTTGTGGGGGCAGTGTTGATGATTTTATAGCCTTTATTTTTTTAAATAAAACATGAGCGATTTTTGATATTTATTTGTATTAAAGGAAGATAAAATCGAATAAAAATAAACCACAATTAAATAAAAAATACACGAATAACGCCTCTAAAAACTGAATATAAAAAAATATTTACTTTTAAAATAATATTAGGGAAAAAAATGTTTGCTAATAATCTTACGCCATCTAATCCAAACATAAATATTCACAAACCAAATAACACCTTGTCCTCGTTAAAATCCGGACAAATGTCGAATCAATTAGTTTCAATCAAGAATAGAAATGATTTTTTTTCGTCTGAAATTCCCTCTCAAAAAAAGGAACAAATGAAATTCATTTCTCAAGAGCTTAACAGACTAGTAGACGCTCCAAAATTTTGGGAAGAAATAAAGCGAATTGGGTCTTCGCTCAGTAAAGAACAAATGGAAAATATTCAAAATGAATTTCAAAACGCAATAAAGACAGAACAATTTGACGACAAGACAATCCAGGATTTATACAAAAGAACGAATAAAATGTTCAAAGAAGATTCAATCTTACGCTCATATTTTCCGGTGTACTCGAAGCAAAAAATAAAACCGCTCATGCATGCTTTAAACAATTTAAAAACATTAGCAACGCCTACAAAGGATTCTAAATTTTGGAAAATTGTGGGACAAATTTTAACGATTGTGAACGGAGGAGCTGGTAAAACGTCAGGTATGACAACCTCATCAACTCAAGGGAGTGCATTAGAAGGATTTTTAGGGACCGCAACTATTATGGCTTTTAATGGGCTTGAAGAGCATCACGCCCGTGTTAAAGAAAATCTGCGTCGAGATAAACAAACTGAGTTGCAGAAGCAAAATGAGCTGGCCCAAAAATACAAACATAGAGCTTATTTAAGAGAGGAGAGAACTGAGCAAATTGCAAGCTTTTCGGCGTCTTCTGCACAGAGATATCAATATAAAACAAACGAAAGAAAACAGATAGAATTAGAGAATGCTATAGAAGTAAGAAGTACTCAAGAACCTGGAAACGGGAGCATACCAGCTGATTCTTTAATAAACGAAACAGAGAGTGGGTCATCTAATCGATTATTAAACGATAGCAAGTTACTTTCAGATTCAACATCTCAATCACTAATATCCAACTTTATCAAAACACGATCATTTATAAAAATGCAAAAAAGTATTCGTACCTTTTGTAATGAAAAAAGCACTGACAATTATAAAAAAATGCTAAATAGAATAAGTGAATGGAAATTATCAAAGCGAGATAATCTAAGCAATAAAAATTGGGCCTGCACCACCAGATATAATTATATATCTAAACTCGATAATTGGATAATAGACGAAGGTTGTCAACTAGGCGTATACCCTAAAAAAAATAAGGGATATGGTGAAAATCACAATTGTTATGCATATGCTATGAAATGCCTCAAACCAGAAGGATTAGGGCTTAATTCAACCCCTGGCTTATTTTCTGGAACAAGCAAAAAAATGGGATTTGCTGAGGCTGTAATTGAAGATGGGAAAAAGCAGAGGAAAGATGTGCATCTAATAAGTAAGAATATAAATGATTTGCCAAAAAAGACAAATGATGGAACATATTTAGTTGCCTTATTTGCAAATGATTTTGGTTATCATTTTATGCGCAGAGATGAGCCAACTGGTCTATGGAGCCATAAAAATGGGGCATTTTCAGAGGAAGAGGTCTCATTTTATGAAATAGAGTTAGAAAAACCGATCCCTATTTGTAATAACCTATTTTTAAATATAGCTCGTGATCCTTCTAAAATTGGATGTAATATGCAATTTTCAGCTTATTTAGAAGTACCGGATGATGGGTTACAAGTTCAGGGGGTCAGTGAAGCCAAGTTATTACATTAGAATTACATTAAAAATCTAAATTACTGAAAAAAGCACTCTAGTTTGTATTGATAATCAAAAAACAACATCTTCAAACATACTTAGTTTTGACATCTCGGAAAAAAGTACGGCTCTTTTTTGAAGAGGTGAGATACACTGCTTCAGTGTAAACTATGCATTCATAGGCCATTATAGCATAAGCTCTCAAATATAAATTGGGGCAACTTCTCATTGCAAAACCAGATAGACCGATGGCAAGTTTTCTCTAGTTTCTCATCAAAACAGAAATGATGGATTTATTGTCAGCTTGAAAGAGAGTGTGAAAAAGGGGGATGAGGGAGAAAATCAAAGATTGAAATTAAAAAAGACTCTGAATGTCCTGATTTTGAGCAAAATCACAGGTCATAATAAAATTTAACTCATTGTTAAATCACACTTTAAATATCGGCTTTTATCCCATTTTATGGTCTTTTACTGCCTGTTTTTTAATCAAAAAATAAGTTATATAATTGATTTTAAATGAATTATTTTTAATAAGTTTGTATTTCAGGATCGAATGTGATATATTTTATTTGCTATAAATATCAACACATTAAAATAGAAAAGTCACAATAAATCACAATTCACTCATAATGGTTTTATTCATCTCTCTCTTTTTTAGAGACTCAATTGAATCCCCAAAAATTAAAAAAGAAATTCAAATCGTCTCCCATTCACTGCCTCTGCTGTTTCGATATTGGTCTGTCATATTCGCCGATTTGTGGCCCAATAATTTCTGAGCAAACTCTTTATCTTTTTCATCACTGTGCAACCTGGCCGATAAGCTTCTGATTTCATGAAATGAAGGCGGTGTTTTTCCTTCCCATTTTAAATCTGATTTTTTTCTTAATTCTTTAAATCCGACCGATAAGCGAGCATATTCAGGGTTATTTTTCCCCTCTTTAATTAAAACATATTTTTCTCCTCCTATCTTTTTTCGACATTCGTTGAGAATGCCTTCAAACGTCTCTTGAATCGCTCCCAAACTTAACGTTAATGGTATCGCTAATTTCATGCCCGTTTTTTCTTGTTTCAGCCACCACTTCCCATCATGAATGTCTTGCCACTGCATTTGTTGGATATCTCCGAGTCTTTGTCCTGTCAGTAACGCTAAAGTCATGCCTAATTTGATACAAGTTGAGCGGGGATGGCTGCACTGCCTTATCAACAAAAATTCCTCTAAAGATAAACGGGCTCTTTTTATCTGTACGCGAGGATTCTTTGTCGGCACTGCCGGATTATTGTCTAAATGTCCTTCTGCGATTGCTTCATTGAAAAGGTCAATCAATATTCCCCGTATTAATTTTGCCGTGGCGGTTTTTCCCTGCTCAGGGTAACTGTTCAAAAATTCTGCCATCTCTTTCGTGGTGACTTTTTTAATCTCTTTGTCACCAAAAGTATTGTTGATGGCTTTTAATCTTAAACGGTAATCTCTCAGTGTGTTGGGACGAAGCCCGCGTTGCTGTCATTTTTTTGTAAATTGTTCCATCCATTCTGTCATTGAGAGCGTCTTCACTTCGTTGATTCTGTCGTTCAGGCTCACAGGGGCGTCAAAAATCTGCCGATTGGCGGAAATGGCTTCATTGATGGCCATTCGCTTTTCCTTTCCTAATCCATATTCTTTCCCCGTCCTTGGGTCTCGGTAGCAGTAAGCAGTAGTAGCCGTTGTTGCGAACGTACAGATGAGGAGGCAAGTCCCGATTAGCCGTTTTTCTTTTGCGGGCCATGTATTTTTTCCATGAGGGTTTGTCCAGTGTGATGTGTGATGTTTGACGCTGAGGGGATTGATTTTGATGGCATTGGCCTGAACGAGGTATTCCCTGCCATCGAGACGAGGAGCGGGGTAGATGATGCCCGCGCGGACCCATCGACGGACTTGTTCGATGCAACGGGGGCGAGGCTGTTTTTGATTCCACTCTTTAAGCGTGATTTCCATGGGGTGTTTCCTTTAAAATTGAGATAAAAAAACCCCATTCATTCGAATGAGGCGAGATTGAGGGCGAGAGCAATTCGCCAAAAAAGAACAAAGGTGTTAGGTCAGGACAGGATTTCGTTCAACCTGTTTTCAAGAGCGCGCACTTTGTCGGTGTAGGTCAGCAGAAGGCGACGTAATTCGGCAGGGTCGTTGAGCGATTCAAAAGGCTCTTTATCTACATTCATCAAGTATTCCCGTAATTCGTGACCTTTTTCGGTGCATGTCAGCATCGTCATCTCTTTCGCTTTCTCCAGGGTGAGGACATAGTCTTTGAACGGGCGTCCGGCATGAGGTCCAGAATGGGTAAAAACGAGATAGTCTGTATTGTCGACCCATTCGTAGCGGTTGATGTGATTTTTCATCCAGGTTGAAAACGAGAGCCGCACTTCCAAAAAGTGATAAAGGTCACGGGCATTGACCGTTTGAACGGTTTTCCCATTGATGAGGTGCGCTTTGATGGCAATCAGGGGATGTGTTTGAGACATAGTCAAGTACTTATCAGTCAATAGGCAAGGCCTACGGCCGATGAATGAGGCCGTATGAAGGGCGAAAAGAACCCGCCCGATAAAAGGTGAGAGTAAAAAGTCAAAAAAAGGCGATGTTTAAGTCGTCTGGCCTCGGTGAAGAAATTGCCTTAATTCACGCTGTTGCCACTTTTCCAGGGTCGATGACAAGGTGTGTTCGGTTTGATGTGCCGCCGCTTCCAGTAAAGCGTGCATTTCTGAAATGACGTTATCGGCGTCTTCAGCCATCCACAATGCCTTGCAGGTGAATTCACTGTCTGGGGAAGAAGAGAGGGCCCATCCTGTCCGTTTACGTGCAAACAGGTCTATCAGTACGGCTAGACAGGTCCAACGATTCCCTGCCCAGAGATAGGTCACATCTGATGAGGGGCAGCCACAGAAAACTGACGCGCTCACACGTCAGGAATAGCCTGATGTTCCTGTCTCGCCTTTTTATATTGATGAGTCGGTGGCTGATGGCTGACCCGTTCCAACTGACGCATGACTCTCGTTGCCCGGTAGCGACTTGGCGGAATACCCCGTTCTGATACCATGGCAGACATCGTTCTTGCTCCTGACGTACCTGAGCTTGTCACTCTATCTGTTCAGGCTTGATTCTATTAACCCCCTTTACCCAATATTGATAACGGCTTCGATGTATCCCAAACACTTGACATCAGCGTGTCACTGCATGGCTCTTCTTAAGTTTCTCTACTCACGGGAAGTGTTCAGGAACTCTGACATTAAGAGAGATGAAGCCTTTTTGAGGATATCTTTCTCCCGTTCAACCTTGCGGAGTTTGGCTTCCAGCTCTTGAATCCGTTGTTGGTCTGCTGTCATTGTTTTACCCTGGGAAATAGTTTGTCCTCTTTTTTCGCTCATTGACCGCTTCACCCCATCACGGAGGGCGCTGATACTCACACCCATGGCTTCACTGCCTTGACGAAACGGGTAATTTTGTTCGATAACCAGATGGGCTACTTCGCGTTTCAATTCTGGTTTAAATGTTGGCTGAGACATTTTCTTGTACTTCCTTTGTTCAGTAACGCTTTCGGGATTAATTTACTGGCTGAATTCATTAAGCCAGAACAAGGCCAACGTGCCAGTTATGCAAATATTCCGCCCCCGGGTCTACCGTCGCAAAGGTGCGCTGGGGGTTATCTGGGGTTCCCAATCCATCAACATCTCCGATGCCAATAAATCTATTTCATCCGCCTGGCTTCTGTTGATAGCCCTGTTTGAACAGGCAGAGCAGGAATAGCCTTTACCCTGTGCGCGGTTTGTTGCGGAGGCTTGAGCGGGGGTTGTAGAGACACTCAATAAATCCGCCTCTTTCGCCGGCTCTGAGAGCCCCAGCTTTGTTCTTACCTCTGATGCCGAGACTTTCAGACCTAATGGCACCAGCTTTTCTAAATTCGCCGCTAATGCGGTCACATCTTCCTTTTCAGGGAGAGTGATCATGACACGCGGGTAAACGGCTTGAGGGCCATAATTAATATCAATATAGGGCCGGATCAGGTCACGGTTGAGGGTATTGGCCAGTTGCCTGGCATCTGCGGCAATAATGTCTTGGCGAACCGCTTCCTGTGAGGCTTCATTGCCTAATTTCCCCGGCGTGCCTTCCGTGGTCGCCGTTTGACCCAATACGGCCTTGGAGATTTGTTGGTCAATCCATTCGACCATACGGGAAAAGACTTCAGAGGCCCCGGACGCCTGCGCGACCTGCTGAAATTCAATCACCATGGAATCAGGCAGGATGGCCGCCGCATCAGAGCCTATATTGGCCACCGCCGTTTTTAATACTTTTTTATCTTCTTCACTGGCTGACGGGCCATATTTGCCTAAGCGGAGCGGAATACCGTAACTCTCAAGGAATCCCAACCAGTCTTTCATGCCATACATCTTGCAGAGATAGGAAAAGGCCACCAGTCGGGCTAACCCCCCACGAAGCGCCAAGCCTGATTTCAATCGGGGTTGATGAACAATAAACTTATAAGGGGGCATCGACAGGCCATGAATGGGGTCGGCTTCGTCCACAATGCGCATGTCTTCAGGATGTTCAGGATGAAACAGGAAGAAACGCGGATCGCGCCAGCGGTATGCTTTCGGCTTCCACTTCACACCCGTTCTATCCCACATAATTTCATTGACACTATAGCCCTTACCGAGGGCGTCCAAGGCATTGTCTACCAGGTCGCCAAAGTCAGGGGCCTCCATCAGGCGGTGAATGTCTTGTGCACATTGTTGTGCCCGGCTGTCTTCGCCCCCGGCAACGACGGTGACCGGTAAACTGGCCACCGCCATCTTGCGGGTACGCAACACGCTGGAATAATGCGGGTCACGTTCTTCCATTTCTTCAGCCAGGGTCAAATACGCCTCCGTATCCCCTTCCGCTGCGGATTTCAAGAGATTGGCCAATCGTTGCGGGGTTAAGCCACTGGCGACCGAACCGCTTCCCCATAGATTGCGAACAGCGGTAGGCCCCGCCAGTTCACCTGAGAGTTTTTGGGTCTCCTGCTTTTTCTGCGATTTCTTTTTTCGAACCATCTCTACCATGCTCCTTGACGTTTGAAGCGATGACCGCCGTCTTTGACGGGGCTGTAGGCGTAACTTTGTTGCTGATTGCTCACCCAGCCCAAGAATTGGCTGGTGCTGTCGATTTGGTCGTCATGCTCTGCCAGCGGGAAAGTGAATAGCTCTTTCTCAAAATCCAGTAACCAGGGGGCCGAATCAGGAATAAAGACCTTGCCCGCTTCAAATCTCGCAGACTGGGCAGACATGCGGGTCAGCTTGTCCTGTTCAGGGGTGATGGCAATGATGGGGAGTGGGGTCGTTGCTTTGAGTTCTTGAATCAAAGATTGACCGCTGGCTTTGTCCTCAATCAAAATCGCATTCGGGTGCCATTTTTCAGCCAGGCTCTTTACTGCCGACTTTAAACGCGGATATTCCACCCGGTCACGCCACACCTCCAGCAAGTAATAAGCCAGTCTGGTTTCTGCCCATGTGGTACACACAGACGGGTCATTCAGTTGGGCCGATTTGTAGGCGGTATCCCATGATTGAACAATTCGGACAGGGTGAGCCGGGGGTGTTTTATAACGATGGACCCACGGCTTTTTAATCATGCCCCCTTCAGCCGGGACCGGTTCCTGCTGGTATTGACCCGAGAAGCCATAAGTGCCTAATGCTGTCTGGGTCTTGGCGATTTCAGGTTTCCCTTCCCGTTCTGGATGCAGAAGTTCACCCGGGCTTCGGGTTTTACGGATACGGCCAAAGTCAATCATCGTCCTGCTGTCTGCGATGGCCGGAATTTTGACATGTTCCCAGCCCCCTTGGGCGAGTAAGTGGCCAGACAGGTCTTTTTCATGAAGCCGCTGCATGACGACCACAATGACGCCGTTTTTCTTGTCGTTTAAACGGCTGTAGAAAGTCTGGTCAAACCATTCCAGCGCTTTTTCTCGTTCTGTTGGGCTTTCCGCTTGTCGTGGATTGTGCGGATCGTCCACAATCAGAAAATCCCCCCCTTCACCCGTCGCGGTGCCGCCGGTACTGGTGGCTATTCTGTGCCCCCGTGCCGTGGTGACAAACTTGGATTTTTCATTCTGGTCCCTGACCAGTTGAATCTGTGGGAAGACTTGCCTGTACCAGGCGCTTTGAACCACTAAACGACAATCCACACTGTGTTTCAGGGCTAATTTATCTGAATAACTGGACGCTAAAAACTTTGAACTGGGCGTATGACCCAATACCCATGCGGGCCAGGCGACAGACACGGCGATGGATTTCAGATAGCGCGGCGGTATATTGATAATCAGCCGCTTTATGTCACGGTCAGTACAGGCCTTCAGGTATTCCGCTATCAGGTCAACGTGCCAGTTATAGCTAAGCGATTTAATTTTAGTTACAATATAAAGAACTAATTAGCATGAGGTCACTATGAGTTATTCAGTGGATTTTCGTCAAAAAGTCCTGAGTATTCGAGAGAAAGAAGGACTGAGCATCAGAGCAACGGCGAAGCGTTTTCACGTAGGTACAGATACTCTCAGGCGTTGGCTCAAGCGAATAGAACCGAAACCCTCGGGTCCGCGTCGAGGCAAGATGGATAAAGAGGCGTTTATCAAAGATGTGGCAGAGTATCCAGATAGCTATCAACGGGAACGGGCGGCCCGTTTCGGGGTGTGCCCCAAAGCCATCTGGCAAGCATTGAAAAGATGGGGTCTGACCTATAAAAAAAACTCTGCGTCATCCCAAGGCAAACGAAGAGGCACGACAGGGGTTCCAGGAAAAAATCGCGGGGTATCAAAAGCAGGGTAAATCTCTGGTTTATCTCGATGAGAGCGGCTTTGCTCACGATATGCCCCGCCTCTACGGATACGCTACACGAGGTCAACGCTGTTTTGGGACTCACGATTGGCAGGCTAAGGGCCGCACTAACGTCATTGGTGCCTTATTAGGGGTCACTCTCATCGCGGTGGGCCTCTTTAACTGCTCCATTAACAGCGATGTTTTTTATGCCTGGGTCACTCAGCTGCTCCTACCCGCTCTTCCTCATCCGTGCGTGATGATGATGGATAACGCTTCTTTCCACAAGCGAAAAGATATTCAACACGCCATTCTCAACGCCGGTCATTCTATTGAATATTTGCCTCCTTATTCGCCCGAGTTCAACCCTATTGAGCACACATGGGCTCAAGCTAAAAGAAAAAGAAGAGAACTTCAATGCGACATCAATACCTTGTTTTCAGAACATATTATGTAACTATTCTTATGTCGTTTAGCTATATGCAAATATTGAGCACCGGGGTCTACTGTGGCGAAGGTGCGTTGAATGAAGCTGGAGAGGTCATCACGTAACATCGCCTCATAGAACTGGGCTTTATTGGGTACGTGCATGGAGATATCGCTCTATAATAACGTCATCCACCTCAGACAGGGGGATACGGTCATTTGTTGCTGGGTCATCCAGTCCCCGAATACGGCGGATCACTTCCACATTATGGCGGTTGGTTTCTGTCAATACTTTCAGGTTCCGGGCATCCTGAACGATTAAATGGAGGTACTGTTTCTCTTCAGCCAACCTTTTCAATGCCTTATTGGCGATTTCCAGCGCTAACCGGGCATTCTCCAAACCGGTGCCCATGTCCTTGATGTCTTCAATGGCCGCCGCATCAATCGCTTTAACCACCGCTTGAGGTTGGTTGGCGACTTCGGGGGCGGGTTTACCAGCAAAGTGCGCTTTGACGCGTTCGCGCTTGACCATGCTCCCGTCACGAACCCAACCGTATTGCTTTGCTCTACGGCGAATCGTGCCCTCAGAGGTACCAAACTCCGTGGCCATTTTGCGTAACGACTGCAACCCGGCACGGTACTCGGTTTCTACCCCCAGCCAGTCAATGATGTTAGCCATCACTGACCGTCCATTCTTCGTTCAATCAATCTGTCCAATTTGGCATTGATGGCCCGTAGGTCTTGCCTGATTTCGTTTCGGGTTGAGTCAACATGGTTTTCAAGACGCTTATGGTTTTGGGCGAGAAATTCGATGCTTTGCGCGTTTTGTTCAACGCGTTTATCTATCGTTAAGGCCCATGAAAATAAAGACAGGGCAATCACCAGGGTGCTGATGATGTGGCCGATACTCACGGTCTTATCTAAGTGCCACTCGCGGCGGCCATTGGGTGGATTCATTCTATAACCCTTTATTGATATCGCATTCACGGAGGCGGCTAACGCTGGGTGTTTTCTTCGGCAATCCCCGTACAGACCAATCCCCGTTTTTGCTCAATAGAATCGGTCAGCCGTCTTGCCCTCATCAGACCGCTGCCACGGTGGCTTTTTCAATCATGACTTAGTCCTTACGCATGAGTTCAGTGAGTTTAGGAATGACTTTTTCAGCACTGCGACCCACGACATACCCCCCCAGGCCAATTTGAAGCAATGTCCATGCTTCCTGTGCCAATCTGAATTCTGTCAGGCCGAATGTATCGGCCACCACCAGACCCAGGAAAGTCAACATGGTGAGGGGTCTCCAATTGCGCTGCATCCAGCTTGCCCCCTGTGCTTCAGCGGCGATGACTTTTGTCTTGGTTTCAACAAGACGGGCTTCATAATTTAACATCTGTGCCGCCATAGCACTTTGCATTTCAAACAGCCTGGATTTCACTTGAAGGCGCTCTTCGTCGCTGGTGTGCATTTCATCAATTAACTGTGTGACGGGCTGAACCAGCCCGGATAAAAAAGGCCATACCGCCATTATGAGGCCTCCTCCAGGCATGCATTGTCGGGAAAGTCTGACCATGGAAGCTGGAAGTGTGGGCCATCCATGAATGGCTTTTTACCCACCGCTTTTTTACGCTCTATGTACGCGATAACTGCGTCGCTTACATTGTCTTCATCGTTAATGCAACTCCAACACGCCCCCCAGTAAACACGAATTCCGAGTTCTTCCGCGGCTTGCTTCATCGCGTCCGCTATCGGGTAATACAACGGCCAATCCCAACGAACTGAGCCATCTAAACAAGCCCCCAAGTCAACGGCGTGACCGGTTAAGTGGCGGCTATTCATTGTTTTGGAAGCGCCCTTGGCCAAGAGGGTTTTCTGGCGTTCGACTGTTCGCACGCCTTCCAGCACAGTAAAATCCACAGGGGTGATTTGGATAGCCCGTTCAACCACACACACAAGGTCAGGGTGAACCCCTTCCAGACGTTGGCGTGAGCGGGGGCCTAATTTGTAAGCCATAACGTTACCTCGTTTCAGGTCTTCTGATAACGCGGTAGCTTGGGGATAAACGTTGTCAAAGTTCAGATGAAATGTTTCACCTAATGGGGAGGGGAATGAACAGGTTAAGAAGCATTTTGACGGTTTTTGGCGTCTGATGAAACGATATCAAGAGTCGAAGCCTTGATGGCCGCCAGCACACCAACGGTGACTAAGCGGCCATTCTGGCGATATTCAGGACCTGGCGAGACGTCAGGCCATACTTTAACGCGAGAATGTTAGCCCGATTCTCTTTTTCAGGTGTCATGCTGTGATATTCGCGGCTGATGATGTCATTCCTCACCTGTCGAAAGACTTTTTTACAGGGGACTTCTATCACATCCCCGCAATAGTAGTCACACAGCTTCTGTGCGGTGCTGGCCCCAAGAATCAAGCTGAACGGGTGGTCCTCTGCCACCTTGGCGGGCACGTATAAACGTGCTCCGCCCATTAATTGCCCTAACTTCACCGCCATATCGGGGCCGATGACTTCGGCGATTTCGTGCAATACATTCATGCTGCTTTCTCCATTGCGTCATCCGGTTCAGGTTGCGTTATTCGATGCGTCACAGCGTATTTTTTGGTCTGTCAGGTTTAAGGGTTGCACCAAGCTTTTAATAATATTTTTGGTTAATGCTTTGTTTTAATTAGTCTTTAACTAAAAAAGTTGCAGCGGTTGGAGGGTTGCACCATTTTTAAAACTTAGTAATAGTATAAAACAGCAGGTGACTAAATTATTTTATTCCCTTACCATTTAATAAGAACAGGTGCAACCTGCAACCTTTTTAAAGTAAATTATTGTATTTAATATATTTTTTGAGGTTGCACTTTGCCTTTTTACCTGCAACCTGTTGCAACCTTTTTTATCCACATGTTTTGATAGACTCCCTGATCTTTGTTGAACTGATATTTTTTGACTCCACCAATAAACACATTCAGATCAGACTTGCTATTTTCGTCGCCCACACCAAAATAAGGTGGCAATTAAAAAGCAGAAACACAATCAATATTTTTATTTAATATCAAATGGATACATTTTAAACAGGCAATTAGGTGGCACCATCAGTTTTAGCAGAGACAGCCTTAAAAGCCTTATGCTATGCGGTGTTCCCGCTTGATGGGTGGCACAGTTCGTAAGGTGGCACTAATAAAAAACATATATACAACTTAATATTTTTTATTATTTTTTTTCTTACGCATTAGTAAAAAATAAGTGCCACCTGCCACCTTTTCTAGATATACATTTGATATAATATAAAAAATATCGGTGGCACCTGTACTTTTTAAGTGCCACTTAGCTGCCACCTTTAGATTCCGCATTGCTTTACAGATTCCCTTATTTTTTTGTTATCAAGCTTTTTTCCTTCGATAAGAACCCAAGGTCTTTCTTTTTTGCCTTCGATTTTGATAGTCATTTGTTGCGCGTGATGCTGTCGCAATTTCGTCAACTGACCTTCTTCAATATGAGTGTCAAAGTCAGATAGCTTCCCCATTTCACGAACAATCTGACGAAAAGTCATCGCTGGATAAGGCGGATTCTCCATCAGTTCCAAAGGTCACATCTAGGGGTAGCACCACCCTCTTGTCAGAATCTTTTCTAACTCTATGTATAATAATGATATTTTTATTAAAAGGTAACAGGAGTAAGTAGGTAGCACCCCCATTTAAAAACTATATATAAATATATATAGTTTTTTAGTTAAATTTTTATATAAATTAATAAAATTAGGTGTTACCTGTTACTTTTATCATCCATTAGATTGATTTTACTTGTTTATGTTATAGCTTAACGAAATAATTTCGGTTACGAAATAAATTTAATGATTTCAAAAGGGAGAGAGATGAGTCATTCAGTTGATTTTCGCCGTCACGTGCTGAATGTAAGAGAAAAAGAAAAGTGGAGCATAAGAGAAACGGCAAAACGCTTTCACATCGGTGCCACTTCGATTACCCGCTGGCTGAAGCGAATTGAAAAGAACCCCTCTTCCCCCGGCAGCGTAAAATAGATAAAGCGGCTTTACTCAAGGATGTTGAGCGTTACCCGGATGCTTACCAGCATGAAAGGGCTAAACGTTTCGGGGTGTGTACCAAAGCCATTTGGTCCGCCCTGAAACGTTTGGGCGTCACCTATAAAAAAAACCCTCAATCATCCCAAGGCGAACGAAGATATGAGGCAAGCCTTCCAAAACAAGATAGCTGACTATGAAAAACGGGGGAAATCAGTCGTTTACCTGGATGAAAGCGGCTTTGCCCATGATATGCCGCGTTGATATGGCTATGCCCCACGGGGTCAACGCTGTTTCGGTCAACATAATGGGCAGGCAAAGGGTCGAACCAATGTGATCGGGGCGTTACTGGGAAAAGCGCTGATGGCGGTGGGATTGTTCATGTGTTCTGTGAATAGTGATGTGTTTCACGCCTGGGTCATTCAGATACTTCTGCCGAGTTTGCCACCCGACTCTGTGGTGGTCATGGATAATGCGACCTTCCACAAACGTTTGGACACTCAAAAAGTGATCGATGACGCGGGGCATATCATTGAATATCTGCCTCCTTACTCGCCTGATCTCAATCCTGTTGAGCATAAATGGGCAGAAGCAAAAAGCAAAAGAAGAGCGGTCAATTGCAGTATCGATGCTTTATTTTCTCATTACATGACGTCACCAAAATTATTTCGTTCAGCTATATACAGACGATAAAGGCGCTTTTGAAACAGTTCACGATACCAAGCTGGACGCCTTGGAAGAAATGATTCAAGAAGCGGCTGGCCAACCTGTGCTGGTTGCCTACAACTACCAATCAGATTTAGCGCGAATCAAAGTGAGATTCCCCAAGGCTGAACTTATTGGCCATGCCGCTGACACGATTGACCGTTGGAATACTGGAAAAATCCCTCTCCTCCTGGCGCATCCTGCCAGTGCGGGGCATGGACTCAATCTTCAATCTGGCGGCAACATCATTGTGTGGTTTGGTTTGAACTGGTCGCTTGAACTGTATCAGCAATTTAACGCAAGGCTTCACCGCCAAGGCCAGACCAGGCCTGTTTTTATCCATCATCTCGTCATGAATGACTCTATAGATATCACTGTCCTTGAGGCTCTAGAGAACAAACACATCAATCAGAAAGCGTTATTGGATGCACTAAAAAAAGACATCTCAGGGCGTTTGGCTCCGGATTTAAATCTCAAATTGAGAGGAAAACAGAATGAATGAAGAAATTTTTACCCTGAAAGAAGCCTGCCAATTTATGAAACTCAGCGAAAATACGCTCAAAACATGGATTAAATCTGGACGGCTGCCTTGCAATAGAACTGGGCACGATGGGAAAAGAGGTGAATATCGCCTCTTAAAAACAGATTGTATTGAATCCATCCGCCGCACGATCAACAATGAAAATGTGAATGCGGTTGGCAGACAAAAGGAGCAGTTCGTATGTCAATCAAAATGCGGTACGGGATCTGGCACTGTGATTTCGTTACGTCAGACGGCCAAAGAATTAGGCAATCTCTTGGAACAGCGGACAAGAAGGAAGCACAGGAGTTGCACGATAAACTAAAATCGAATGCTTGGCGAGAAAATAAACTCGGAGAAATTCCGCAAAAAACATTTGAAGAAGCTTGTGTGAGATGGATTAAAGAAAAGCAACATAAGCGATCATTGGATGATGATAAAACCAAAATTGCATTTTTTTTATTGCATTTTTCAAAAAAGTCCTTGTCAAATATTACAGAAGATGAAGTCACCCATGTGATTTCAGAGATGAAAAATCGCAGACATCAGCAACGGTGGGTCTCAATAAAGCGTGCCTCCTTAAAAACAGGTTATCAAGTACCTGATTTTAATGATAAGGCGGTGTCACCCGCTACTCGCAGTCAATATCTGTCTTTTATGCGAGGTCTCATGCGTATTGCCGCCAATGAATGGGGATGGTTAGCCAAGCCCCTGAATTTAAAAGTACGAAAACCAAATGATAAGCGTGTCCGCTGGTTATCTCGTGAAGAAGCGAATCGACTGATTTCAGTGGTAAATCAAAAATTTCAGGCCGATAGTGATCTTTGCGTTAGCCACGGGGTTACGTCGTTCTAATATTATCCATTTAGAATGGCAGCAAATAGATATGGAAAGAAAAGTGGCGTGGATCCATCCGGAGCAAGCAAAGGCAGGTAAAGCGATTGGAGTTGCCCTTAATGAGACGGCTTGTAGGGTTCTGAGAGAGCAACTTGGAAGACACTCTCGTTGGGTTTTTGTGAGAAAGAAGACAGTCCAAGGCCGTGAAGGAGAAAAGCAGGATCTTGTGAGTAAATTCAGGGTTGATGATAATAGAGCTTGGAAAACGGGGTTAAAAAAAGCGGGGATAGAAAATTTTCGTTTTCATGATCTTAGACATACTTGGGCAAGTTGGCTGATACAATCAGGTGTTCCACTCTCTGTTTTGCAGGAAATGGGCGGCTGGGAATCTATCGAAATGGTACGTCGTTACGCACACCTTTCGCCCAGCCACCTGACTGAGCATGCCAAGAAAATTGACGAGGCGTTGGCAAACGATGTCACTAATCTGGCACTTTTAAATAATTCCTAGGAGACAAAACTACGTAACCCCTTGATTTTATTGGTACGCCCTACTGGATTCGAACCAGTGACCTACGGCTTAGAAGTGAGTAGCTTCACCTTATAATTCATTGATATACCCCATCTTTCCTCGCTCTCACGTCAAAAGATGCTTTCAGAAACGTACAGATAATCCATCATACTTGCGGATACTTGTCCCAAATCCGTCCCACTAAATAAATATAGCTAAGCGTCTTTGTACTAATCACATTAAAAAAGTTATTTTTCAAGTTATACAGAATAATTTGCTAAACAACCATTAAGTCTTTTAGCTCTGTGTTGAATTTCCAATTTTTGGATTAACTAATCCAAAACCGCCCTAACCATTCGTTTAACCACCAAGAAATTTTTATGGCTAAGTTAGTCGCACTTAACAACACACTCAATCACTAAGATAATATCTTTATGATGCAGTTATTCCGGTTTCTTAGGCCAATCAATATCCGGCGCGTTTGAGGTATCGAGACGATTAAGCAGTACTCGATATCGCTTCCATGCTGTCAATTTTTGCGTCTCTTCTTGCGTTGCCATCTCCAAATCAATCACATCTTGCAAAGGGGAAATAACCTCTCTTGCACCCTGCATTAGCCCGCTTTTTTTATCTTCAGCCTCTGTGATTAATTGATGCTTTGTTTTAGGCGGAATATCTACCCAAATTGGGTCACCCTTTTCACTGATCCCTAACGTTTTACCGATAGGGGCTGGATTAAGCGCAAATTCACGATAAACGCTGTAGGGGACTGCTTTGGCTTTATCATCCCAGCTACCCGCTTCGATATAATCCTTTTTCATTGAACCGGCGAACCAGGCTAATTTTCTCTGACCAAAATAATAAGTTTCTTCGTTTACTGAATTCATGATTACCATCCTATTGCAATCCATCTCATATCAGTTAATGGAGAATCCTTATATCCATCAGTGACCAAACTCTGACGCATTTTAAATCCAACTTTATCCGCACTCATTATATTAGGTGCATACATTTCAGATAGCGTATCATTGTAATTGAAATTAGCCAATCCCATTCCGGCTAAGGTATTTGGGAAAGCCATAGGAAATAACTTTCTTGACCTATCAGTTTTATACACGCTACCCCACTGAATAATTATGCCCGTATTCGGATCTTTCATCCAACCATTTGCCAATTTATTTGTTGTCCATTTTACTGAATTTATTTTTGCATCGACTTCTGTTTTTGTATAGGTATCTTCCTCTACTGCCAGCGTGCCATTTTTTTGTGGAAATAATAAAGTGGTCTGTGTGGCTGTATCGTAAATCTGGGTTCTTTTTGAATTTTTGACATACGCAAACTCAGAACCTGCTGACCCGTCTGTACCGCCCAGATTAAAAATCGTATCACCGTTTGAGGATTCAAGGTTAAGTCTTCCAGCTTTGAGGGGTTCTTTTGAATTTTTTTCCGCAAAAGTATCTGTACAGGCTTTTTGGCTCATCACATCGGTTGTTGAGTCACCGGTCGTTTGTGTAGTCGTTCCTTTTAATTTTTCGATATACGCAATATACTGTGCAGCCTGTTCTTTAAATCTATTGGGGCCATATTTCAATATGTCAGCGAAATAAAACTGTTGGGCGCCATCACTATCATAGACCGCCATCGAGTGGCTTTCGACTGTCACAAATTTAGCGATTTGTCCATTATAAACCGGGAACCCGGCGTGATTAATCATAATGGGTTGAGCAACCGGCACTGTTGAGCCATCTTCGTTTTCAATATACACTTGAATCTGGTTCGTTGGTATTGTTGGATCGGTATTGCTTTTACCGATATAGATTTTGCCGTTTGAACATGCCTGAAATTTTCGTCTTAGCGTAAATAACTGAGTGGGCATACTCACGACAATATTGGGGATAATTTTTGACATACCTTTCTCCCTGCATAGAGTAAGTTTTTTATTGCGTTTCTGACTGCTGTTGACTGGAAGAGGCCGCAATGATAGGGCGAAAAAGCTTAACAGCGTTATTTAAGGCCCGCTCATAAGCTGGCGTGCCCGTCTTTTTGTTTGCCAGCCGCAACAATGCGTTTCTTACCGGCCTGGACTCATACATCCTCATCACCATCCCGAAGCCCACTTCACCGGCTAGAGACACCCCGCCAGAGCCGAAAGCCGCTCCAATCCTTAGCGGATTAGCCAATGCCTGACCCGTCTGTGTCACTATATTTGCCGTATCCGCGCGCTGAGTTGTCTGGAGGACATCATTGAGCGCCTCAAGCTCCTTCATATGCCTTGCGCTGAATACCGTGTTATAGATTTCGCCACCAGCTTGCTTCTTCAACTTGCTAATTTGTGTCATGAATTTTGCGGGCGAATCCCCTACCGTTTCAGCAATTTTGGCGATATATGCTGCACGTACGGCATCCTTTCCGGTATTATCCAGCGCTGGCCATATACGTTTAATATCTGAGGCATTACGACTGTAGACTACGCTGTTAATTAACTCGGGGGTGGCTTCACGGGTCGCTTTATTTAGGTTGCGAGCGATGCGTTTATTCAGCACCTTGTTGTAGACGTTTTCGTAATCCGAATTCGCTTTGAGGTAAGTGGCGGCTTCCTGGGGGCTAAGGGACTTGCTGACTGAGTTTCGCAAATCTTTTGTCATGGCATTTTCAACCCGATTTGTGATTGCTTTGGCGTGGTTTGGAAACACCAGGGCATCTCCCTGAACATTTGAGCGAAAGGCCGTTCTGTGTTGCTTAAGCAGGTCAAAATCAACACCGCCTTGCTGAGTTAATTCTCCCTTTAAATTTCGGAGGGTATTAAGCAAATTCTGGTCTACCGATGTCCCTAGCTTCTCAAGCCTTGGTAGAACGGTATCAATGGCGTTAACGGCATGGGTTGTTTCTACCGGATTTACGCCCATTTTTTGCGTTATATCGTCAATAACACGCCCCGCGGCATCTTTACGACTTTTCAAATTTGAGGTCAGTGACTTAACCACCGTATCAGGATTGTACTCACCAAACCGGTCGAGATAATCACTGACCAGTTTGCGGCGTGTTGTCTGTTGCGCTGCCCTACGCGCCCCCGTACCCAGCAACGCACCTTCCCCGCCCTGAGTCAGCCCACGAGTCAGTGCATTCTGGGGTGGAAGCATGTCTGATGTCATTGGCGCAACGCCCATTGATTCAGCTGTCATCATCTTCTGGGCTGCCTCTGGAGCAATCTCACCTTTTAGTGCCGCAATCCCCTTCCCAACCCCTTTTGCCGCTGCAGACAGCAACCCTTGCGCGGCAAGGTTAACCCCAGCATTTGTCGCAGCGTTCTGGGCAAAATCGCCTCGTTGATTCGAGGCATCAGCAAGCGAACCTACCATCATCTTTCCTGCTGCGCCAAGCCCTGGGATAAGGTAATCACCCACTGTCTCCCCAGCCAGGGCGTAAGGGTCTGCAGGCCTGTCTACGGGACGATAAATATCGCCTAATAATCGACCCCCACCGACAGCTTGACTTAATGCATTGATAAGATTAGCCCCGCCTTGAAGGACATCAAACGGGATATTCACTAAACCCCGTCCCGCCTCCGTGAACGGATCTTGTATTTGCGACGATTCATGGGGATTCTGTTTGTCGTGATAAGCTAAGATTTCATCCGTGGGGATATCAAGATTGGCCATTTGAGCCGATGACAACGCATTATTATCGTGATGATTCGCTATTTCCCCAGACTGAGTAGATTGCCCAGCAAAGTACTCGTCAATGGCCTCACCAATACCATCGATGCGAGTACCATCGGGAAACACAAACGTTTTCCCCTTTGCCGTTACTTTCATCACTCTACCTTAAATTGAATGCCTGACTTTGATGTATAGCGACCATCTGATTGCAGACGTTGATTGTGGGCAGCGGAAGAGACGACCAAAGCATCATAGACTCTTCCTGATTGCCCTCTCAGGGCGTTGTATTGACCTTGCATCTTTTTCATTTTTGTTTCTGTTGCGAGTGTAGAATCGCCCGGCTGAGGGAGATACATTTTTGCATATTCTTGCATCTCGGGGAGCGTAATGGCGGCGCCTGTTTCTGGACGAAGAATGGCATACAGGGCATCCCTTGCATTGACCATGTACTGTTGCTCTACTGGAGAAAGACTCAGGTTCGCAATGGCTCCCTCACCCAGCGCGCGATTGATTAATGCCACGCGTTTAGTGTCTATTTTTTTCCCTAATTTATGCATTGAATCCATGGAATCCTTCAGGCGGAGGGCGAATCCCGCTGCTTTTTTTGATCCCTCATTGGCTTTATCAATGATACTTTGCGCGTGTGGCAGGCTGATTGGCTTAATGCCATCACCCGCAATGGGCTGGTTTATTTTTCCCGTTTCTTCACTCCCATCCGTGTAATATTTGGTTACTGAGCCATCGTCATTTTTCTCAACCTTCATGAGCTTTTTACTGACGGTATTAATACCCGCCGCATTCGCAAATGCCATCGCCGCATCCGGATCTGACTGAAGCATTTCAGCGTATTGACGATAGTTTTGCATCGCCGCAGTAGGCGCATAAGCAGCAGTTAACGCATTTGCTCCACTGATATACTGTCCTCGCATTGTTAAAGTCTCACCTGCTCGATTGCTTCGTTCCGTTTCAGCCAATTTATTTCTGTCAATGTTCCGCCCTTCTTGTTTATCCTGAACGTCAAAATAACTCTTTGGGTCAGCGTGCAGATGAATTAAATCGGTCATTTTGTCAAATTGTTGGGGGTCTTGCTTGTAGGATAAAAAGACTTCTTCGGGTGTCAAACCGAATTGACCTAATAGGGGTACATTTTTCTGTAAAGAAGCGATAAGCGATTGATCCCCCCTTTTCGCTGCAAGACGCAAATCCATTGCCGCTTGACCAATCATCTGATTTCTATCCTGATCAATAAAACCCATCCCTTTTTGAATGCGCTCGATTTGTTCAGGATGTGCCGCGGCCAATTGCTTCATGGCATCACGATCATTAGCCGCATAAGCCGTACCCAATGATTTCATAAAATCCGCTTCTGACTGCTGTTGTTTGTTCGCCTCTAATCGCTCAGAAATGGCCCCTAAACCCTGGGCTAACATCACACCCGTATTGGGCCTTTCTGCATATTGCGGTACAGTGGGCAAGCCTAATCCGCCCGCCGTTTGATTTTCTATTTGCAGACTTGGCAATCCCGCCAGTTGAAACGTTGCCATAGAAACTCCTGATTAAAATAAACTCCCTAACAGACCGAGCCCTCCACCGATGGCAGCACCCCAGGGGCCGCCAATAGACCCCTTCATCGCCCCAATGCTTGCCCCGGTTAAAGCACCGGCCGTACCCCCACCTAACGCGCGGTGAAATCCAGAAGGACTATTGGCCGCAGCGGCATTAGCAGCCCCCATATTCTGTAATAACTGACCCACGTTATTGGCATAATTTTGCCCGGCAGAAGCCTGTCCACTGGCCGCATTCATCCCAATACCCACTAAATTACCGTAATTTTGCATCTGTCCCGATAACCAGTTTTGACCCAATGCGGGTGCAATCGCGGCTAATTGATTGCCGGTTGCGGTTGAACCTAAACCGCCTGTCGCTTCAGCGGCATTTAAATGTTGATAGCGGGCTTGATTGGCTAAATCATTAAACGGTTGGGAGTGGTAAAATTGGTTTAATGCCTGTCCTTGACCGTCTAATGTCGTCAGATTTTGCAATTCCCCTAATGCCGGGCCGCCCACTTTCATATACGGCGCCAAATTTTGCATCACCTGATTCCATTGTGCTCTTTGCAAGCCGATTGCTTCACGTGATGCTCTGGCCTGTTCGCTTGCGCCATTATCTCCGCTGCTTCCACCCATTGACTAATTCCTCTTTCGTGACTTGATACAGGGTCATATTGATTTGGTGATGACCTGCCGTCAAGGCGTTATCAATCACCCCCACTTTTCGCATCTTCATTAATTGACAAATGACTTTTCCCCATGGGGTCTTCTCAGGGACATACGTGATGACGGTGGAAAAATGGATATTATTAATCAACCAGTTTGAAAATCGTTTTGTTGCCGCTAATGCGTATTGACCTCTGAATCCAGGCTCAAACACCGGATGCACTTCAATTAACTTGTTGCGAATAAATTCAATTGAGAAAAAACCAACGAGCATTAACCCTTCGTAAACACCCACATAAAGCTGATTATTTTTTAATTGATACTCCCCGTTATTTTCCATGGCATAACCGACTTTGGCTTTATCCGTAAAAAACCGATAAAACTGTTCGATATTCTCAATCACTTTAATTTCCATCAGTCAATTAATCCATGCGAACGTAACGCCTCTTCTAATGCGTTAATGCGTTGTCTGGCTGCGATTAATCCATTTTCTAAAGTCTGAATTTCCGATTGATGAGCGGAAGCCTGTATGCTTACCGCATTAATCTGCTGCGCCTGTGTCGCCAGTACCCTATCTTGCTCATCATTTCTTGTTTTCGACTGATAGGCATCGTCCGCCGCTTCATTGGCTTTACCGGCCACTCTACCCATATCCGATAAATTGTTTAAGACAATCATGCGGTAGGCGGTCGAAAAATTAGCGGGTAAAATCGTTGGGTCAATGTGCGTGACCTGAAGCTCAACCGGGTTATCCGCATTACGTCGGTTCATTATTCCATCCTGATTGACAAATCGGATAAGGTCACCGGTGATTTAGTGATGATACGGATTTTAAAGCCGATATTTTTTCTCACGCGTCCAATCCGTCGCCAGAGAATGCGTTTGTCATACTGAAAAGGGGAATTTTGTTCTATTAGTTGTTCTCTGCTGTAATTAATGCCGTCTGTTGTGACAGACAGAAATAACTTATCCGCGATTTGAGCAACACCCGTTGAAGCTTCCAGTTCAAAATCAAATAATCGGGCATTATCCGCTTTTATCATCGGGGTATAAAGAAGGTGTTCAGTCTGCTGTTCATATTGATTTGACGCATTGAAAATTAAATGACCGAGCACGCCTTCTTTCTTATCACCGACGGTGATTTGATTGTCAAAAAACATAAAATCAATCGCCCGATAAGGCTCATCATAAAATCCGCTTTTCAGTAATGACCATTGCGAATATTGATGGCTTGCTGAGCCATCAAAACAAAGGGTGTGTTTGGGCAGGTGAAGGAGTAATAATTCATGGTTGTCAAATCGAATCGACTCCATAAAGGAAGCCGCTAATTCATCCGCAGAATAATAACGGATAATTTTATCGATGGTCGCGGTAGATATTTTGTTTTTTTCACCTGCGCCGATGAGATAAACCGCCGGTTGCCCGGTCGATTGATGGCTCAAGATGGCGTATTTGTCTTGATAACGACATTTGCAATCACGACCGGCAATACCCGCTTGGATCATATAAGCGGCTTGATGAATATAAAGCGGTTGGGATGTATCCGCCGATCCGGTTAAGGTAAAATACTCGATACTTGACGACCCAAAACAAACAATCAGGTCTCGCCATGCGTCGACGGAAACGATGCCATCGGGCTGAGATTCAGCGCGATAAAAAGGCTGATATCTATCCGGTTTGGATTCATCTTCCAAATCAGTTACGCCAAATCGTTCACCCCCTTTTTGTAACCAGATGTAACGCCCCCGATTTCGACAAACATCAATCACTTCACCTAAATCATATTGAGGGTATTTATCCTTTGGCCAGTTTGATAATGCCTTCTCGGTACCGTCATATCTATATAACTTTACTTTACCTTCAAAACAAATCGCCTGACTATGACTCGAGTGAGACATAGATACTCGGCTCATTCCAGCTATATCAGCAACTTCTTTGTCATTACGATAAAGTGTATTGCCACAGACCCGATAGAGCGCGTTATTTTTGGTATTAAAATGGACACCCCGTGAAACACCCTTTGCGTCCTGCTTTTTCTCAATGCCAGGGAAAGAGCGTAAATAACCCGAGGCATTCAGGACTTCTTTGGGTGTGGCTAACATATTTACAGGTAAGGCATCAATATAATCGGCTGTTTTGATATCTTTAACTAATCCTTTAGCTAACGGGATCTGTATTTTTGGCATGAAAACCTCGCTCAACATAATAACTCGCCGTACCTAACGCGGTATAGTTATTCCCCTGGCCAACCGGCATATCACCCCGTCTTGCTATCGAGGGGACGCTCAGCGTATCAGTGAGCAACGCATCATAGGCGGCCGCCGCTGAAGCTTCTTGTCTCGGTGTGGGTTCAATGCCATAATCCGATAACATTCTCAGCATCAATTGATAACCCATCACCTGTTTATATTTGCGAGGAAGCCCGGAAGCATCATCGGAGGTGGGGTTTTCTTCTTCTGCGGAAAATTGATAGCCCAAATCCCCAAATGTAATCTGCAACTCGGCCATCAAGTCTTCAAGGTCATTAATGCCCTCCTCAAAGGATTGGGGCTCTACATCTATATTAGTCGCCTCTGAAGCAATACCCGCTTTACGTAATGCAAACAGAACAATCTCCCCTTTAGTCAGCGGTTTTGTCATCGTTAGCCCTTTTCCCTTTTTTAGGTTCTTGGGATTTCTCTGGTGTCTTTATTTCGTCAATCGACGACACAAAGCCCCTTTTTTCGAACTCAGGGAAATCCCTTGTCACTATCACCGCTTGGACATACCCTGCTGCATTATCCGACCAGGCAAAAACACTTTTTCTTTCCATTTTCACCTCGATAAAAAGGGCACTAAAGCGCCCACTTCGTCATAAATTTAAGGATTACCAAAGAATTGACCACCCATATGCGGATTAAAGCAGACATAAGCAGGCAACAGGTCAAAACGCATCATCTGCTTGTTTGCGTCACCATCCGCATATTTGTGTACACGAATAGAAAACCCTTCATACGTTGCCACGGCGGAGTCAAGGCTATGCAATTTTGGCAAGGGGATGGTCCCAAGCCCACAGAAAAACTTATTGTAGAAAAGATTAGGTTTCATCTGTTGTTTAGCCGTTCCTATGATAGAAACTGCATCTCCTGCCTTAACTTTTGCATCAACGGCATTGTATTGAGAATTTTTTTCATCATAAATCGGAACACCAGATAATTTGACAGTGACATCACCCGAAGCGGTAGAGTTAGTCTCTTCCAGCACCGTTGCCGTAAAACTCATCGCTGTTGATCCATTATATAATGTTTGTTTGCTTTGCTGATTTAACCAATGAGTAGACGTGAATTTAAGTTGATCACCGGCTTTTAGGAAGCCTGTTTTACTCGGGGTGGCGCCGGTCAATGCTACCGTAAATTGATAGGAATCCTTAACCGACAGATAATCAACGTTAGGGGCGGTTTTAACCTTGATGGCTCCGTCAAAATCACCTTGTTCTCTCGAGGCCAACCCATTAGACATCAATGCACGAATGCCCCCGAAATTACCTGATATCTGCGCATTCTCCCAGGCTGTACGCACTAATTGATCCGCAGCATGTAACCCTGATTGCGCATCCGCCAGCCGTTGGGCTGACCAGGGATCCATGATGGCATAGTTCTCGCCTGTTTTAATACCGATATCTTTTATAAATGAAGCGGTTTGAGCTACATCAGCCCATTTTTTTATCGCTGTATTCGGTGAACCGAGCGACAAAGCGCCATTGTTCATCATAAAATGGGCTAATTCGGTTTCCAAATCAGTGACCATGCGTTCATGAATGGGTGATAAAATTTGATCAAGCTGATTAAGCTTTAGCGCCTCTTCAATTTGTGTCCATTCGACGGCCACCGTGATATATTTACCCACTTTGCCTGTCGCTTTAGCAGAGAAAAGACCATTTTTATCTTTCCCCGTAATGTCACCCGTCTCTGTTCTTTCAGACTTAAATTGATGCGGACGCTTAAAGCTCACACTGTCGCCTGTATTTGAATTTATCTCACCCGATAATAATTGTCTGTCAACGGTTTTACACAAAACAATATCCGACATAAAACCGGGTAAGAATTTTTTTAACACGATTTGACTAATATTTGACTCTAGATTATTTGCCATTTTTTTACTCTTATTCAATCATTGCGCCGGGGCACAATTGGGTAAACTCATCGGATTTCACGTTTCCAGCACCCCCTTTTAGCTCAGGCTCTGGTTTAGGGGTTTTCTTAGGTTTGGGGGCCAGTTTTACCTTCTGGCTAATTTGGCCTAACAGAAACGCGGCACGAATAGGATCATGTTCAGCGGTCAGCCGCTGGCGTAATGCTTTGTTTTTTCCAAGTGCATAGGCGATAAGTTCTGTTCCCTCATCAGCCGCATGAATTAAAATTTCCTGCTGTAATATGGGTACCTCTGATCGCACAACCTCTTCCATCTCCGTATAATCTTTAACGGGTAATTTAGCCGCGCGTTGTTGATGAGACTTTAAACGTTGAATAAATCGTTCCTGAACTTCTTGTTGCTGCCTTTGCTGTGCTTGTTGCTTTTGTTCGACATGGCTTTTGTTCTCATGCCAATCGGTAAGTGCTTTTTCATAGACTTCTTCATCATAATCACACGATCCCAAGGTGGGTTTATCGGGAATAACGTTATTATGATTAACCTGCGATTGATGAGACTGCTTGGTGGTTAATTCCTCAAGCTGACGTTTCAGATCGCGATTTTCTTTCTGTGTTTCTTTAAAACCTTTTCTCAGATCTTTAACCCACTTAGGCGCAGGTTTACCTTCTATTGAGTCATCTTCTTCGCTTAGCGATATTTCTTCATCGCCAATTTGCAATGAATAGTCTTGATCCTGCTCGACTTCCTGATCGGATTTTATTTCAATATTATCAGTATCAACTTTTTGCACTTGAGCAGCATTATTCTCACGCTCTTGCGCTGGCTGCTCAGCGGTATTTTGCGGGGGTGTTTCCTGATTTTTGGATACCGGTATCGCCTGACCATCGATGATCAGTTCGTTTTCCATTTATGACTCCTTAACTCTGCGAGAAGTCCGCAGGTAACTGTAGGTTATGTTCAGATTGAATGGTTTTTAGCCGCATCCCTATTTTGTTTATGCTGCGTATCGGTTGCTTTTAGAATTAACTCGGCATCCGCTCTAGAAGCATCACCCTGTTCTTTTTGGAACTGGTGAAGCATTTTAAGGGCTTCCCTAATTTCTGCTCTTTTAGCACTATCAGCAGAGGCGAGAATTTGAACCATTTTCGCTTCTGCTACTCTCGCCTCCGTTTGTGCCTGGAAGGCTTTCACCTGGATAGCCAGTTCTTCGTTCTTCGCTTTCTGAACCTCCGCTTGCCCTTGCATCAATACCCCTTGAGCGGCGACAAGTTCAGCATTAGGTTGTTGTGCTTGCTGTATCATCTGCGCAACCATCTGCTCTTCTTCTGTATTGCGCGGTTTAACGACGCCCTGCGTTAATAACTGTTTACGGTTATATTCCTTAAACTCGTCGAGTCCTTCACCCTCCATATTATCCAGAATGATACCTTGTAAAACCTGTCGCATTGGGTCTTGCGGTAACATGCCCGCCAACAGATTGGTCAGCACTGAAACCGTCGCATCCCGTCTTGCGGTATAAGACGGCCCCACATCGACCGTGACATCATAACGCCCACTGGATAAGTCATTCATCGCGACGACTTGCCCGGTCTGATTATCATTGATGACCACCGACATTAAGGCGATATCGTCAGTGCCGTCCGCATTAACAATACGAACCTGTCTATCCGAGCCGTAGACTTCACGGGCCATCGATAACCAAACTTCACCCGCGCGCTTAAGGCTCTTCGCCATATTGTCAAGATAAATAAACGAGGACATATCGGAACGATGCATCAGATGATTAACCGTTTCTTTGGCTATATTGCTGGGCATTGGCTGCATCGCCTGGCTTGAACCGGTGACTTCTTGAATATCCGCCCCCGTTTGCTTTAATAACGCCGCCATCGCCTGATTCAGTGGCTGGGGTTGCGTGTATCCGACTGGCGTCGGGGGCGCAATAATATTACCTTGCTTGTCAACAATCTCATTGAGTGGCAAGAAAGCCGGCCTATTTTTATTTCGATTCGCCCAATATTTCTCCAGGGTTTTTATCTGACTCTTACCGACAATCGGAATTGAACCCGTATCCTGTGTGGCCGAATCTGCCAGCATCGACACCTGTAAGTTATACAGACGTTGGGCATCCATGGCTTTTGCTATGTGACCTTCGACTCGCTCAATATCATCGATAAACCACCGCTTACCATATACCGGAATTAACGGGATATGCTCACCGGGTATTCGTTGCGCTTTCTCAAGGAAGCCCTCACCATCCACCACGGAGACATAAACCCGCCGGCGCTTAATGGTTCGCCGTGCCGCCTCAATGAACCCGATGTCTGCCAGCTCATCCTCAACGAGTTCAAGCTGATCACTGTCATAGGTGACGGTTTCACTTGTCAATGGGTTTTGAAAACTCACCACATCCACCGACTCTTTTTTTACTTCGTAGTATTTTGCGATATAAACCACATCAACATCGTACCAATCATAATCCCATGATCGTTCAATGCCGCTCATTAACGTTGCCGGGTCTTTGTTGTATTCCGCCTTATACTTTTCAGTAGAGAGTGAGTACATGCAAAAAGCCCATTCTGCGTCAGATTTATCATATTTCTTCGCATCAGGATCGAACCAAACAGAGCGGGCGGGGTCGTATATTGGCTCGAGGCAAATACGTTGTCTCTCATCCATCGGATCAAGCGCATTGACTAAATTTGTCGTCAGCCTAAAGCAACCAAACCCCCCGGTTGAGCCGTCATCAAAAGCGTTATCGCACGCTTCGCCGCCATCCGTTTCTTCGTAGTCTGCGCGGAACAGGCCATTTAATTTATTGGCTAACGCTTCGCTGGCGGCCTTATCGCCGGGCCTAAACTTAACCGTAATCCGATTGTTGCGATATTCGCTGATTATCCGATTAAGCTCGGTCGATATTTTATTAATTTCAAACTTTGGATACTTCTCAAAATGTTTGCCTAATTCAGAGCCCGCGGCCGTTGCCCCTTCCCATTGCCCACCCGGGACGCGCGCAAATCTTGTCGCCTCGAGACATTTTTCTCTCACCGCTTCCTGCGGGGAGTGCGCTCGGTCAAACTTGCGCATAATTTGTTCATGTCTTTTTTGTAATGTTTCAGCCATCATGACCAACTTGACGATGAGGGGACCACGATTTCCGTGTCTTCTGTTATGCGCAGAGGATTAGCAAAGGACATCATCAGCGTATCTGCCATATTGGGCGATTTTATTCCTTTTAATCGCATTTCATCTTTGCTCATCAACTGAATTAATCGGTTTCCGGGTGTGCGTTTTCGTTGTTGTTTAATCAGCTCTGACTTGAGTTGTGACAGTTTCGCTATTTTCGAAGAGAGACTGATCAACGCCTCCGGATCGAGATATTCGCCCTTTTCGACGGCGCGCCACGTTTTATAAAATCGGTCCGCTAAATAAACCCAATATTGCGCGCGTTTGTTTCTAAAGGTATCACGGTGAGTTCTGTCATCATTATTTGAAGAAGGCAGGTACTCACCATTGCCGGGTACATAGATTTCATCAGGATAATCAGGCGAATCGCCCGCCCCAAAGCCCGTCACCACCATCTTGTTACCGTCATTGCTGTGTCTTAGATGCGTTTTTACAGTGCCTGCCCCTAACCCGATATTGTCATAGATAAAATCATCCGCCCGATAGTCAAACGCTTCATCGAAAGCCGTCATCGTTGCATCAGCAACATCACCTTCTGACCAGCTCACGCAATCTTCAATCAGCACGCCATAGCGTTTGGATAATGCCTTTTCATCCTGACCGGAATCAGCGGGGTCGAAAGTGACAACACGAATTCCGCTTGGTTTAAACCCTAACTTGATATGTGCATCAATCGCCGCCTCCACCCACTCAGGCTGAATTAATGCATCCTCGTAATTCGCATCACACTCGCCCCCGTAAACATGCCGCCATTTTTTATAGTTTTCCCGTTTCATCTTCTGCGCATCATTTTTAAGCTCTGCCGGTAACCAGGGATTATCCAGGTAGCTCACTTTACCAACATATAAATCATCGTCTTCATAGTAACCTTGCTTATCGATTATCGCTTTGTAGGGCTTGACAAAACGCTTATATACAGCACCGTCTTCTTCTGCTGGATTAAAAGAAAACCATAACTCAGAGCCCGGCTTGCGAATGGTGGGGATAAGGGTATCCAGACTTTTCTCAGATACGGTCTCCGCTTCCTCCACCCAAGCAACATCAAAATCATGTTTGGATTTGATAGAAGCGATATTACGCGCTAGCTGGCCATATTTGAAAATGGAATCATTGATGCCTTCAATGTAAGTATTAAGAATACGAAACCGATTTTGTAATCCCAACGTTTCTACCTCGGCCTGCAATACCGCATGGACAGAATCTTCAATCGAATTCATAAATTCCCGCAAGCACAAAAACCGGCGTTTATGCATGGAGGCCGTGATTAAGGCTATTTTCGCAAATGAAACGGTTTTCATACCACCCCGCCCGCCAAAGTAAACCTTTATGCGTTTCGGTTTGAACATGGGGGCGAACTTTTCGCTAATTTGCACTTTCACGCTGAGGTATGCCGATAAATTCAATACTGATTTTGTTGTCCGTTTTTATCGCGCCGCCCGCTTTGCCCGTAAGGGCGGTTTCTTGTTTTTCGGCATAACCGTGATTACATAACATTAACTTAACAATCGTTGGGTTAAATTCACCCGTAAGCCCTTTATTTATCAGACTATTTTCCTGGATGGTTTTGATGGCGGCTAACGTGCCTGAAAATTCTTGATTTTCTTTGGCATATTCCTGTGCGGTAGACCGGCTAATCCCTAAATAACAGGCCAATCCCGCTACACTTGGAACCACATCGCCCACGGTTTTGTATTCCCCCATTAAATAGGCTTTGGCCTTTTCGAGGCTTACGGTTAACTTGCTTGGACGTCCCATTTTCTTCTTACTGACCATCATTTACTCGCCAGATTGACTGAAAAAGGCGTAACGCCGTGTTTTGATGTGTTTCTGTAGAGATTCAGTCTGCTTTTCATTTTCGACTATCATTTTTCTGTTCTTCAATTTGCCTTATCGCCGCTTTATCCTGGTTACACATCTCGAGAGCCAGCAGCAGTTGCTCATTGAGTATCAGGCTATCGCCCCAGGTCATGTGTTCCGATATCACCGGCAGGGCGCAATCATCGAGTAACGTTGCTGGAATGGGCGCGGGCGGCACGGGGATATATTTTATCGGCGTGCGCCCGCAACCGGTTAACAGCGGCAGTAGGCACAGGCAGATGAGCGCAGCGTTCAGGGGTAATCGCTTCCTGTATCTTAATCGTTTGAGGCTGGGATACCTGTATGGCCTGTTGGTGTGCATCCTGGGTGGCTCCCGCTATGGTGTTAAAAATATCAATCGCCTGCGCATAGTGGGTAAACTGAGCACGGGCAGCGTCGCGTTCGGCACTCAGTGACTGGTTCGCCAGTTTTAGGCGGACGTTCTCAACATATTGAAACCTGACTACGATGGAAAGTGCGGTGATTGTGGCAAGTAATCCAGCCGTGAGAAGGAGTTTCCAATGCATAACGTTAATCCGGTAGACAAAGCTCACGCTCTACAGCTCGACGAGTAATCAGTCCTTTAGAGACTTTACCTTCATCATATTTCCAGCGCCGCATTTCATTACAAGCACCGGCCATATCACCGGCATTCAGTTTTTTCAGTAACGTTGAACGCGCAAAAGCCCCACTTCCTACGTTATAAACGAATGAGGCCAAAGCGGCTTTTCGCATTTCAGTCAGCGGCACAGTAACCTGAGTCTCAACTACCGCCATCGCCGCCTTCAGGTCCTTCTCCAGCAAAGCTAGACATTCCTCGTCTGTGTAGTGTTTAGCCGGAATAACATCATTACCTGTATGCCCGTAACACACCGTTAGCACGTCGCCACCGTCTTTATAGGTTTTATGCCTTATTCCTTCATGCCACTGGACTAATACCGCCGCAATAGCAACAGCGCCGCCTGTCATTGCCGTCAGCAGTCGTCGTTTAAGGTCAGGACTCATTATCTTTTTTCACCCGAAAACGGTATTCCTTATACCGGTAGTACCAGTTCAACACACAGGTCAATAAGGTGCAAATGATACCGGTAATCAGCGCCCAGTCACTGAGCGAAAATAGGCCCAACATGCAGGTAGAAAAGCTCCAGCAGTAAGAGGAGGCACTAGTAGTACCTGATACAGTCATTTGACAATCCCCATACTACGTTCACAAATAAGATATAGGTTTTATCACATCGAAGACAGAACGGTATATTTCGTCACTTGAGCCGAAACAAAATCCGTTAATAACATGTGCTTTATCTTGACTAAGCATTTTTGCTATAGCTTTTGGGGAGTAGAGATGAGTATCTAGTGGATGAACTCTACCAGCTAATCCTGCAAGGAGGGGGTTACTGTCGCGTCCTATATTCTTAACGTACGCGCGTGTATCCTGCTTTAAAAAAGCTAATTCTTTCAACTCTGGATCTCTGACCAAATTAAGCTTAATCATTTGGCTTTTCAACTTGTTCCAAAATTTTGAGGCCATAGAGTAGTTATTACCTCTTTTAGCACCGTGCCCACCAGTCATAATATAAATGGGGAGTTTAGGACCATATTCATTTTTTGCTATAAATTCAAGGGGAGCACGGATACTACCACAGTTTATTTTTGTATCCGCACCCAGCTTAAGCGCCCCACTACGATCCCATTTTACCTCACCAACTGCATACACTCTCCACTGGGTGTCTTCGATTCCGCATTTCGCCATACTTTTCACTATAACATTAGAGGGATCGTCAAGATGAACACCAGTGTGGACAGTAGCATGTTCAACATTTCTCATGTTTCCAAGAAATTTTTTAGCCCCCCATCGACAAATACCTGTAATACCTACCACCATCCCTGGCAACCCGGTGGCCAATGATACCCAGCCCAATGTTGATGAAGCCTCCGGATTCGTATCTTCCAGCGCGCCACTCGCTATCGCTGTGATATCCGCGGCCACACCCAGCCCACCGATAATTAATGATGAAGCTGATGCTGAACTCAGTGCGGCCATTACCCCGCCTGCGGCCGCGATTGATGCCCCTGCCGTGAACACCGCCAAGCCAAGTCCTATGGTGCCCATGACAATCCCAGCAATCGCCCACCCACTGATATGGCCGGACGGATCCGTATGATTGATAGGGTCACCAGCACAATAAGCATAAGGATTAATGCCGCCAGCCCCAAAGGGACTTAAGCTATCTGGACAGTTAAAACGCATTAAGACCGGATTGTAGGCTCGGTAACCATTGCCGAGGTGGTAGGTCCCACTGACAGGGTCAACCCGTTCACCGTTAAAGCCCGGGAGCCTATCGCTCGTTTTACCACTGCCGTAAGGTGACCAGACGTGGAGCTCACCTTCGGCAGAGGTCCCCGCCTCTTCAGACCACAGCAAGCTGTCGTTTTTGTCTCCCGCCGTTAGCGTCAATCCCTTATCGTCACTCACGCCCAAACAGGTATGCCCGGTTTTAACCAACCGGGTTGCTTTGTTTGCTGACGTGTTAACTTCATTGACCAATTCAGCCCCACGATAATAAATCTCCCTGATGTCATTATTGCCCGCGTGGCGCGTAATCAAACGGTTCAAGGCATCGTAACTGTAGGTCCCTGCGCGGTGGATTGTCTCATCACTTACGCCCGTTAGACGTCCCATCACGTCATAGGTCAGGGTTCGACCAGCTTCATCTCGGGTCATCCGGCCTTCAGCGTCATAGTTTAAGTTGATGGTCTTCGGATAGTTATCGTGCGTATTAGTTAGCGTTGTCAGTTGGGTCGGGTCGCTCGCGTTCTGATAACTATAGGTCGCCGTGTTGGTGCTGCGGTCAACCAAAGTGGTCTTGACGGAAGTCAAGTTATTGAGGGCATCATAGCGGTACGTTTGCGCGCTCATGCGATGACCATACGCATCCACCGGTAGGCTGTCTCCAGAGGCTGTGTAGCGAATCAGTCGGTTACGGTTGTCATAACCATACTGCTCTTCACGGCAGGTGAGGCCATTTTTCTGTGTCGTGCGGGAAGCCAATAGACCGTTTTTTAACCAGGCTTGTGACAGCCTCAGCGTCATACCCCGGTTGTCGGTCACAGTACGGGTGATTTCGTGCCCAAAACTGTCATAGTTGAAAGCAGTCGTTAAAGACGACGCAGAAGCCTTATCACGCACTGTCTGGCTATTTAATCGACCCAATGCATCATAAGTTAGGTTAACCGTTAAGCTATCATCGGTAATGCGGGTGACGCGACCCTGTGCATCCATGCTGTACTGGGTTTGTTTCCCAGTAATATCAGTATAGGAAACTGGAGCACCTTTTAGCGTATACGTATGCTTTGCCTTGCGGTTCTGTGCATTATGTAAAAATCCCTCTTCCTTCAACTGGCCGGCCTTTGACCAGGTGTTTTCAAGCTTGGCGCTGTCTTCCTGAGCGTTCAGTAATTTTCCGGTTTGCTTGTCATAGTTGAATGTTTGGCTAATACCATCAGCCTTCATTCTGCTAACGACATTCCCTAATTCTGGAATGTAGGTGTATTCCACTGTTTTACCCGATGGTAGGGTAATCGTTGAGGGCGTGGGCGAGACGCCCTGATAGCGATAGGCGGTCGTGCGACCCCCGCTGACGCGTTCCGTCACCCTGCCTAGACTATCGAATGTTTGAGTCCCGAGCTCCCAGGTTTTGGACGCACCATTGGCATCGGGGCCGGTGACGCTAATGGAAGCCACCGCATTGCCGGTAAGGTGAGGGGCATACGTCCGGCCAACGACGGTACCGTCAGGCAATGCTTGGGTTAATACCCGACCATATTCATCATAGGTTCTTTGTGTAATCTGACCCAGCTCGTCCTGTTCTTCGAGTAACTGCCCTAGGCCATCCCACTGATAAGTGGATTCGCTATATTTTGCCCCGGTGAGGTCTTTGACGATTTTATTAAGCGGAAGCTGACTGATTTTATCTAACGTGGTGGTCACGCTAGCGCTAGTCAGCGCTGTATTACCGTTACCGCCCTGGCTGTAAACGGTCTGCGTGAGCGCAATGGGGTCTGTCTGTTGCAGCGATTTTCTACCGTCAGAGAACGAGACCGCTTTCTTTTCTCCCCATCCGCCATAGGTAATCTCGGAGGTTAACGGGTAAGCCGTCTGGCTTCCGGTTAACCAATCCTTGACGGTACCGGAGCTAACCTCACCTAACTGATTATGTTGACAGCTAAAGGTGGCATACCACCGCGCCGTCTCGGTATCAAAGGTGTCTTGATGGAGTTCCCGGCCCGCACCGTCAAAAGTTGTTTTATGTTTATTTCCCCGTGCATCCGTTTCGATTGAATAAGGCCCTGCCGGATGAATCCCATATTCCCAGGTGCTGGTGTTGGTATACACTGAATCAGGACAGAGTGTCCGACGGATTATCCGTCCCAGTTTATCGTAAGCATAACGGGTTTCTATTCCTTGGGCAGAGGTTTCAGACAACACATTGCCTGTGCTGATGTGTCTAACGGTGGTGTTTTTTGCCGTTAGCCCGTCGTGGCCCGTGAACGCGTGATGCTCAGTGACAGCCTGCTCCGTCATGGTGTAAGTGAATAGCTGGCTATACGTAAACGTTTTTTCTTGAAGGATATTGGGTGTTAACGTGATAGTTTGGCGATGAAGGCGCCCATATAGCGGGCGTGAATGCTTATCAGCATAATAGGTATTCTCCGTCAGGCTACGTTTGTTTCCCGTGGTTTGCTCGACCGTTTTTTGCACCACGGCATAGCCGTTACCTGCTATTGTCTCTAATGCCGCTAACGGCTGCCACGTGTACCGGGTCATATTTTTCGGTTCACGACCGCTCTTTTGTAACGGGGTGAGCGATTGGCTTTTAACATACCGGGTAAAGCCATACGGGTCTGCCGGACAGTTACTGCCCTCTCCTTCGGCAGAGTAATAGGTGTATTCACTCAGAGTGCCGTCCGGGGCTTTCTGGCTCACAGGATTGCCGAATTCATCAAATGCATAATGTGTCACCACGGTGCGAGCAGCGGTACCTCCTTTTTCGCCAGGTTCGGACCACGTCTCTTTTTGCATCTTCGGCAAAGCATACTGAGTCGGTTGGTCATCAAATTTAACCCCCGCTTTTGCGTAATACTCGGTCTCACTGAGATGAGTTTTGCCTTCCCGCACCGTTTTTTCAGACGCAAGCAGATGATAGGCGTTGTAGCGGCGGGTTACCTGACAAAGAATATGGCCGTCCGCATCCAACCGTTGCTCGGTAGAGCCGTACTGATAATCAGGCAGAAAGAAGTTCAACATCTGGTCTTTATCTGGCTGCCACAGATTAAAGCCCGCATCTTTCCCTAAATAGTTTTTTTGCGTATACGTCCAGTTGGTCACACTGGGCGGCTGTTCGCCGCCCGGAATAACGGTGTGCCGATGGACACAGGGAAGTGGGGGAAGGTTGGCAATCTCCGGGAAGGCCATACTGTCAGCCGTTTGGGTATGGTAACTGACTGTTTCTGTTAGGCCGGTGGGCGAATGCACGGCGGTAATCGCCCGGTAACGGGCTTGGGACCCAACATCGTCGTAGTCAAAAGACCAGACCAATGCGGGGTCAACCGCATCACTGGTAACGCTTTTTAGCCTGTCGTTGATGAACTCAAAGATTATTTTGTAGCTGAGATCCACACTATCCGGCAAATGAGTGAAACGCGTGAAGCCTGAGTTTTTATCCGGGTAGGCCACTGCGCAAAGAATATGCCCATCGTCATCGGTCACTTGGGTCAATCTGGCGGGAGAAAACTGCGAGTCCCAGCTGAGGTGTAACGTTCGTCCTTCAGCGGAGGCAATCTGCGTCGGAACATAAATTTCACCGCTACGTAGCGATAAACGCTCTATTAGACCCGATTTGTGAATGACCTGATAGGTATTTTTATCCGCTTTTTTAAAGACAAAGGTTTTCAGCTTTTGCTGTTTTACCCTGCCATTACTGTCAACGCGGTACTCCTCACCCGTAGACAGCAAGAGTTGGCCGGTATTTTTATCGTATTGCGATAAGTTCAACCGAAAACCAATACCAAATCCCGTCGGATTTGCCGTTGATAAGGGCGAGTACATCAGGGCAAGTGATAACGACGGGCCCGTCAGCCCATTCGCATGAATATTGGCCAAAGGAAGCTGCAGATTAAACAATCCAGTCCGTGGGTCGACGCTGCCCTGAACGGCGCTGATAAAATTACCGGCGCTGGTATAGTGTGAAGATGAGTTCATGATAATTTTGAGTAACAACTATGATAAGTGAAAGGTGATGACCGATAATCAGTTACATCACGCGAGGGTAAAAAATGAGAAGAGTTTACCGGTCATGGTATTTTTTTGTTATTTATATCTATCGGTTATTTTGATATATAGCTTATCGTCGGTAAATTGAACGTTAAACTTGCCATAATTTCCATATATATCAAAAAGTTCAAACCACGTGTCAAACGCATATGGGACGAAATTACTTAGACATTGCCCATCATTAAGTCGCCATGCATTCCCACCTGTTTGAAAAGCAATCTGCGTGAAGCAAATGGCATTATCATGTTCACTAAAAGTGACTTTTTTTGTTAGGTCAAATCTAGCACCACTGTCCAACCCTAAGAATGTAGCTCTACCTTCGAAACCAAAAGTCTCTGTTCCTTTTTTAGTATTATCGGGATGTGCAACAATCATATGCTGATTGTTGCTTTGCTTATCGTATGCACATATCCATTTTGGGTATGTCGTTCCGTTTCCGTAGCCATGAGCGATAGCATTAATTATAGGCAAAGGTATCGTAATGTAATAATTATCGTAATGACAATCAAATTCTCGCGTATATCCATCCGAATAAATAACTTTGTTTACCCCTTTCTCTAGTTCATAAATCGGAGTGATAGTCAGCATATTTTTACGATAAATTATTTGCTGAATAGCAGCAACCGTAACTGACATTTTTTCAGCGCCAGAGTGAATATCTGCGGTAGTAAAGTGTTTACCATTAGGCGTATCGACACTGACGGCGATACGTTTTGTGTTTATATCATCAGTGTAAACATACAGAATAATAATGGCCGTGCCATCTTCGCCGCTAAGGAATCGCTTGCTACGGTGTGAGCCTAGCTGAATTTCTTTACTGTACTGATTTTCCACCTCCGTAAAACACCAACCGCTGTTACCGTTTCTGTTGAGTTTTTTATCAGATTCAGCAAAACATAAATTCAATATAGAAATCCACGTATTGTTAGAAAATTTAAGCGGGTTCCCGTCTTTATTGACCGCTTTGGCTGTAATTTCAATGGGCAGCTGATTTCTCCCGTTGGCATATATGCTAGGTGATAGATTTCCAGAAACAGCTTGTATTTTTAGTGTACTAAGGCTATCGATATCATTTGGATTATCGGATTGTGTTGCTTCAGTCATTTTTATTTCTCGACAATAGGTTTATTAAAAGTAAAATATAGTTTTTTTTTTAAAAGGATTACTGCGCCGTACACATGTATCAGCGAGGTAATTTCAATATTAATTTATGTTTTCAGATGTGAATTTTATCAAACGGATATTTTTATGGAGCGGACTATGACGCAGAAAGAAAATTTGTGAATCATTCACCACTAATATGCTGTGACTATCGGCTCACTACCTTGATTTGTTCGATCAAGCTAAATCACCGACTCATAGCACATTAACAAACTTTTTGCGGACCGCACTAATCCTTTTTTCACTTTTTTGTGGCGAATACATTTTAACCTCGGGGTCCATGTCTAATCGCACGGCGAGCAGCGATAAGCAACCGTCAATAAATCCTTCGGCAATCAGTAATTTTGCCCGTATCAGCCCCTCATCCACTCGACGTCGGCGAGCGATGGCCCGCTTCGAATAGCCCTTGACGTAATACGCAATAATTAAACTTAGTTCTTCAGGCTGGCGTACTTTTTGCAATTGCGAAACGCAATTATCGATAATAAGACCATCCTCATCCGAGCACGAAGGGCGCATAGACGGGCGTAATGGGAGCAATCCCTTAAAACCTGCCACTATCGGCGACCAGTCTATCCCGGTGTTGTTATCACGGGCCCAGGTTCCCCATCGCTCTAACACTTGTTTAATATCTCTGCGCATCGCATTTTACCCTCAGTCTTACTCTAATTGCTTTATTCGAAATATTTTGTGGGGTGAATTTGTCAGTTCACTGGTAGTAGCAACCCGCATATGAATTACCTGCACAACAAGTGAAGTCATATTTTCTCAATGTCTCTACTCCTGTTATTTTCGCTCCTGTTGTGAACGGGGAAATTTTTTGCCGTTCGTAGGTGTAACGACCTGTAACGACCTAAAATAGGTAGGTTGGTACACCATAAGTTATTGATTTTGAAAGAATGTAACAACCGTACCAACCGTACCAACCTTTTCGCTATTAAATATATATATAAGCTATCTATAACCTTCTATGTAATGTTTTGTATGCCATAGACTTACCTAAGGCTATTAATAACAAAAAGGTTGGTACGGTTGGTACACTACATTTAACTTATTGATATTAATATATTTAATAGTGTACCAACCTACCTATTTTAGGTTGGTACAGGTTGGTACATAACTCCCAAACTCGACAAACTTTTCCATTTATTCGACGTTGAACTTGTTTAAAGTTGCAATTTTGCAAAACATGGCCCATTCGCATTTGTTCCCGTCGCGATATATTTTTCGGTTCAAGGTTCAATGCTTCACGTAAAATATCTGCAGATCGTAAAAATTGCCGTGCCCGTGGTTTTTGTCCTGTCATTAAATCCGGTTCATCTAACCAACGCTCGATAATTTCCTGCCACGCATCTTTGATAAAATACTTTTCATGTACCTGATTAGCCAATTGCTCTGCTTCTTGAAATTGAATACCGGTTTCGTTAAATAGTTCTCGCGCTTCTGCCCAAAGTTGAATGACATCCTTTTTGATACCTTCTACATCCATTTTTCCAACTTCAACGGGCAGCCAACGCCGATTACCGGTTTTATCACCTAAAAATTCATCTTCATTCGTAGTACCAATACTCAATGAGCGTCTGGGAAATTGGGTGGCGAATTCTTTAAACTTGGGGATCCACTTTTCATGTGTCCGCGTGACAAAGGCTTTGATAGATTCCAGTTCTTTGGTATTAAGTCCGCGTAATTCGCTAATTTCTGCCACCAGACAGCCCCGCATCTTACGTGCCAGATCATCATCTTTTTCAGCAAAGGAAATTTCAGTAAAAAAAGTCGGATCAGGGGATAATGCCGCCACGCCAGACGATTTTCCAGAACCTTGCGCACCCACCAAGATCGGTACCATATCTGCTTTGATACCGGGCTTTAACACACGTCCCGCAAGGGCGGTCCACATATAGCGCGATACCGCACGGGTATAAGCGGTATCTTCAGTACCAAAATGGGTATGGTAAAACGTTTCGATACGCGGTATGCCGTCCCATTCGAGGCTTTTTAGCCATTCCATAGCGGAATCAAAGGGGTTCTCAACGGCTGCCAGTAATACCACATCGCGAATTAACTCACGTCCAACCGCTCTAAAGCCTCGCTTTTCCATTGTGATACGCAATCGGGAATAATCGGCATCGGTAAAGGTTTGCCACTCTTTAGTGCCAACAGGGGCAAACATGATCTCATCACGAAAAGTATCAAACCGAATTTCTACACCGACAAAATCGGCGCACATAACCGCTTTAGCCGCGTTGTCAATGGTGGCTTCTATTTGGCCTGACGTTCTATTGCGTTTAAACGTAGGCCATTTTGAATTTTCGGTAGGATCTGTTAGATCGTCGAACTCATCTACCGTAGCTACCGCAGTTTTTAATCGCTCAGCACCGGGATTTACCCACCCAGCTTTTTGCGCTAAACTGAATATCGCCTGATAACCTGTTCTATCAGCACGTAGTTCAGCCCATTTGGCTTCGGCGGCTTCGATATCACCTTTAGCCGCTGCAGAAGACCAATCAAGCCACATCGTTTTAGCTTCATCTTCAAAGCGTGTGTCTTTGAACCAGGCGAGGCGATTGCCCATATCGACCCATGAAGGGTAATTCTCGGCCTGGTTTAATATTTTCGGATACCATAATGCGGAACGTAAATCTTCAAACGTCTGGTCATTGATATTTTGCAAATCGACTAAACGGGTTAAATCGTCATCAGCAGTCTTAGGGACATCAGCATGCTCAATAACAGGCGTATTATCCGAGGCTAATAACGTATCCACATCGATCACCGTGCCTTCAAAACTTTCGTACTTAGCCCCTTCATGAGGCGCAAAAATCATATGCGACGGCTCATAGACAGAGCTGTCCCACTTGATTGCTAAATCACTGAGCCATTCGAAACAATCTATCAACTCCTGTTCAATGCGGGGCCCTAGCTGTTTGTACTCTGATGCAGTCACATCACGGGACAACAAAAAACCAATGCGCCAGCGTTGTTCACCCTGAGCAACAGGGTGTTCATGGCTGGCAGTGGTATAAGCGAAACATCGATAAAAACGGAGAATACCTGTTAGCATGTCCCACGCCGCTAACGTACAACCGTCCATGTCGAGCCATAGCACGCTGCGTTTACCCGCATTAAGGGCATTACGCCCTTTCTTGGCATTTTTCATTGCGCCCCAGATATAATTAAGGGCTTTTTTCTTTTTGTCGAAAATGGCTTTTGGATCGGTGGGACTAATATTAATATGTTTGGTTAATTTTTTTATCGCCCGCTGATACTCGGCAAAAGAGTCAGCAACAGCAGGCCTCGGGCGTTTGTCATTAACACTACGCCCGACGGAATAACTTATTTGCATAGGTTATTTGGCCTTTGACTTATTTAGCCTTGATGTACTAAAAGAATTAGTGGCTAGCTCTAAATACAATTTTTCTAAGGCAACCATGGTAGATATACGCGGATCTTTATTCTTTCCTGTCAGTATTCGGCTTATTGAAGGCTGTTTAATACCCGTATTAGCTTCTATTTCTGATTGAGTTAATCCCTGCGCTAATAATGCCTGGACGATTTCTATAGGTGATTTCTTATACACGGTCTTTCTCCCATTGTTCATTTCCTTTAAGTGTTCAAAAATACCAATTCGCATAAATATTTGCAATGCGAAAGATTTATTTAAATTTAAATATAATATGCGTAAAAGTATATTTTGAATTTTATATAGGATTAAAGGGGAGTAACATAATGGGAATGATGACGGCCAAACTAAATAAGAATATCAAGAAATTAATGGCTGAAAAAGGAGTGAAAAGCGTTGCTGAACTATCACGCCGAATTGGGATGCCACAACCTACACTACATAGAATGTTAAGTGGGGAAGTAAAAAGTCCACGATTAAAAATAATCCAAAAAATTGCGGATTTTTTTAGGGTGGAAGCTAATGAATTGCTATATAAAGATTTAATCACATCACATATTTCTATAGAAAATAAGACAAAAGCATACGAAAGAGTCGAAGTCAAGGCTATTCCATTCAACTTCTGTAAGGTGCCGGTGCTGGGAACAACACAATTGGGGGGAGGGGGATATTGGAATCCTAAAGAATCCTCAGCCGGACATGACTATGGTTATATTATTTGGCCGACTGAAGATCGAGATGCTTTTGCCCTTCGTTGTCAAGGTGAATCCATGATGCCGAGAATTCAACATGGAGAATTCGTGGTTATGGAGCCCAACCATAAGTATAAACCGGGTGATGAGGTTCTCGTTCAAGACGATCACGGCCAGGTTATGGTAAAAACATTTCTGTATCAAAGAGATGATGTTGTTCATCTGCTTTCAATTAACTCCAACCATCCGCCGATACGTCTCGCCGCGTCAACTATTGAAAAAATTATCTATGTAGCGGGTATTGCTAAAGATTCGCTTTACTATAGAGAATAAGTAATCCCTTTTTTAAAACCGCCACCTTATTTAAGGTTTAGCAAAATAAATGCGAAAAATAATTGACTAAGTGTATTTTTCGCATAATACTGGTTATGCGTTTATGAATAAACGCCTTGCTCTTTAACAATTTAGAAAGTCGGAACAGCACAGATTTTTCTGTTGAGACCCCTGCGCATAAAATGCGATGTACCGCCAAACGCGATCCGGTTGGCGAGAAGATTAGCACCGTTTCGTAAAGAATAACGGTCGTGAAAGGGCAACACTGGCAGAGAAAGAAAGGCAAACGCAAACAACATTAATAAAACGGATTGGCTTACAAATTTTGTTTGCAAGAAAACACCAGGAAACCACTGCCGCTTGAAGTGGCTAAATAACCAAGCATCACCCTATCTAACACCCTCCATCGGAAAAAATACTATGCAAAAAGCAAAAATTCTGTCATCGGAGCGATTTCCGATGAATAACCACGTCCGGCGCTTACGCTATTTGAGAAAACTTGACGCGTTAAAACGCAACACCCATTACCCGTTCCCTGTCACTTTATATCGTTGAGGTCGACGCATCATGCTTACCGCAAATACCCCTCTGCTGGCCAGACTGGCAGAAAACCATACGCAAATGCTAATGGCGCATAATCAACTGACCGAAGCCCATACAATGTTAATTAGCCAGCTGGTCGTACAATTTGAACATGACCCGCATGAACCGACAGAGGCAAATAAACCGAAACCCTTTGCGCAGGATGTTAAGCCACAACCCGTTGCACCATCAGTTATCGTTGAGCCTAAAGTAGTCATTGAGCCTGCGCCTGTTGTCGAAGCACACACTAAAGCCGATGACAAGCCAGCACCGGTTGTTGCCGAGAAAAAGGGTAAAGTCGCCAAGGCAGAAACGAAACCTGCTAAAGCCGTTAAACCGATGGTTGAAGACCCTAAAGTAGCCATTGAACCTGAACCGGTTGATATTGAATCGCTTGATTTGCGTCACGTGGTCTCCCTGTCCGTCTTGTTCGGTGATAAAGCAGTTAAACCTGACCATACGCAGGTCGCTAAAGCCAAAGCCACTTTTGCGGCCGAAAAAGCAGATGGCGTTACCGGACAAATTGATGCGCTTTATTGCGCTTTAAACGGCATAAGTAACATTAAAACGCTCTCAAAAACCTCGAGTTTTGATTTATGCCTAAAAATGCTGGCCAATTGGGATAATCTCTTTGGTATTACCGAACGTCGAGAATTCGCCTTGTCATTACTGCATGAATTGCCTACGCCGACGGAGGTCAAACCGATTGATTTTAATGCGCTTCGCAGTGAGGCCTCCGCACGCATTACTCAATTGGTCAAAGGCGGATATCGTAACGAAGCGCTGGATATCCTTGCATCCTTCAACGCTAAAAAACTAGGTGATGTTACCGATGATAATTTAGCTCGGTTTATTGAAAAAGCCCAAAGCGTTTTATCCGATGATAAATCAGAGGGTAGCGATGGCTGAACATGCAAAACTTGCCCCCTCCTCAGCGCATAGATGGCTTAAATGCCCTGGCAGTGCCGCATTAGAAGCCACCTTACCCGATAAAACATCGCCGTTTGCTGAAGAAGGCAGCGCGGCGCATGCGTTAGCGGAAAGTATCTTAAAAAGGCGCAAAAACCCGTTTAGTGACGGGCGTAGACAAACATACGGTTTTGATGCGAAAGAGTATATCGGCACGTATCCGCTGCTAAAAGCCAACTCACCCCAAGTGGATGAAGAGATGATTGAACACGTCCAAACCTATATCGATACCGTCTGGCAACTGGCGAACGGGAAAATGTTACAGGTTGAAGAACGGGTGGACTTTTCAGCGGTCATTGGCGTAGATAATTCGTTTGGCACCGCAGATGCAATTATCGTAAGTAGTGATGAACTACAAATTCATGACCTAAAATATGGTAAAGGCGTTAAAGTGGATGCCCAGAACAATGAGCAGCTCATGCTTTATGCGCTGGGCGCTTTACAACAGTTTGACCTTGTTTATGATTTTAACTCGGTTCGGCTTTTTATCCATCAGCCCAGACTTAACCATCTGTCTGAATGGGCAGTATCAGTTGAGGACTTAAAAGACTTTGGTGATTTGGCCAGATTGAGGGCGCAAAAAGCCATGGAGATGACAAGCCTTGCCGAGCGCAGTGGTCTCGATGCCCTACCGGATAGTGCCTTTTCACCGGGGGCTAAACAATGCCTGTTTTGTAAAGCAAAAGGTGGATTGTGTTTTGCACAGGCGCAATTCGTCCATAATGAAGTCAAAGGCGATTTTGTCGATTTAACCCAACCGCTGGCACCACAATTAAGCGATGCACCAAAACGCATTACGCTACTAACCCCTGAACAAATGGCAAAACTCTACCCGCATGTCGATTTGATAGAGAGTTTTTGTAAAGCCCTGCGAAATCGGGTCGCCGAGGCATTACATACGGGGCAATCGGTACCTGGCTTTAAACTGGTTACCGGCAAACAGGGTAATCGCACCTGGGGTGATGAACGTGAAGCCGAAACCCTGTTAAAAGGCGCCAAACTTAAACAGGAGCAAATCTACCACAAGAAAATTATCAGCCCACCCCAGGCTGAGAAACTCCTTAAAAAAGACAAACCCCATCGATGGGCAAAACTGGAAGCGCTTATCGAGCGAGCAGACGCTAAACCCGTTATCGCACCGGAATCGGACCCAAGACCTGCCATTATTACTACCCCCTTAAACGACTTTGACGATGTGACCGAAGCGGCACTCGTTGATAAATCCATTTAATCAAAAGGTAACTTTATGAAAATCAAATTAAACAACGTACGTCTGGCTTTTCCTGAGTTATTTGAGCCTACGCAAGTCAGTGGTCAAGGGGCGTTCAAATACCGCGCCAATTTTCTTATCCCCAAAAGTCGTACGGACCTGATTGAGGAAATCAAAGCCGGTATCAAACACGTGATTGGCGAAAAATGGGGCAACAAGGATATCGAAAAAATCTATAACAGCATTTGTAATAATCCTAACCGTTTTTGCTTACGCGATGGGGATAGTAAAGAGTACGACGGTTACGCCGGAAACCTGTACCTCAGCGCCAGTAACAAATCCCGCCCATTAGTCATTGACCGTAACACCTCCCCGTTAACCGCACAGGATGGTCGTCCCTACTCTGGCTGCTACGTGAACGCCACCGTTGAATTTTACGGCTATGACAATAACGGTAAAGGGGTTTCAGCCTCATTAAGAGGTGTTCAGTTTTTCAGAGATGGCGATGCTTTCACAGGGGGAGGTGTGGCTTCCGTTGAAGAGTTTGACGACCTGAGCATGGCTGCGGAAGAAGAATTATTGGCCAGCTAACACCCGGGAACCACTGCCGCCTTAAGTGGTTAAATAATCAGGCAGTTAGTCACTCGAGGAGGCTTAAAATGAAATTAGATAACCCGCATCGGTATATTGGTGAAACGATTGTGCTCACTAACCCCAGTAATAACAGCCAATATTTGCTTAACCTGGAACAACAGGGTTATGCCGATGAGGAAACCAAAACATTAATCAATATGATTCGACTACTGGTAGAAGAAAACAAGTACCTAAGAAAAGAGAATAATCTATTGGCTAAACGCCATCGGGGAGTTGGCGGGCTGTGCAGGACTCAAACCCGAAAGCAATGGGCTAAAAGCCCTCTGCTCTATCGTTAAGCTAACAGCCCAATATCATTATAGCGCAGGCATCAAAAAGGCTTTTACCACCAGAGAAAGGATACCCAAAATACCAGCGCCTAACATCCAGCGTATTAACTTTTGCTCAGCGCGAATACCTGACATCTCAAGTTGCAGGTCTTTGCGAACTAGTGATATTTGAGCATCTGTTTTATCGAAAAGATTAACCATATCCTTGCGGACATCAGCTATTTGAGCATCTGTTTTTTCAAAACGAATAGCCATGTCTTTACGAACATCAGCTATTTGAGCATCTGTTTTTTCAAAACGAATAGCCATGTCTTTACGAACATCAGCGATCTCAGCAGATAAGTCTTTACGAACATCAGCAATATTACGCTTAACTTCTGCAATATCCGCTTTAGTCGCTACATCTGCAACCTCATGCGATTTGCGTACTACCAGTGAGATAGCTCTAGCCTTTTCTCTAGAAATACCAGCACTTTCTAGTTCTTCCGATGCTTGTAGTGCATCAAATGCAACCTGACCCATAAGTAATCCTCCCGTGTTTAGGTAAGTATAACGGGTTTAGGGTTCCATCTGCAAAATCTTTCATCAATTTCATTATTGAGGAATTTTCACATGCAAAATTTAATGAATGCACAAAATATCACCCTATCCGGCGGAGAAACGATCGACTCACAACAATTACTGGTCATGGTCAATGAAACACGAAAAGATACAGGTCTCAGAAGAAATGTTTTGAGTGATGCGAAATGTCGCCAGTTAGTGATGGCGTGGAATATACCTTATAAAAAAGTGCCTCATGTTGTACCCGGTGGCCCTATTACCCAAATGTCAGTGGTTGATGAAGAAGCCTTTAAAAATGCACTGGATAAAATGATGCTTAGGGCTGAGAAATGCGGCAGTCAGTGGTATCACCCTAAAATGGGGCGTTTTTCTGTTACGGCCTGATAAGGATGGATTATGCAAAATTTACTATTTTGCGATTTAGAAACCTACAGCGATATCCCCATTAATTGTGGCACTCATCGCTACGCTGAAAATGCAGAAATATTACTTTTTGCGTATGCGTACAATCATGCTCCTGTCAAGGTGTGGGATGTGACGCAAGATAAAACAATGCCCGCAGATTTAAAAGCCTATCTTGATGACTCAGAAATCTTAACCGTCTGGCATAATGGCGGTATGTTCGATACGGTCATTTTAAAACGAGTGTTAAATATCGACTTACCCTTATCCCGTGTTCACGATACGCTGGTGCAAGCACTAGCACATGGGCTACCCGGTGCGCTTGGCTTGCTTTGCGATATCTTCAACGTCAATAGCGATAAAGCCAAAGATAAAGAGGGTAAAGCCCTTATCTCTTTATTGTGCAAACCCCGCCCTAAAAATAGCAAAATACAACGCGCTACGGCGTTAACCCATGCAGAGGAATGGCAACGTTTTAAGGATTACGCAGGCTCTGATATTTTAGCCATGCGGGAAATTTATCAACATTTACCCAACTGGAATATGAATGTCGATGAAACCGAACTATGGCAGCTAGACCAAAAAATTAATCGCCGTGGGATGTGTATGGACGTTGAGTTGGCCAAAAGCGCCTTGACCGCCGTTGAAAACGAGCAAAATCGGCTATCAACTGTTACCCAGCAATTAACGGATAATGCCGTACAAAACGCAACACAACGCGATGCTCTGCTACAACATATCGCTTCTGCATTTGGCATCACGTTACCAGATATGCAGGCCAGTACGCTACAGCGCCGCATTAATGACCCTGATATCCCACCGGATTTACGCGAACTGCTGTCAGTCCGTCTGCAATCCTGTACAACCAGCACCAGTAAATATAAAGCGCTGTTAAAATCGGTGAGTGCAGATGGACGACTTAGAGGAACTAAGCAATTTTGTGGCGCCTCACGCACCGGACGCTGGGCGGGGCGCGTTTTTCAACCAGATAATCTCCCCAGACCCACGCTTGACCCAAACACCATTGATAACGGGATTGAAGCCTTAAAAGCCGGTTGCGCCGAGCTGATTTGTGATGACATTATGCAACTGACCAGTTCCGCGCTAAGAGGATGTATTATTGCACCACCGGGTAAAAAGCTGGTTATCTCGGATTTGTCGAATATCGAAGGCCGCATGCTGGCGTGGCTGGCAGGGGAAAACTGGAAAGTCAACGCTTTTAGCGAGTTTGATAACGGCAAAGGTGATGACCTCTATAAACTCGCCTATGCGCGCGCGTTTAATCTTTTACCTGAGGACGTCACCAAAGAACAACGGCAAATCGGTAAGGTGATGGAGCTCGGCTTAGGCTATGGTGGAGGCGTTGCGGCATTTCTGACATTCGCCCTCGCCTACGGTCTGGATTTAGATGAACTGGCGGAAGCCGCATTACCTAATATACTGCCTGGCGTTAAACGAGAGGCGATGCGCTGGTATCAAAAATCCGTTGAAACAGATAAAACGTATGGCCTCAGCGAAAAAATCTTTGTTACCTGCGATGCCCTTAAGCGTATGTGGCGCAATGCCCATCCACAAACCGTATCATTCTGGTACGACATTGAAGACGCCGTAAAACAAGCGATTCAGTCACCGGGGATAGCGTTTAAGTGCCGTAAACTTAGCGTTCGTCGCGATAAAGGCTGGCTCAGGATTTGTTTACCTTCAGGGCGTAGTCTTTGCTACCCTTCTGCGCGAACAGAGAATGGACAAATCACCTACATGGGAACTAACCCCTATAGCCGTAAATGGGAAAGGCTAAAAACCTACGGGGGCAAAATTATTGAAAATATATGTCAGAGCACTGCACGGGATGTTTTGGCATATAACATGCCGCCTATTGAAAAGGCAGGTTATGAGATTGTCCTAACCGTCCATGATGAAATTATCAGCGAAGCCCCCGATACACCCCAATTTTCAGCCGAGGGATTAAGCAAACTCTTAAGTTTTAATTCGGACTGGGCTTGGGATTTACCGCTTAGCGCCAATGGGTTTGAGACTTATCGCTACCGAAAGGAATAAATAACACACAGGATAAAATAAACATCATGGCCTTTAGAAAAAACGACAGCCCACTTTATTTTAAGGCGGCACAGGATTTCACCTTGAACAATCCGGTCAATACCATGAAGCCGCGCGCGCATGGTCACAGGCAAATCGGCTGGCGCGCAATCGCAATAATCGTATCTGGAGTGAACACCGCGCCGATTTTTGCCTGATGCAAATTAAACGGGAAAACATAAAAAGGATGTATCCATGCGGTTAATTAGGGAAGACAGCATTGAAAAACACCTGGTGAGTGAAGTGCAAAAAATCGGCGGGATTGCCTATAAATTCGTTTCACCCGGACGACGAGGCGTGCCTGACCGATTAGTCGCCCTGCCCAATGGCAAGATTATTTTTGTGGAGTGTAAAGCACCGGGCGAAAAACCTACCCCTTACCAATTACGCGAACACGCACGGCTTTTTGCCCTGGGCCATCAAGTTATCGTACTGGACAGTCAGGATCTAAGCAGTATCTTACCCGCTGTGAACTGAAAATTAACTTATTGACGAAAGAAGAAATCATGCGCTATAGTTTATTTACATCTGCAAAATCAGATGTCGGGATTCGCATCTCGCCGTAACTAAACAGGCGCATAGCACGCCGACAGCGTGTTTTTTTTATGCGTTAGTCTACCATATCAAGAATCAATGGTGGGCCGGATGGGGGAGCCGAAAGGCCCGCCGGGTCCTGTTTAGCCGGTAATGCGAACTCCGTCCAGCTCGCCGCCTATTAGATTCGCATCTTAAGGTGGTGATTATCCTTAACTAAACAGGGAATCATTACTATGAATACTTTAATTTTCCGTAACACTATTCTTGAAACTATTTCCCGTAATGGCGAAATCTGGTTTACTTCTGCTGAAATCGCAAGAGCTTTACAATACAAGAAAATTGATGCCATCACCCAGATTTATGCACGTAATTTGGACGAGTTTACATCTCAGATGTCAATGACACTCAATTTGAGGGTCAATGGAATAAACAATAGCTTACGTGAGAAAGTGGTACGAATTTTCTCTTTACGTGGTGCACATCTGATCGCTATGTTCGCTAATACGCCTGTAGCAAAAGAATTCAGAAAATGGGTGCTGGATATCCTTGATAAGCAAACAGTTAACCAAACCGCTAACTTTACACCAAAATACCAACCCCAACCGAAAGCCGTAGAGCGTTTTACCCATTCGGATACTCGAAATCTAACGCATTTAGTCTGGTGCATGACAAATGGCTTTCGGTTTGAACAGTCATGGACTAGAGCGGTGTGGCTGGCTTTACGTGAAGTGACTGGCACACCCTCACCGGAGCGTTTTCAAATAGAGCATATACCGTTAATGGCTGATGAGTGCAGACGCATTTACTATATCACTGAGACATTGCGCCAGATTATCAATGAGGCTGAAAAGCAGACGATCAAACGACTTTTACGCAAGCGTGAGAATATCGATACCGTATTAGCGGAGATCAAACAGCTTTTTGAGCACTTCCACCATCAACAAATCGGGATAATTACCGCTCGTACGGATCAGTGGTACGAAGGTGAACTGACCCACTTCCTAGAACGCCACTAATTAATCTTAACGCCCCTTTTGTAGGGGCGATCTTTTATCAATTTCATTATTGAGGAATTTTTACATGCAAAATTTAATAACTTTCCAAAGTTTAACTATGTCAAGCCTTGAAATTGCGGAACTCGTTAACAAACGTCACGACAACGTAAAACGGACTATCGAAACGCTAAGTAGCCGGAACGTAATTACTTCTCCTCAAATTGAGGAAAAGCCCACCGCAGGTCGCCCGACAACAGTTTACCTATTCGAGGGAGAACAAGGTAAACGTGACAGCATTATTGTTGTTGCTCAACTTTGCCCTGAATTTACGGCTTGCCTGGTTGATCGTTGGCAAGAACTGGAACAGAAATTAACCCCCCCTTCATTACCCACTAACTACATTGAAGCGCTTGAAACCTTGGTTATCTCAGAAAAGGAAAAGGCTGTTATTACTGACCAGAGAGATGAAGCTATCCGTACCAAATCCCATATTAGTCGCAAAAGGGAAGCCACTGCACTCCAACGTAATTCAGCCTACCAGCGCATTGCTAATCGTGCGATACGAGAGCGTGAAAAAATGGCCGCCCGATTTGGCGCAAGTAAAGAATGGGCTTCTCAACAGGCAGTGTGGAGAGCGACGGGAAAAATGTTTGGCTGGAAAGTGTTAAATGCCTGGCTCGACAAACACGATATTTATGACGCACTCACCTCGGGATACCCAACCTGTTTCAATCCTGACCAAAACTGCCGTGAAGTGATTTATCCGAGGGAGGCGTGGCTTGAAATACACGGTATCGATATCGCTGAATTATTTTAAAACAGCTAAAAGGCAATTTATGAAAACCTTCACCCCTCGACCTTACCAACATCTCATTATCAATCACCTACTCGATATCAAACGCTCAAATGTCTGGGCGGGAATGGGAATGGGAAAAACGGCAGCCACACTGACGGCGTTAGAAAATCTCTATTTATCAGGCAGTGAAACCAAACCGACATTAGTGTTAGCCCCGTTACGGGTAGCGCAATCCACCTGGCCAGATGAAGCGCTTAAATGGAGCCACCTGCGTAATATTGAAGTACAACCCATCATTGGCTCTGCCAAAGCACGGATAGCGGCACTCAAAAATACCCATGCCAGCGTATTTACGGTCAATTATGACAATCTCGTCTGGCTGGTTGACATACTTGGTGACACTTGGCCTTTTGGCACAATTATTGCCGATGAGAGCACCCGGTTGAAATCATTCCGGTTACGCAAAGGCGGTAAACGCACCGCAGCCCTCGCCAAAATAGCGCATAAATCTGTTCATCGCTGGGTAAATCTGACAGGCACGCCTTCACCTAATGGCCTGATGGACTTATGGGGGCAAGCGTGGTTTGTTGACCAGGGCGAGCGCTTAGGCAGAACCTATAATGCGTTTACGTCTCGCTGGTTTAAGCGTATCCAGTTGCCCGGGCAACAATGGAGTCGGTTTGAGCCTTTAGGATTTGCGCATCTACAAATTCCGTTAGCGCTTAGCGATGTCACCTTATCCCTTGATGCAGCCGACTGGTTTGATATCGATGAACCGATACACAACGTTATCAACGTTGAACTACCTGCAAAAGCGCGAGCACACTATCATGCCATGGAAAAAGAACTGTTTCTTGAATTGGGCGAGAGTGCGATTGAAGCGTTAAACGCGGCGGCCAAAACAATAAAAATTTTGCAAATTGCCAGTGGCGCTATTTATAGCGATGACAATCGCAATTGGACAGAGATACACGATGCCAAAATTCAGGCGCTAGAGAGTATTGTTAATGAATCAGGAGGGACGCCAGTACTGGTCGCTTACCACTGGAAACATGACCTCGAGCGTTTATTAAAAGCCTTTCCCAAAGGAAAAAATTTAGATGCCAACCCCCGAACCCTTACCGACTGGAATAATGGCAAAATCCCCTTGCTCTTTGCTCACCCCGCAAGCTGTGGACACGGCTTAAATTTACAGGACGGCGGTAATATTCTGGTCTTTTTTTCCCACTGGTGGGATTTAGAGCAGTACCAGCAAATTATCGAACGTATAGGCCCGACTCGTCAGGCACAAGCCGGACATAACCGCCCTGTCTTTATTCACCATATCGTTGCTAAAGATACCCTCGATGAAGTGGTCATGGAACGACGCAATTCAAAACGGGAAATACAGGATTTATTACTGGAAGCGATGAAAAGGAAATAAAAAAAAATACCAGCATAAAGCTGCCCAGCACCGGGGAAAAATATTGCTGTTAACTAACACACAACGGCAACAATATTACCACAAAAAACCATACAGCAAATAATCTCTAGTACTCTCTTTTCCACTTTTGAATGAGGAATGTAATGAACAAAGCGACTTTAACGCGGCAAGAGGCAGCGAAAATAATAGGAATAAGTGAAGACACTCTGAGTAATTGGTGCAAGCTGGGGATCATTAGTTATCAACGCAAAAATCCGTACAAAAAGAAATCACCTTATTTATTTACAAAAGAAGCTTGTATTGAAGCCGTTAAAAATTCGATCAATACTCTCTCTGAGAGCGAGATTGATGTCATCAGGAGTAAAAAATGTCAATCTTCAAACGTGGTAAAATTTGGTACGGCAGTTACACAACACCGTGCGGAAAAAGAATTAAGGAATCACTTGGCACAGAGGACAAAAAACAAGCTCAGGAGTTACACGACAAACGAAAAGCTGAATTATGGAGAATAGCAAAGTTAGATGATTTTCCTAATGTCACATTTGACGAAGCCTGCTTGAGATGGATTGAAGAGAAGGCTAACAAGAAATCTTTAGACGATGACAAGGGTAGACTTGGTTTTTGGCTACTGTATTTCAGCGGTACCCGATTAAAAGATATTACAGAAGCAAAAATATATAGTGCTATTAGCAAAATGAAAAATAGGCAGGAACAATTAAGATGGAAAAGTAGAGTTAATTCAGCAAAAAGAAAAGGAATAGAAATACCCGCTTATCAAGCGAAAGAAGTTTCTATAGCAACAAAAGCTAAGCATTTGGCACTACTTAAATCAATGATGAGATCTGCTGAAAGAGATTGGAAATGGATAGAAAAATCACCGGTTATTAAGGTTCCATCGGCTAGAGAAAAACGTATTAGATGGTTAGAACCGGATGAAGCAGAAAGATTAATCAATGAATGTCCTGAACCCCTTAGATCGACGGTTGAATTTGCGCTGGCAACCGGGTTACGTCGTTCAAATATCCTTAATTTAGCGTGGTCACAAATTGATATGCAAAGAAAAGTTGCCTGGATAGAGCCAGAAAACAGCAAATCGGGAAAAGCTATAGGTGTAGCTCTAAACGATACGGCTTGCTGTATTCTGACGCGACAATTGGGTAATCATCAAAAATGGGTATTCGTACATACAATGTCAGCAAAGCGATCTGATGGTTCACAAACAAATTCGATTAGAAAAATGCGGGTCGATTCTAATACGGCATGGAGGGCGGCATTAAAACGAGCCGGAATAGAAAATTTTCGCTTTCATGATCTGAGACATACTTGGGCTAGCTGGTTAATTCAGTCTGGCGTTCCACTTTCTGTTTTACAAGAAATGGGTGGATGGGAATCAGTCGAAATGGTAAGGCGATATGCACACTTAGCGTCTAATCATCTTACTGAACACGCCAAACAAATTGACGGCGTTTTTGACAGATTTAATAGAAAAATCTCAAATCATGTCCCAAATTTGTCCCACTTAAAAATATTAAAAAGTTGA